CGGCTTCGTCCATCATCGTTATCTCTCGTCGTACAATCGACAGGATCATGAAGGATGAAGGTCTCGACTATCGTCGTTATGACGTTCGTCAGAAGATCATGACTGGCTGCATGGCAATGATGCTTGTCGTATTCGATCCGAACTACGAAACCGTCGACATCTACTTCAACGGGTTGCAGAACCCTGGAAAGTATTCCGTCGAGCAGATTAAAGAATCTGTCGGTAAAGGCAGCAAGGACTCCGTTGACATGAAGACGCTCATGTCGGTGTTCGCTGCAGGCCAGGCTCCTCGCTTCTAAGAAAGAGAAGGTATCACATGAGCAAAGCTTTGGATAAACTCGATGTAGCCGTGGCGGAAGACGTCAAGAACGGAACTGCATCCAAGAACATGTCGAAGGAACAGTTCGTTGATTATGCTACGGCTATTGCTGCGGCACTCAACACTCACCTTCAGTTCTTCACCGATCTCGGTACTGCCACCTCCAAACTTCAGGGCGATCTTGTCGCCGGAGCTAAGGCTAACAACAAGAACCTCACGACGGTCATCTGGAGCAAGATGAACGCTGGACTCACTGGCATCGCCAAGCATCGTCAGGAGAGCAACTATCTCGGTGCTCTTGTCGAGTCAATGCAGGCTTCTTCCGCCGTTATTGGCGAGATCGTTGCCAACGTCAACGACCTGTTCGGTGACGACAAGTCCTTCAACTTGTACAACACGAAGATCAGTCACGTTGCTGTGTACGGCATCGTCGATGACGCTCGTATTCTCTCCAAGTTCGCTGAGGCGTTCATCGCCGCGATCATCGCCGACAAGAAACCTGACACGTTCAAGGTTCCTGCCTATCAGGTAAAGTACCTTGCCAACCATGTTGACGCGGTTTCCGGTATCTGTTGCAAGATGATCAACGGTCGTCTCCGCAAGATCTTCACGCAGGGTGTTATCAACTACCGCAAGTCTGGTAGCGATGTTGCCCTGGTTACCGCTGACAACACGTCGAACACGAAGTTCGCCAAGATCGGCGGGCAGATCAACGAATCAGACATCAGCTCTGGCTGTCGTGGTCTGAGGATCTTCCGCATCATCGGTGATTTCATCACTGACTTCTTCGATGACCAGGCTCGTCAGAACCGTGCGATGCGCGATCAGCACAAAGCACGCGTAGAGTTCCTCCAGATGGCGCTTGAGGGCGAGGATCCGAACAGCGAGCGTTACAAGCGCATCGTCAAGATCATCAAGAACTACAACGACATGATCGATCGTCTGAACCAGAAGATCGACAAGTACTACAACGAGGACTAACACCATGCTCACCTACTTAAGAGGCTACAATTGGGTAGACGATCAAGCAGGTGGGTGTGACAGGTGTTGTGAAGCTCCCATGGATCCAGGACCGTACTCGTCCAATGACACTCTAGGTTGGAGTGACTGGACTAGGTACGCGTCCTGGTTCATGCTCTTTAAAGAGTTGGATTTCGTAACCAAGGACGACACAGTCTACACTTATCTGTGCAGCAAATGCAGTTTTGATCTTGATCCGTTCTGTTACTACGGCTGGAACAAGGACGAGCCGCTGTACAAGGTCATGTCTAGATGGTGTAACGGATCCCCTGAGGGAGTTAAAGCCGTATCACCAATCAACTGCCCTGTTACCGATATCGGTGTTGCCGATCTCATCGACCATCCGTTCCCCAAGGAACTGATCAAGATGGCGGATAACTACCGTGTTGGAAGAACCATCGAATTTATCGAGAGGATCATCTACGTAGCTTGCTACAGCGAGATCGGTCAGGCCATCCCTGTAGGGATAAGGCTGCCTAAGGCAGTCATCAATGCAGTATCCGGATTCAACCCAGTTGTTAGCAGTCTCAACTCCATAGTTGAGAACTGCAAAGCGCTTTATGCTGCTGCGATACCTGAGGTCATCGGTAGAGAGTACAGCAAGTTCAGCAAGAACACGGACTCGATACTCAAGTACGACCCATCGCGGAACACTACGTTCTACAGTCAGGACAAGGACGACTACGTCATCGGCAACTCCTTCGCCAAGTGTCATCGCTACATCCTTGATTTACTCAGGGATCGTTTGCTTGATGACATGCGCAAAGCTGTTATGTCTCGTGACGTTCCTCTATGCAATCAGCTCAGGGAAGCTATCGTTGCTATTATCGGTGTGTTGGTGTACATCAACTCTCTGATCAGCGGTAGCAGGTCTTACGCCAAGTTTGCGTTCATCCACTCCGGAGAGAATTACAACATCAACATGTTGCGCTTCAAGGATGGAGTTGATCGCGAACGCGTGTTCAACAGCTGCGACTACAACGGCAATTCCGATCTATCCAAGATCGTCGGAACCTATATGGGAGTAACACCTGATGCTGCGCTGTGCATAGGCAACATGTGCGGTAACTCGACCTACATCACGTGGGAGTACAGGCTTACGAGGTTGTCAGAGTACCTGACGGCTCGTCGTGCTAAACCTTCCATCATCGTAGGTCAGTTCCTCAAGTGTGAAGCCGAGTTCCAGTACGGACAGAAGAGAACTGCTGTCGAGCGTATCAAGCGTTTCAGGGAAGGAGCTAAGTGATGACACTTTCCTACACAACCAACGGTTATCTGCGCATCAATGCTGCAGAGATAGACGAGGAGTTCCGTCGCTCTAACATCCTTGTACAAGCGATCAACAGAGGCATTGACATTACGGACAGGTTATCCAAGCAGTACAAGATGAACGATCCTGTTGCTACTGAAGTTCTTGACTACATCAAGGACTACGAGGATATCTGCTCCATGTTCTCTGAGAACGTGATTGAGATCAGCGCAGCTGAAGAGTCTGCGTGGGAGATCGTCAAGCGCGTCATCTCTGAACTCTGGCGTATGCTTCTCAAGCTTTGGGACGGTGTTAAGCACTGTTTCAGGTGGATGTTCAACTCCCAGTACCGCGCAGCGTCGACAGCTGTCAAGTACAGGCAGATGTTCATGTTGGCCGACTCCACTTCTGGAGTAGCGGACAAGTTCGCTAACCTTGAGGTATTCGACACTGTCAATCCGGAAGATCTTGATAAGTACATATCTCACACACACCAAATCGTACTTATGCTTAGGGACGCAAATGAGTTCAGAGACTCAGAGGGGGTCGATATGTACATCACTCGTGAATCTGAACGATGCGGAATCAAGTTCAACGGTACACAGTTCCTTGATGCTGATAGCGAGAACATTGAGGTTATCTCTGGTACGTACGGCACATGCGGGTGGTCTCTAAAGAAGGCTAACTCTGTATGTGTTGCATATGTCAACCTCTGCGGAGCAGCTGTCAAACTCAAGAACATTGAACGCGAACTGGAGAGTGATATCAATGAACTGAAACGGCAGATCAACAACAAGGTCTCCGATGGAGCAGATGACGTCACTCTTTCTGAAACTCAGAAGAAACTCGTGTTCAAGACCAAAGTTCTCAATTTCACGCAAGCAGGTCTGGTGATACTTACCAAGCGTGTGGCTACTATCGACACTGTTATCGGTAGAGCTGCTCGCGATGCCGCTACTCTTCAGAAGGGTCAGATCCCCAATGAAGATGATTAACGGTTGAGTATATATCACTAATTTGCTAAGCCATGATGGCAAAGCGATTGAAGAATGGAGGTTAAACATGATTAGTCTACCGGCACTGTTGGGGAGCATGTTGATAGGTAGCGTTGAGTCAACGCCCTTGATCATGCACTTCGGTGTAAGTAAACTCATGGTCTCCAGGTGCATGCTCGTAGCATGTATCTAAGGAGTCCCTCCGTCCAAGTCAACCGGTACACACGGGGCATTTCGGTGCCCCGTGTGTACCTCTATTCATCTCTTCATTTTTTGCTGTCATTTTTGGTAAAAGTGCCTACTAAATAGACGATAATATAACTAAAATCAACAACTTTAAGAAAGAGCATTTATGCGTTTTTCACCATCTTTAGAAGCTATGTCGGCCGTCACCCGATCCAAGATCGGTGATGAGCTGACAGCTCTATTCCAGGAAGTTATAGACTACCGGGATAACGATCTGAACGGTGTGTCTTTCCAGGGAAGACTGACTTCGATTCAGAACTTCTTCGCTAAGAAGATAGCCAAGCGCTTCATCGACATCGTCTACAAGAACACTGGACTGAATATAGAAGCCGTGTTCTTCAAACCGAATTTTGAGGTCAGCTTCTGCACGTGGATCTGCATACAGAAGGGTGACGAGCTCACTGCACGTGGTACAAGTCAGATCGTTGACAGCCTCAATGGTCAGGCTAGTGATTGGTTCACTTCTCTCCGTGGTGAGGAATTCACTGTGGATGAGTTGATCGCTCTCGCTAAGAGCTATGATGTCGAGAAGGGCATCATCAAACCTGAGCATCGTGAACAGATCAAGAAGATCGTTCGTTGTGCAATCGGTTTCGATCTGTCTCTCGGATTTCTGAGTGTTGACTATCTTCCCAAGAACAGTGGAGCTGAGTACCTCACTGCCCGTGAGCTTACCGCTATCATGCTTCACGAGATCGGACACAACCTAACCCTCGTCGAACACGCTGCTGATCTGTATGCTCGTGCTGCTACATTCAGGACTCTTGAAGCCTACTTCAAGAAGACTGCTACTGTAGAGAAGTCGATTGAACTTGGCAAGAGAGTTGCGAACATTGCTTCTTCCAATGGCTACACCAAGGAAGCTGCTGGATTACTTAAGGCTGTAACTCAGGCTGAGAAAGACTATCAGTCATCTGGTCAGAGGATGCCTGCTCCTACACGTGCTTCGTTCATCGGTAGCACGATAGGTTCTGCTTTCTATCTGTTGTCGGTTGTCCTGTCTGGAGCACTGGATCTACTTATTACTGACAGAACGCGTTTTTTACTTAGACTTCGTGACGGACAGAAGAAGAAGCTGGCTGATCTTCCTGTAAGTGAACGTATGTGGACTTGGCAGGAGCGCAAAGCAGATGAATACGCATTCACTCATGGATTCGGCGCAGACCAAGTTACGGCTCTGGAGAAGATCACGAAGTTCTATGGAATGATAGGCAAGTCTGAGAAAGATATTGCCGCTCTACTCAAGGAAGAGGCTCAAGGTAAAGCTCTCGGTCTGTATGCTAAACTCAGACTTCTGTTTTGGGTACAGCAGTCTTTCGGTGATTATACCTTCAGGTCGTATCCTCCAACGAGTGAGCGTTACAGAGAGATCCTCAACCATTCTGTCAAGCAGCTCAAGATCCACGGAGCTTCGGCTGAGTATGTCGACAAGTACATCAAGGACATAGAGACGATACTCACGACCATTGACAACGTATCCAGAAGTGACAAGTACTTCGAGTTGATGCAGAAGAAGTATCGACTCTTCATGAAGTACTGCTCACTGCCGTCGTTCATCGCTTGGTTCACCAACGGTAGGGCCGAACAGGAACTGGAGGAACTCATGACTGATATCCATCAGCTGAGTGATAACCTCCTCGGATACTTTGAGGCTAAGTTCAAACAACTTTCAGGAAACAAATCATGAATCTATCAATCAGAACTTCTCTGAGTTCAATCAACCAGAGAACATCTCAGCTGCTCAACTCACTTCCGGACTGTGACGAACTCAAGGTTCAGATCGCTGAGGCGAGAGAACAGCTTGCCGAGAACGTCCTCATGGGCAAGCAGCTCGTAGCTACTCTTGAGGCTCTTGACACCATCAAGGGTTCGCTAGAAGCCAACGGTTACTCCGACGAGTGGTTCAACCTCGTCAACGAAGACGGTTCGTTCCTTGAGAACACCAATGTCGAGCTCGTTAACCTTCTCGGTACTGACGAGGAAAAGGGTGCTGTCTGCATGGAAGGTCTCTTCGCCACCATCGGAACCATCCTCAAGAAGATCTGGGACTGGATCGTCGATATGTTCAACCGTATCGTCGGATTCCTCAGCCGCCTTATCCGTGTTTGGAGAGGTGACACTCACATCATCGACAAGTGCATCAAGACTCTCCAGATTGTCAATTCTGGTGAAACGACTGAAGAACGTATACTTCGTATCGGTAAAGCCGTCAATGATGCTGGTAGTCGCGGAGGTCTAAACTTAGATATCCGTGAGCTCATCAGCAGGTTCTGCATTGACATGAACATTGCAACCTCTCTCTGCCGTACGACACCTCAGGTGTGCGGAACCAAGTCTCCTGTCAATGGTCCTTCTGATCTGGTCGACAGCAAGTTCCTTGAGTACTGTGGTGAGGGTCGTAACCCACCCAACGCCATTATGAAGAAACTCATGGAGAACATTGAGTCCAATCCTGCTGAGGTCATCAAGACCAGCCCGATCGTTGGATTCATCGGAACTCGGTTCTTGGACAATCCTCGTCCTCTCAAGTCAATGCTTGAGAAAGCTGGTTATTCTATCACGAACAATGGTGGGACGATCTTCTTCAACAAGGGTGTTCTGGATACCAGCATTGCTGCCATTGATTACACCACCGTGTTCAAGAATGAGGAAGACTACAAGAACCTTCTCATCGCTTGTAAATCGGTTCTTCTCCGCTCTGGCATGGAGAACCAGGATGGTATCATCAAGTACATTAATGAGTCCAAGGTGTTCCTGACTCAGGTAGGCGAAATTGCTCGTGCGCACGCAAACAACCTGAAGACTTCCCGTGAGATGGGAACTGGAGCTGACACCAATCTTGAACGTGGTCTCCAGAAACAAGGACAGTGGGTGGCTGAGGTTGTCATGCACATCAGCTACTGCGTCACTGACATGGAACGTATCCGCACTCTGTGTAACAGGATCGTTACCAAGATCAACGATGCTGCAAATAAGAAATAAAAAGAACAGGTAACCAGATGGGGCTCCCGCAAGGGAGCCCCATCTGGTCAACTTGTTTGTTTCTTTTACACCACAGTAACCTCGAATCCGAGATCACGGATCTCAGTGAGTATCTTTGCCTTGGACGTGTCTGTCACGTTGTGGATGATAACAGTCACATCCGTAACGTTGTCTGTGCGCTCGAACTCAGACTCATTGATCCACGCAGTAGCGAACGGTCTAATCTGACCATCAGTGCACTTGACCAGGATGTATGTAAGAGACACAGGTTCCTGTTTGGCAACTGCTGCGGGCATGTTGTTGTGAGTAGCGACAACATCGTTGTACTGCATCGCGACATCAAAGCCGCAGACGCCGATGATACGACCTCTCCACACCTGCTTATCCACCAAGCTCTTGAGGGTGAACTTGACTTCAATGTTGATGTTGAGCTGTACGTTGTTGAGTGCGGTAATCATTTCTTAGAGCCCTTCTTGTTGATGTATGCTGCATCTTTAACGATGATGCGCTCGGTAAGGATGAACTTAAGAGCGATCTCGCCGAATCTGTCTAGCATAACAATGTCGGCGTTGGCCGGCTGTATGATGAACCAGAAGGGACCGAACTCAAGGTTAGCCATCGGATCACGGACATCAACAGCGTTCTGCCAGTCCTGACAATCCCACAACTGCTTGCTGTCGTACTTGAGCAAGTCAACAGCATGGTGGAACCACCAGTCGCAGAAATCGCGTTTGTCCTTCTCGCTGAACGCATACTTCACCTTGTCAGACATGAAGAATTCACTCATGCAGCAAGATTCGTAGTTGTTCTTGGGAAGTCCAGTGATAGGATCAATGTCAGTACTGAAGAACCCACCGAGACGAGAGAAGAGCGATGCTGGTACAGCACCACTAACTCCCTGAGTACCATGAGGATACAGCTGTTCCATCACAACAGCAGCGAACTCTTCGAATGCAGCTTTAGTGTTGGCAGCGAACCAACGGATAGTCCTCTCCTGCGGAGTAAGCTCCTCCTTCTTGGAGTAGTCTTCCAGCATCTCCTCCATAACCCGATAGGTAGTCTTGTTGTTAGACAGGACTGCTCCATTCTCGAGCGTACGGATAGAAGCACGGATGACATCGTCAACGACATCAAACATCGCAAGGTTATCGAAGGTGTTGCCACCAATGATCAGCGTTATAGTCTTGTCGTAACGGAGCCTGTTGTACATCTCCTTGTGGTTACTGAGCTCCTTCTGCTTGAGAGCATCAAGGTCAGCCATCTCGTAAGACTCGATGAACTTCTGAATGGTGTCAGCAAACTCACGGTAGAAAGCTTTAGCCGGATCATTGTAGAACGGACGTTCACGAATCATCCTTGCTTTAGGACGAGGATCATCGTACAAGTTACCAAGCTCAAGTCTCTTGAACTCGTACTTGACGTACACGTTGTCAATGAACATCGGCTTCTCGGTGAACTCACCGTTGGTGTACTCAAGGACATTGGCACCAGCGATAGCCTGAATGACAGTGAAGTCGTTAACAGTCGGGTGAACCGGTTTGTTACCGAACACTGCGAAACAGTAATGCTCCTCTTCCGTGTTGACGGAAGTCATCCTCATGAGTTCAGCGAACGTCGCATTGTCGAAGTCGTTGTAGCACAGAATAACTGCAGGTTTTTCTTTTGTCGACTTCTCGAGAACTTCCTTGATCTTCGGCCACCAGACAGAGTCTATACTGATCGATCCGTTTATGACGATGAGAGTTGCATTCTCGTACTCCAAGTAACGACCCATGTCCTTGTTGAACACAGTCTTGGACATGATCTCGGTTTCCATCAGGTACTGCTGTTCCTGCTCGATAACCTCGAACCGTTTCTTGGATTCATAGCGACGGCGACCAAATCCCATCTTCGCCCACATGTGAGAAGGAGTATCCTCGAAGATAGTTGCTACCGCCTCAGCAAGCTCCTTGTCACCGTGGGATGACGTGTAAGCCTGCATGTATACAATATCCCTTACCTTCTTGGGATCGTACTCACCATTGGAGTTCTTGGCAGAGAAGATGTATTTCTTGGTACGCTCTTCAACTTCCTTGACGAACTCAGCCCAGGCATCCCTGAACTGCGAGTAGTTGATTGGTTTGAGTGCATCTATGCTGGAGTTCATGTGCTTCAACATAGAGCATGCGAACATCATCGAAGACGTGGTTCCGTCTCCAGCAGACTTCTCGATGTTCGTACCGATGTACAGGATCGCTCTCCTCATCCAGTCTTCAAGAGGACTGGAGTAGCTGATGTTCTTGACAATATTTGCACCGTCCTTTGTGAACACAGAGTCAGACAAAGGTGTGTTGTCGTCAAGACCAGCGAACATACTGTACGGTCCATAGTGATCCTTGAGCTTGGAGAAGATCTCATCAACGATTCTCCACATGTCCTTGCGGATAGTTTCGCTCTCGATGATGTTGACAATCCCCTGATTACTGTTAAGGATCATCCTCTGGGCAGGAGGCATTTCGGTCCTTGTCATTTCTGTTTAATTCCTTTCAATATGTCTTCACCAGATCCTTGTTCGACCGGCTTTGAAAGTTTCTTCATCTCGTCAGCTCGTCTGGATGCCATGGCGTGGACCCTGTCTTCGATTTCCTCGAATGTTGCCACATCCATCGCCATGAGATCTTTGTACCCTAGACCGAAGTTCTGATGCGTGAACTCATACTCACAAAGGTTGAGGACCCTCTCACGCCAGTCGTTAGGAAGTATTGGATCATCCAGAACGATCTTGTGCGTAACAGGGTCTTCTACCTCAACCTTTGGAGCCCACGCATGAACTTGGTGTAGTTTCCACGGTGTAGCTAGATTCTTGAACCAGAACATATCGCTGCAGTTACAGAAGCGAATGAGAAGATCTCTCACTCTACCATCTGGTTCATTAGAGATACGCTCGAAGTTCTTAAGCAGCGCAGACGTTGCTATTGCTTGAAGTTGGTTCAGCGTGCCGACTGAGTAAGCTCCGCAGGCAAGAGACGGAACATTTGGCCGAAAAAAATCGTCTGCACCTCTAGAGGATAAAACTGATTCTTAAGGCCGACGTCCGGCTTGGCGTGGCAATGAGGACACTCGAGAGAGTAGGTTCCAATGTAAGTGATCTTGCTTCTGCCAAGGAATTCCGTGAACTTGTCAAACGGAACATCCGTCTGTTCTTGCGTGGCAATATCAAGGATGCTGAGAATAGTGTTGGAGTCTTCTGTACGAGTGACGACGTTACCGTCATCGTCAAGTTCCTCTGTGTTCTTTACCCACGGAGAAATCATCTTGACGAAGTGGGCATCGATGTTGGACATCAGCTGCTGAGACCTACGAGTATCAGTATCCGAACTGTTCTCGATGATCTCCTGCAGACGTCCAAGAAGGATACGACCGTCCTCAATGAACTCGTACATGGTGGGCACACGCATGTTGAACCTGATCTTGGCTTCACCGATCGTCGTCTCAAACGTCATCTTGAAGTTGAGGATGTTCTCACGGTAGTTCTCAAGATCCTTGAGAGTGTAGAGAACTCTCTTGCCATCCGGAGTCACGCCAGGTTTGTTCCACCATTCGCGAACAGCAGGAGTGAGGAGGTTTAGGTTCACATAACGTGCAGACGACAGATCGATGTTGTCCACAACAGAAGACTTGAAGCAGTCAGGGCAGACCATCCTGAGACGAAGTCCTTTGCGAGACATCAGCGACAGAACCCCATGCATCAGAACATCGTAGTCATGGATCGACAGAGCACGAATGAAGTTGTCATCCTTGTACAGACCCTTCAGGTTGGAATCCACGATGATCTTGAACTTGATGCAGAGTTCGCAGAACTTCATCTTGACGTACATGTCGGTGCACAGAGCGAAGTGTGAACCTATCGCATAACCGAGTTCCTTCTGCTCCATGTCGATAATGTCGTACATGTCCTGTAGTTCGTCAATCACAGGACGACGAACAGATACCCAGAATCCAGAGTTGAGAAGGTTGATCTTGCGATAACCGCACATCCTGGACATGAACGCGTTGTACGCAGCATCTCCTGTGAGGTTGACTTCGGTGTGCTTGATACGCTTGGCGGTCTTGTCCTCAAGACCAACAGATTTCACATCAACGAGATGGTCGATAGCTGCAGAACCGTCTTCCTGCTTGGCAGTAAGAGCACTGCTGTACGAAGCAGCCTGGTTAGTTCCCCAACCCTGCTTGAATGCAATCAAGAGAAGGTTGTACAGAGACACAGGATCCTGAGCTGCTTTCTCCTGGGCTTCCTTAGTAGGATAGAACTTGCGGAGAACTGCAGCAACCTTCCTAGGATCACGGTTGCCAGTAGTCACCTGGTTGAGGTAAAGGTCTTTGTCGAGGATGGATGCACGAGACTTGTCGTCCACGTACTCCGCAGCAGGATCCTTCCACTGTCCTTCATCATCCTCATCATCATCGGGATCAGCGAGCTCTTGCTCTGCGGGAAGAGGTTGTTCGGATTCACCAGCCAAAGCAGCAGCAAGTGCCGATTCATCAGGAGCCTGAGCAGTAGGGTCGGCTCCAGCAGCACGAAGAACTGATCCAGGTGCAGGAACAACTGGATCAGCTTTAGTCTCACTTGTTACAGGTTCTGCTGCCACCTGCTCAACTGCAGAGTTGTCAAGATCGACTGCACTGGGATTTTCACTCATGATTATCTCCTATGTTTTAATGCGATAAACGTATTATGGTAGGTAGTATCAAATAAATAAAAAGTTGGGAGAGAGGTGCCACAAACTGGCACCTCTCTCCTACCAAGAAACGTCACATTTTTGTCATGAACCAGAGTAATCCTGGCATAATTGTCATTGAGTCAAGCCAATCATCCGAATACAATATCGCCGACCTGGATGTTCTTGTCTCTGGATTCACACGAAGAAGGATGTCGTACACAGGCTCCAAATTCCGCTTGTTGACATATTCCTTCGTAGACACCATCGCTACTCCATCCTTAACCGGAATACCGAACTCACACTTCGATCCGTCGCCCATCTCAAGATCAACTATCTCCAGAACAAGTTTGTCATCACCAATCTGCTCTGATGCTTTAAACTGACGCTTGACAACATTGTCGCTGAATCTGTTGAAGTTGTCCAGGACTTCTTCATAGTACACTGGACCGTGTTCAGGTAACAGTCTTCCTATCGGTTTATCCACTCCACCAACATTCATCGACAAACTGTTTTCATTAAGTTTGCCAATGTCAATCGGAGGAAACGAATCGCCGTATTCTTTTTTGGCTTTGTTCAGATTCGTACTCAAATCCTGAACATCTACTTCAGCTATAACCGACTTCAACGTCGGAAATGCATCGTAGAGAGCATTCATCACATCAGGTGACTTAACAGTCACTTTGCTTATGACATCGTCTGGGGCAGCCCGATACAATGCCATCCTCTCATGAGGAATGTTCGTGTAGTAGAACGTATCGGGCTTGTTGCCGTTCAAGATCAAGAACTTCTGTTTCCTCGCAAATATCGACGAGGTAACCAACTTCACGATGTTGAACTGCTCTGCAAACTTCTGTTTCGCTTCTTTGTCCATGAAAGAACCTCCTTGAAGGTTGTCATTTCATAGGGACAAGTTGTAACGTTTTAGATGTCGCCAGATTCATCGCTGCTCGTATGCCAGTTCTGACAGGGACGACATTGATTATGTTCTGGGTGACATGCATTCGCAGCATCGAAACTTCATGCTGAATCGTTATGTCCTGACGTTCTAACTCATCAAGACGGCTATCGATCTGCTTTGTTGCGGATGCCTGAGTTTGCATTTATCCCTCCGACTCTTCACCTGCATCGCAGCCTGCGCTCTTGGAAACGTACTTGTACCAATCGGGAGCAACCTGCTGGAACATTGTTCCGTGACGGAGAAGGACTTCACGGAGAGCCGTGATAGTAACTTTGCGGAAATAATCCTCAAACTTACGACGAGCCTCGTAGTAGGCTTTCTGAGCCTCACGGTAGGACGACACAATAGACTTCTCGTTGTCGTTGAGCTTCGGGCCGTTGTTCTCCGACTCGTACATGTACTCGAACGCAGACGTATCATCGAGGGTGTTACCTACGATCGTGTACCAGTAGAGGTAAGCCTGATTCGAGATGGAGACGTACGGGCACTCCGAGTCAATCGCACACCGCATGGAGGCAAGCGATGGAACGTAGCAGTTGCGCAGCCAGGTGAGATCGTTGGACTGAATCTCCTTGGTGGAGGCAAAAGCGTTGATAACTGTTGTTATCTTGTTCTCGACGGTATCGGAATCGATATTGTTCTGGTACAGGTAAAGTACGAGAGAACGCACAATACCAGTGACAACTGAGCAACGTGCCTTGAAAATGGCTGCTGCCGACATCTGGTCATCGGGTTTCACTTTGTTGTCCGTCTGCTTCTCGTCGCGAAGGACTTTTGTAGGAATAAGCATTTGAACTCCTTATTTTTAGGATGAAACAATTCATAAAATTGCAATTCCCAATACCTGAACGTATATAAATTACTAAATTGGTCACCTAGACTATAAACAAGGAAACTGAACCATGTCACGTCCTAGGATATTACAAACGTACAGGGACACGATGGTCACCCATTTGCAACGGAAGTTTGGTTTCTCTGAAGAGGAGGCAGATCGGCGATTCCGTCTGGCCTGTAAAGACCGCTACAGCCCGATGACGGCTGTGGTGGTGGATACTCTTACAGAGGGACTACCTCAGCTCAAAGCTGTTGACTTAGTAACTTACCTTGACAAACATGCGGATGACATCCTGTCTCCCAACGGCAGTTTCTACTGCCAACACGATAAGAAGACTGGTAAGACGATTCAAATGATCTTGAACCGACTGAAGCTCAGGAAGAAGTTCAAGAAAGACATGCTCAAATACAAAGCAATCGGCGACACTGTCAACCAGCTGATCTGCTACTACTTGCAGACTGTTATCAAAATCGGCGTCAACTCCCTGCCTGGGAATTACGGCTCTTCTTATTCGATCTTCTATGACAAGGCTAACTACAATAGCATCACCAGTGCTGGTCGAGCTTTGATCGGTTATGCCAATACCTGTATCGAGCATGTTCTCGGAGGAAACTTCGGCTGGTTCTCTCTGGATCAGCTTATCAACCATGTGACTATACACCTGCAAGGTAGCATCGATCCTGAGAAAGTTCTTAACTGTCTGCAGAATCACGGTATGAGATTCGTCAGCAAGGCTGAGCTTTCCAAGTTCTTCAAGGACATGTTGTGTATTTATCACAGGTATAAAGAACAGGAACTTTCAAGGGTCGACGACCTAGTAAGCCATCTGACCGATGAGGAAGTGCAATTCTTCTGGTACTACCAGAATCTACGGCACATCATCATGGGCAACGACGGCATCTTCCGTCCGTGGGCAGAGGCTATGTTCGATCTGAGCTCTGTCAAGGATGAACATGGAGTTGTTGCAGATGACTTGTTCAAACTCGACGGTGCTCTTGTAACCATGGTCAACGTTGCATTCAACGACGTTGTGGGTTCTGGAGATCCTGAGATCCAGGTGTACGATCTGCCTAAACACATGCCTGACAAAGCGGTCAAGTTCGTCAACATCGCCAGACATGTGGAGAGTGAGCTGAAGAAAATGGAAGACATCTTCGACACGTTCATCTTCACAGATCTCTGTGTCCCGGATGTTCTCAACCGTAAGTTCATGCAACGCAACTCCTCGGTTATTTCCGACACAGACTCGGTTATCTTCACTGTCAAGGATTGGGTTCAGTGGTACACCGGAGACATCTACAAGATCTCTCCCGGCACTTACCACATCGCCTGTCTCATGATCTACTGGATAACTCTGGCTGTTGCCCATGTTCTCAAGCTGTACAGCATCTGCCACGGAGCTAAGGGAGATCGAGTTAAAGACATGGCGATGAAGAACGAGTTCCTCTATCCGACCATGTGTCTCGCAGATATCAAGAAAACCTACGCTGGTGTTATTACTGTGCAGGAAGGAGTTATCCTGCCTAATCCATCCACCGACATAAAAGGTGTTCAGCTCAAGGGTTCTGATATCTGTAAGGCAGCAACTCAGTACGGTGAGAACTTCATTGTACAGGACATTCTGCTGGGTTCGCTCAACCAGAAGATCTCTGGTCACGAGCTCATCAAGAAAGCAATGGAGTGGGAACTCAAGATCTACAGCGAAGTTGTTAAGGGCAGTATCACGTGGTGTCAGCCACAGTCGATCAAATCTAAAGACGGTTATGCTAAACCCATGTCTAGTCCGTACTATTACTACTACGCATGGCAGGAAATCTTTGCATGGAAGTATGGCGATATCCAGATCCCTACCAAGTGCGTCGTTGTTCCTATAGCAGAGCCGACTAGGGAGTATTTCGATGACCTGAGGAAATCGAGTCCTAAAGTAGCAAAGCTGTTCGAAGGATTTATCCTAGCGAACAAGAAACCGCCAAGCAAGATTGCTCTGGCTCCTACGGTGGCAGTCATTCCCAAGGAACTGATGCCTCTCGTAATGGTGCGTGACATCGTTCACGAAAACACGAGACCGATTAGGCTAATCCTTCAGCAACTCGGTGTAACTTGTGGGTTCGTCGATGACGATAACGCAAAACTTCTCTTCAACGAGGTGTACGGTGATCACCGGATCCTCTCACGTTTGGTAAACACAACAAGGAAACAACAAGATGAATAACATCAACAGTACCTTCACTAGCGTCTTCCTGGACGCACTCGCCAAGGACAAGTCCACGGTCAAGTCGATGAGCCCTATCGTCGTCTTCCGTCGTATTCTCGGTTTGGGTGAGCGGGTGGACACAAGCGAGGTTATGAAGAGCCTCCAGCGGCATGCCACACTGATGGGCAAGCTCAAGGAGTTCTCGTCGAACGTCATCTCCAACAAGTTCACGGGGGAGGTGATCTCGTTCGACATCGGACCTGATCCCTCATGGGCTCAGTTCAAGGTCATCAGGGAACCTATCCCTGAAGGCAAAGGAACGGTTATCAACTTCGTCTTCGTCGTCACAGACCAGAAGAACCTGAAGCGCTGGACTCGTCTTGTTGGCACGATCGCCAATGAGCTCAAGGACGGTAAGAACGTTCCCGTGTTTCGTCTCATTCAGGACATGTGCATAGAGGAGGATCTTCCGAAACCTGTGAAGGAGGAAGATCTTAAGCCGATCAACCAGGAACAGCCGCCTATGCCTGAGCCTGGAGACGCTCCTGCCGAGGAGCAGCAAGAGAATGAGCCTCCAAAGAACCTCGTCTTCCACAAGGGTGATATCGTCACGACGATCTCCAAGGACGGTGATGCCACCATCTTCGTGGAAGATGAGGAAGGTCAGAAGGTCGATGTCTGGTCTTTCAAGGATCCTGAGAACAAGGTTGCTTCTGCCGCAACGTACGTCGCTATCGACGATGTGTTCGAGTGCTCCACTGAGAGCATGCTCGATACATTCCTCGAGAAGTTCGAACGTGTGCAGCGTGCTGAGAACACCACTCAGGAAAATCCTGTTGAGAAACAGAAGCCAGACACTCCGGCTGCTAAGGAAGTTCAGAACGAGCGTGTTCTCCTCATGTCCACTAGGGTCAAGTTCGATATCAGCGATGAAGGCGTTGTCCGGATTCTCTCGGTTCCTGAGAAGGACGGTGAGGAGGCGGCAGTGCTTCACGAGTTCACGGACATCGAGTTCAAGAACTTCGTCAATCCTGAGAAGATCTACATCGTCGACTACGATCTCTGGAACGATTCCTTTGACGCACCGGCGAGCGAAATCGCAGAAGCGTTCAAGGAAGAAGCCTTCGAGATGAGCGATGCTGAGCCTGATGCTGAGAAGCCTGCCTCTGTTGTGGCAGACATTGATCATCAGGCTGAGGTCAAGGAACCTGTCGTCGTTATCAAGAAGGGCGAACTCGTCACTCTTGATGAATATCCTGGTAAGGAGTTCGTCTGCCTCACCAAGGATCTCACTGACGTCGAGGTCGCTGAGGCTACCAAGAACGGAACTCTGTTCGATCTCCTGATGGAGGTCAAAGAGAAGGACAGCCCAATCCAGGAATCTCTAACGAAAGGAAACATCATGGAAGAAATCGTCATCTACAACGAGGGTGATGAGGCTGAGTTCCCTCAGGCCCCCGGCAAGAAGTTCAAGGCCAACCGCAAGATCACGCAGGAGATGGTCGTGAACAACAAGGGAATCATGCCCACCGAGTGGTTCGATGAGATCAAGACGGAAGTCGCTGTGCCGCAGACGAACATGAAGCCGATCGGCGAAGAGCCGAACACGAAGAAATGCTCGGAAGAGCATACCCAGAGCGAATACATGAACATGCTGTTCGGCACTCCGAATCCGTCTATCCTCCATGTCGTCAACATGCTAAAGAAGTGCGCTGGCGGCGATGAGTACGAGCTGACCGGTACGGACACCATCGAGCGCATGATTGCATTCGAGGACTACACATTCTCCATCGTCAAGATGAAGAACGGTGCGTACTATCGCGTTTGGGTTGCACACACCGACATGGAGCGTGGCACCGAGGGTAGCTGGCTCAACACTCACAACGAACCTGATCGCTGGTTCAAGATTGGCGATATCCAGGATCGTGAGATGAGTCGTCTGCTCAACAGCCGTCGTTAAGATCGACTGGAACATACTCACCAGGTGGAGGGATTGATCCCTCCACCTGGTGTAGTTCTTCTTTTTTCATGTACTAATTACAATCATGCAGGCAGAAGCAGGAAGCCCGTGGAGAGCAAGTGAGCTAGCGACTCACATAACGCTTTACTGTCTGCAACCCTTTCCACAAACAACCAAACAAGGAGAAATAAGAAATGAACCTGACAGTACTCGAAAACCGCCTCGCTGCCTTCAACGACACGATGAAGTCGATCGCAGATGATCTGCATCACTTCCGTGCTCTTATCGACAAGGAAATTGCCGAGAAGGAGTCTCGTAAGGATGAGCACGATGCGTACAGGAAGCGTGATATCGCTCGTTGCTTCGTTGCCCACAAGGGTGACAAGCTCGAGGTGATCGGCGACTTCAACCTTCCTTCTGGTGATGTCGATCCGGACAAGCGTGCTAGCGCTGACACGGTGAACATCGGTGAGATCCTGGAGGTCACGAACGTGGACGCTCTCTCGAACAAGTACGAGACGACGATCACGCTCTTCCGTACCTTCTGTGGGATCGACTGCACTCTTGACATCGACCAGATCAGGAAGCTGCTCGAGAACGACCTGGTCAAGGTCGTCGAGAAGTAACCGGAGAAATCCGGTTACGGAGACTGGATCGCTAACGCGGTCCTTTCTTTTTTGCTAAATTCAAAGAGTGTTTCTTTTTTGATCAAGTTCTAAATCCCAAAAATCATCACACATTACTTGCGTGAACTGCTCTCAGTCATCTCAAATTTGAGATACTCTGTACTGTACCCCAGACCCACCCAAGATAACAGTTAGCTCTAGACTCCTGACGGTAAGAACCGCCGGGAGCCTAGAGTGCTGTTAGGGAAGATCGTAACTTTCAATCGTGTCGTCATCCTCAGAACCTGGAAACTTTCCTTTCGACAGGTCGTACAGTAACTGCTTACTAGCGGGTACCGGCAAACTGGCCGAGTGATAAGCGCCCATTGTTGCAAGCCTATCACAACGTTCATTTTCCGGATGACCAGTATGGCCCTTGATCCATACACCATGGATCCTGTGGATCTGTATGTACTGCAGCATCTCTTCCCAAAGGTCGCGGTTGGCGACTGGCTTCTTCTGAGAAGTCATCCAGTCGTTCGACACCCATGACCAGATGTAGCCGTTGATGGCATCAACAACGTACCTCGAGTCGGAGATAACAGTGACAACACATGGTCTGTTCAGCAATCGAAGTCCAGCCAACACTCCTGTAATTTCCATTCTGTTGTTGGAGTCCGATGGAGATCCGCCGTAGAGTAAAGCTCTGTGTCCATTGCACTCCATGAGAGTGCCATAACCACCAAAGTTGATCTGCGGCTTATAACTTCCGTCCGAGTAGATCGTGACCTGCGGCATATCGCATTGCTGCTGCATCGCTGAGTCATTTATCGGTCGGTAGTTGTGATCATGAATATCAGGGTCATACATGATTCGCAGCTCCTAAAGTTATCACCAGATTTGTTTAAGTTGTAACCAACAGTAGGAGGACGGGTTGCCTGTAATGTAGTGGTTGGTAAGGCCATGTGTCACACTAGGTGCGCACACGAACATGTTCACGAGAGTCTACCAGGACAGTCGCTTGCGCTCTATCGAGACCAGGATGCCATCTCAGATAGAGACTGAGAAAGCATGACGGTTCTCGTGAATCGTGAGACTCTCGCACTTAGCGTGAATTTACGATTAAACGCGTTGACCTAACCACTCAAGCTACAGACCCGTCCAAATCCCAACTGGTCATAACCAAGTGCTACGATGTAGTTTATAACATTGTACTCACATCGCCGGAGCATTAACTCCAACGATTGGGTTATCAAGAGAAAATCCCTTATTGCGCATATCACGCATCTGTTCTCTCTGTATCTTGTACCTGACTTTAGCAGCTTCCATCTTCTCAGCGACAGTGAACTGAGACTCGAGTTGTTTCTTCTCGGGTCCGTCAGGAAGTCTGAGAACTTCTTCGACTGAAAGTCTCTTGGGAGGTTCTTCAACAACAGGTTTGTTCTTCTTGATAACAAGATCCTTGTCGGTAATAACTCCCTCTTTCGGAGATTCACTCTTCGGAACACCGAGGTAAGGTCCCTGACCTCTCCACGAAATTCTGACAGTGTCTCTGCCCTTGAGTTTAGTTCCAGTACGTTTCTTGATCTCAGCAAGTTCTCTCTTGCACTCATCGCACATCACCTGTCGACAAGACTTGGGAGTGAACATGTGAGGAGGTCTAGTACCACAACCAGGACACTCTTTTTTCCTGTAGTTCTTGCGAACAGGAACATCGACGATCTGAGTTTCATTAGTTGAAGTCGTAACTTTGCTCTTCCTCTTGCATCCAGGATGAGGAACTCCAACTCCAGTATCCTCGCAGTGTTTAGCCCAGCGAGCTAGCTTAGCTTCAAGCTGAACGATTTTGAGCTTGAGCTGACGACGTTCGTCTTTAAGCTGCTCGATCTTGAGGATCGCGTCACGGCCTTTATTCATTCCGTCGAGTATCAGTTTGCTGTAGGACTTGTCGATGACTACAGCCACAGGAACATTGGGAGTCAGCTCACTCGAAATGATTCTGTGATCAGTAAGTATCCATTTTGCCATGATGGTATTCTCCAATTGAACAAAAAATGTTAAGCATCTAGTAACAGAATATCTTGCAGAGCAGTAGTTCAATTTGTCAAAGATTACTCAGACAGACAAAGAGAAAGTAACATAAAGAGAAAACTAAAGGAATTTATTAATTATTCTTAAAATAATTATTAATATTTTTAAAATAAAGTAAGTATTATTCTTAAACAAAGAAAATATATAAAAGAAAGTTTGTAACTCACAGGTTCACTCATCCCCCGAGATGCAGAGCATGAGGGGATGAGTGAACACTGAGTTAAATAAATCACATTTTATTCTGGCAATTACACATTGACACCATTTTTTGTAATTGTTTTATTTTCAAACAAAGGTTTTGGTATGGGAGCGATAAACTATCAACCAAGCATCGAGGACGATTACTCGGCTGAAGTCATCAGACTGGCGCGGGAGCGCAGTCCTGAGATCGATGCTTGGTTCGTCGAACAGCGATACTTGTCCGAGGCTCTCGAGGAGAGCCTGACTCCTTTGTGGTTCAGGAACAGATGCATCATCAAGATCTGCGAAGAACTCAATGGTTTTGGTGTCACGATCAATCGTGATGTCGATGAGCTGTGTGATCAGCCAGTCGTAGTGTACGGTTTGCTGGCTTTGAGGCGTAAACTCGACGACGACGTCATGTTCGAGACGATGAAGGATCATCGTGATCTTTTCGAGACGATCGCTTGTTCTCTGGACGATGATCCTTTTCGCAAGTACTTGGATTGGTGCATCGAGTGGCTTCAGCTTGATGAAGGCTGGGAGTTGATTCGTCAGATGGAGGAACTCTACGAGGGACTTTTCGAAGGAGACAGCCGTGAGTTTGTCGAACACATCAAACTGGCTTGTGATCGTGTTGACGATCTCGGTATTCCCGATGTAACTTCCGAGGTTGACGAGGAGATGATGTTCAAGTTCGTTGGGATCCTAGGTAAGCGTGTTGAATTTATTCGGAAGATTGCTGACTCACTGTGGGCTAACGCTGCCGAGGATGAGTTTAAGAGAACGGCCCGTCGTGCGATGATCAACAACGCACTCGATGGGAAGTTCGAAGTTGAACTTGGTTCTCGTGAGAACCTCAAGCGCAATTCAGCTAAACTCGAAGCGCTTGACCTGAACGATGCTAACAAGGTTCGTGAGTTCATCGCTGCTGCAAGAACTCCGTACCTAAAGCGTTGGAACCACTGCTTGGAGTACTACTGCGTCGAAGAAGAACGCAAGTGCCCAACAAGTATCCAGGTGATTATGGTCGCTACTCTCATCGCCGATGTTACCAACAGGCTCAACCTCGAATCTGAAATTACAGACAAGATCATGAGCTATGAAGATCGGCTTGGTACGGATGCAGTTAAGCAGATCGTCGAAGTCTTTAAATCCATGTTGACAAACATGGTGGAACCTATGGAGTTGAACTACAATGAGGCTTAATACACGTCAGATACGCTGCCTCATGGTAGCAGCGGCTTGTGGGAAGCTCAAACACCGTTCGTGGCTGCTTGACGCCATGACGGTTTGTTCTGACTACACCAACGAGATCGAGTATGGTGACACCATGGTCAAAGTGGACAGTGATATCCAGCTTGAAAAACTCAAGTATCCTGGAATAGAGCGTGGAGATGTCGTTCGTGTCAACAGGAGGTTCGTTGGCATAGTCATCACCGACGAGAATGATCTTCTGACTCTGAGCATCATCAACGAGTCCAACAAAGCTTGCTTCTTGTCGGATGACGTGTTCGAGGCTTCCAAGAGCGACACTTCAGTTCTTACTGGACCGATATTGAGCGAAGAGTGGCATGACACTAGCGTTGGTAGGTTCATCTGGAACATTATCACGCTTCAGTATCCGTTCGACTGGAAGATCTACGCTTACCAGAACAAGAGGTTCACACCTGATTTTCTCGTTGGTCTCGTTCGTGACAAAGTTCTCAAGAAAGAAGTCACTGTTGATCAGTTCACATCGTTCATGGATCATGTGTACTTCATCGGACACATCACAGAACTCAGTGTTCCCAGCATGACAGTCAAGTCTCTAGAGACTGATCCTAATGTCGCTGAGGTTAAGCGCAAGTTCATCGAAGAGCACAAAGACCAGATGGATGATCCTCTGGTCATTCAGCAGCTCGAAAAAGTTCTGATATCGATGGACAAGGAATACTTGAAGGACGATCCGTCACTTGTGTTCTTCACAGGTCTCGGTTCCAAGTCTTTTGACGTTCAGCGCAAGAAGATGTTCCTGACTGTTGGAGGCATTCCGTCGTTCGGAACAGATGCTGGTAAGATGACGTTCATCCCGAACGCGCTTGTTGAAGGTTGGACCAAGGAAGCATTCCCGTCCATCGTGAATGAAGTGCGTAAAGGTTCTTATGACCGCGGTATCGAAACTGCTAAGGGTGGTGCTGAGACCAAGCTTGTTATGCGTGCGTTCCAGGACGCAACTGTGTCTGAGCTTGATTGCGGAACCAAGAGAACCATTGCAGTTGACTGCTCTGTCTACGACGGACGCAAGTTCATCGGCAGAACCATCCAGGTCGGAAGTGAAGATGTTGTCATCACCGAAGAGAACTTGGCCAAGTACGTGACTGGTAAGGTCATTCGCTTGTACTCGCCTCTCACTTGTGCGACGAAGGACAACTTCTGCTACAAGTGCTGTGGTGTCAAGGCTCAAGATCTCAACGCTAAGCGTCTCGGAATTCAGACGGTCAAGCTGACATCGAAGTTCTTGATGATCTCGATGAAGAACATGCACGGTACCGCGCTCAAGGTTAAGAACTACGAGCTCGAGAATATCATTCTTTGATATCTTATACTTTCACGTTGCGAACGAAGGATCTTACCCAATGAGCAAGAAAAATCGTCACAAAAACAGAAACAGACAAGGAAACCAGTCAATGAGTGAAGAAAACGCTGAACTCAATGATGCTGCCCTTGCCAGTGCTTTGAGCGGTGACGCTGCAGTACCTGCGGATGACGCTGGTGATGATGCAGAAGACACAACCGGTACCGAAAGTGCGGATAACGGTGAGCATCAGGCTCCCGCTGAAGCTGCCACTACACCGGAACCCGCTCCTGTCGCTGAAGAGCAGCCGAAAGAGGAAGTTCCTCCTCCACCCCGACAGGAACAACCGGCAGAGGTGAAGGAAAAGATTCCTCCTCCTCAGCCTGCACCTCAGGAGGTTCCCAAACATGTGGAACAGCCGAAACCGGTTACACCTCCGCCTCCTCCGAAACCTGTCGCTGCTCCTGCACCGACACCTGCAGCGAAAGCTGTTGATCTCGAGAAGCCTGTGGAACCTGTGAAGACTGCCCCGAAGGTGATCATCAAGACCAAACTTCGTACATCGTCTGCTACGGCTGATGCGATCAAGAACAAGGTCAACACGATCAACTCTGGTATCTCAGATGACCTCCACATGCACACTCCAGCTGGTCGTCAGCTCATCCGCATGTTCGATGAGTACAAGGAGATATGCGCCAAGGCTCGCAAAGACGATGAGCAGTCCATGATAAAGGCAGCTTACAAGCTGTACGACATCATGGTTATCTGCTGCCCGCGCAATGGAAACAAGAATGCTGCCTACTACGCTGAGTTGATCAACATCGTCTTCAAGAAACTGACGCAGGGTTACGGCAGCCTGTTCAAGGACAGCACTCTATTCCGTATGGACTATCGTCTTCCGACTCCCACGGATTCGCTGAAGTTCGATACGTTCTACACGGCTATGTATCAGCTTGTCTCTTACGCCAAGACTGGTGCACCGATCACCTTCAACAACAACGCTGTTGGCAAAGTGCTGGCGTCTACTTCGGCACTGAATGCAATTGTCAGCCTGCGTCGTCGTCTCGAAGGCAAATAATGCGAAAAAAGCGAGAAACTACCTAGAGCGGCGCAACTTGTGTGCGCCGCTCTAGGGATGTCTCATTTCGTCTCTTCAGACTTCTTTTCTTCTTGTGGTTTCTCTTCTGGAGGAGGTGGTGCTCCTGGAGCACCTGCGCATTCTTCGATCTCACCTGGAGTGATCTCGATCTTGAGATCCTTGCCACGATTTTCGATACTCTTCTGAACATCTTCCTCGCTCTGCATCGGTTTGTCTGCGTTGTTGGTGTCCTTGCCATCGGCACGGATCATCTTGAGCATCTCGACAATAGCCTTGGAGTACTCTCCATTGTTTTCCTGCTCCTTACGAGCAAGACGAAGCTTGACAGCCTTGAGAGAAGAGTCTTCAATGTCCTTGAGCATAGAGCCAAGAGTATTGACGATGGCCAGTTTAGACTGAACCATCATCGCTTTGTCTTCCGGAGAAATTCTCATTCTCTTGGCGTCTTCACGAAGCTGAGTGACCAGCTCTTTGCGGATAGCTTTGCACTCCGACACTTCCGCTTCGAACGATTCCAGAGCTGCATCAAGTTGGGATTTAGGTTTCTCGTCAGCCATAGGGTATAACCTTTCCTTTCTGTTAGATCGGGTGTAATTAAAAACTACCCAATTTAACATATTATGTCCTGTCGCGCAGGCTTTTAAGCTCCAGTTTATTACACTTGTAGCTTTGTCAATCGAAATATATGGCCTGGTAAGTTCTTGTGTGCCAGACCATCAGGTGCTTCGGTTCCTAGATGGACCTCACTTGAATTAGCGACAGGACACTTCGATTTCGTGTCCCTCCTAAGCCGCCGGAACAAGCTTTTGCTGGACACTGGTGGATATGTTCGGCTGATCTGCCGATCTGTTTCTACGCTTGTGAAGTGTGATGTCTACAAACTAACCCTTCTTGGTGTTCAACAGATCTGTGGAAGAAAGACATCTCCACCTCCTTCCTTTTGATCATGATGCGTTACTCAGATCAAACTCCAACTCCTAGGGTCCGCGCCCTGGGGGTTGGAGAACATTTCTTTTATTTTGTGTATATCGACTTAATTCAAGCATTTATCACTAACTAGCCATAACCAACAACTAAAGCAAAGAAAGGATAAATGCTATGAAGAAAGTTATTGCACTCTTACTCATCGGAGGTTTCATGATGGGATGCGACACAAATGCCGCGCTTACGGCTGATCAGCAGGCTGAAGTGAAGGCTATCGCTAAGATTGCTCAGTTCGAGGGATTTCGCTCGAACTGGTATTCCTGTTCCGCTGGTGTAAAAACCATCGGATATGGATTTACAAAATGCGTCTTGACGGAAGCTGAACAGAAGCTTACGAAGATGGATCGTAAGACAGCAGACCGCATACTTGGCCGTGAGGTCAGGAAGATCCAAAAGCAGGTGAAGGGACTTGTCAAGCGTGAGCTGACTGTTGGTCAGCAGGTCGCTCTGATAAGCTTCGTCTACAACTTTGGTCTTCCGAAGTTCCAGTCTTCTACTCTGCTCAAACGCATCAACGACGGTTCCAAGGACGATGTGATCACCAAGGAATTCAATCGCTGGGTGTACGGCGGATTGTACAAGAAAGACAAGAACGGCCAGTTCGTCCTGGATGCGAATGGGAAGAAGATTCCTGTTCCGTTGAAGGGATTGGTAAAGCGTCGTGCGACCGAAGTGTCGTATTGGTGCGCCTGAGAAATTCCGCCTTGCAGCTCGGGAGAAATCCCGGCTGCAGGGTGGTTTTCTTTTTGTTATTTTTTAACTTTCACTATCAGTTTATGACTCTGTCTTTTTCTCAGAGAAACGCTCTAAAAGTTGGACTCTTGTCTCATGTTTGATATGGAAATATATTACACATCTGGCTAGGTTTAACGTTGTAAAGAAGGAGCAACATGATGGATTATAATGCTGAGTCAATTAAGCATTACACGGCTCTTCAGCACATGCGCAAGAAGAGTTCGATGTACGGCTTTAAGACATCATCAGTAGACGGTAACCTGATTCAGATAAAAGAAATCGTTGACAACTCTATCGACGAGGCTCGTGACCAATCTAGGATGTATGACATCTTCGTCACGTACTTTGTTGCTAAGGACAAGTCGACATATCAGGTTCTCGTTCAGGACTTTGGTCTTGGTATTCCGAAAGAGAAACTTCTTGACTGCTTCACAAAGGAATTCACTTCTGGCAAGTACGAGGAGTCTCACGGATATCAATCGTCTAGTATCGGAACTAACGGCATCGGATCTAAAGTCGTTGCTGCTCTGTCAGATCAGTTCTACGCATTTACCAAGAGGATGGATGGCTTTGCGTTTCTCAAGGTTGAGAGAGGTGAAGTCAGAGATTCTCAGGTGATGAAGAAAACGATTGATCGTAATAAGGATACAGTTGGTACGACTGTTCTGTTCCAGCCAGATCCTACGATCCTAGTCGCAACAAAAGACTTCTTTGGCAAGAATGAATTAGGTGAAGAGGCTAAAGGGTATTCCGAGAATCTCAACCAGATTGAATTCTACATGCTCTTCAAGAAGAACATTAGGATTCATGTTAGAGTTGTGGACGGACTACTCAAACAGTCTACATTCAAGATGCCCCCTGAAGATTTGTGGAGGTATCTCACTGATTCGTCCAACTTCACGTATTCGTCGGATGTTGTGTTCAACCCTCTGTCTCCTAGAGAGTACGTGATTAACAAGTTCGATCTCAAGGAAATCGTTTGGGAACCTGGAGTAGAACTTAAGAAAGAACACGATATAAACAATCCTGACGATCGTCTAGGATTCGATGTTGATGTGTTCATCGATCCTAAGACACTCAAGGGTGAAGGTGGACTCATCGGTGCTGTCAACGCAACTCCTATTTCCGATCTGAACTCGACACACTTCACTATGCTGCAGAGCACATTGAAGTTGTATCTGACTGACTATGTCTTGGACAAGGATAAGAAACTGTTCTTCGAAACCAAGTATCAGATTCCTCTAAGTGGATGTGTGTCAGTGACGTGGAAAGGTGCTGGGTTCGATGGCCAGGACAAATCCAAGTTCACTGATGTCAAGTTCGGTGAGTTCTATCGTGTGTTCTTGCGCAGGATCCTGAACAAGATTCCTGAATCTGTCTGGGAAAGACTTGTAGAACTCATCACTGAGAACTTTGAGATGGCGTTCGCCAGGTACAGTAAGTCTCAGTACAAGATGAACAAGAGCCTTAATGGTATTGGGTATCTGCTCAACCGTACAGGTTCGTACTTCCCGTGTCGCTCTAGGGACAGCAGTGAGATTGAACTATTCATCACAGAAGGCGATTCAGCTGCTGGTCGTGTAAAGACTGTTCGCGACGAACGTATCCAAGCACTGTTCAAGTTGTCCGGTAAACCGATCAATGCGGTTCGTGCAGATGCCAAGAAGCTTCTGAAGAACCTTATCTATCAGGATCTGATGGAGTTGATAGGTGTTAGACCGACAGACAAAGACCTGAGCAACATGCGGTTCTCCAAGATCATACTCCTGGCAGATGCCGATGCTGACGGTTATCACATCGTCGCTCTCCTGATAGGAATCTTCAAGGAGATCAATCCTCTGATCCTAGAGGAAGGTAGAATTTACATTGCCAATCCTCCTCTGTATTCGCTGCGTGTGCAGGGACAGAAGCGCCCTCTGTATCTTCGTGATCAGGGAGCACTCATCGAAGCGAAGACTGAGATCTACAGGACTCTGCTCGATGTGTTCATTGAGATCGGCAATAACAAACCCAAACTGCTCAGTAAAGAGGAGTATGTGTCGTTCTGTGCCATCGTCGAGAAGATCGGTGATCGTGTCGGCTTCATAGCAGACCAGTTGAATATCGACAGGTTCTTGCTTGAGCAGCTGATGCATTGTGCAGATTATCTGGACGAGAAGAGTCCTAACATCAAGATGATTGCCTCGATCATGTCGAAGGCAGGAGTCGAAGATGTCCAGTGGGATAAGACTTCTAGCACACTCATACTTGTTGAGCAGGGTTTGGACAGCTTGGTTTCGTTGGCTCACCTTAAGGAGACGATAAAAAATCAGATCATCCCGTTGTACGAGGACATCAATTGGACAACGTGGAACTTGTATGTCTCTACCAGGTACACAGACCTCTATGCATTTGCACCATGTTCCATCATGATGCTTTATGCCATCTTTAAGAACATAACAGATACCGACAACAGCAAGTACTTTGCCATTACCCGATTCAAAGGGTTAGGTGAAATGGACGAAGCTGCAATCAAGGGAACCTGTATTGACGCTGGAAGATGCGTGTCTAGAATCTGTGGTATGGGTGACGTCAATGTCATCTACAACATGCTTGGTGTGGACAGCGAAGCCCGCAAGCAGCTTAACAGTCGAAGTGTTCACGGGAGACTCGTTGAAAACGGTTTCTTGGAGGAATAGAAATGATCGAAACGTTAGAGTGGCTCAAGGATCCCACTTTAATGCCGAAGTATCATCGTGATTCATCGGCATTCGTTTCGGCTGTAACTGAGATATTTAGTCTTGATGATGCCAGACAGCAAGATGACGACATCCAGGACTACGCTCGAGCGGTGTTGAGGTATTTATTACTTAGACGCCTGCCAAGCACTGATGAACTTGTCGAGTACGAACATCCACCACCAGCAAGTGTCAAGATACCTGAAAGGGTTGAGATGCTTAGAGGTGCGATAGGACGTATAAACGAAAAGCTTCTCTTCAACAGAAGGGCAGTTGTTAATCCGTTTCCAACCATGATACTGCTTACAGATCTAGGCACCGGTAAGAAGTGTGATTGGTCTTATGGAGGAGAACTGCCTATTCTGTTGATTTCAACATGGCTCTTCACAAGGGACATTAGAAGCTACGACGGGTGTACACAACACGCATGTCTTCGTCTGTATTCCAAGCACAAACTCACTGTCCCAGACAGCAGGATCGCAGATGAGTTTACATCAGACAGACTTAGTTGTGCAGCATGGATAGCTGGTGAAATAGACCGACTATGTGGTCAGCGGTATCCTACTAATGAGATTCTGCGAGAGGTCTCTTATCTAGGGTGCTTCGCATCGTTGGTGATTGCTAGCAGAATGCAGGGGTCCGGCCCTCTGCAGAGTTTCCTGCTCAACGAGGTAGAGTGGTTACAAACCGCAACAACAACCAAATAAAGACAATTGGAGTTTAAAGATGTTTTCTATAGCCGACATCGACAAAGAAACTCGTAAGCGTCTCTATGGTCAGCAGAAGGTGTCTACGGTTGAAGATGCTCAGATGAGTGCAGGTTCTCCAATGTTTACAGAGGAGGATGTCCATTCGACTCAGCACTGCCTAGACATCATTCTGAGAAGTGTATTCGTGTCTAAGAGGATATCGAAGGACTTCTTCAGTGCCAAGTGCCATGAGTATGCGCTTTCACAAGGTACTCTTCCCCTCCAGGCAAACACATTCGGGTCCAACCTGATGAGGACGTTGGTAAAGGGGAACATTACGATCAACAGGTTTCTCGAGGCGTTGAACGTCTTGGGAATGACACTTGCAGACATGCAAGTCACGGTTAAGTCGTCTCACGGAGCTGACGAAAAGTTCAGTGTGCAGGAGACCGCTGATATCAGATGATCAACGGATCCTTGTCTGTAGGTGCATTGCCTACAGACAAGGGTTCATCATGTTTTGGAGGTCTTAATGGATCAACTCAGACAACCGGTGTACAAGTCGTATAGACATCCTAATCTCGAGAAGTTCATGATCGAGTTGGGATCATTGTGCACAACGCTTATGATTTCCGCTGCAACGTACGGTATGTTTCAGTGGTGCGGAAAACTCATAGCGTTCGTAATTCTCTTTTTGTATTTCCTGATAACCAAGATGCGTACGGAGACTATCTACTTCTACGATGACAAAGGTCTTGGTCCTGGAAGGTTCCTAGTGTTTATGTCTAACACTTCACTATCGTTTAAGAACGCGCTTGTGCCATTTGCAATTGCGTGTGCAGCAGACGTATTAGTGAGGACGTTATGATTGTTCATTTTGTGATGGGGCGTCGTACGAATCAGAGTAACAGGCTTGGAGCCTTCGTCAATCTAGAGTACGATGACAATGATTCCGTAAGGACAAGTAACGAGGGACTTGTATACAAGAAGTTCCTCGAGGATCTATCTGGAGATTTCATAACCGAGGAGATCAACAAAGAATTCGAGGTCACGATAAAAATCTCCAACGTCAAACGCATGAGGCAGACTGTTAACATCGACTACAGTCGACTTGTTCCGTCTGTTCCTCTTTGGGTGGTGGATAGTTGCATGGATATCTACAGAGCTCTTAAGAAAGAACTCCGTAGGAAACACGACGCTTATCTTTCTGAAGAAGAGAGGAAAGAGAAGTTGAGACAAGAGCTAAAAGAAGGCAATAGCAGCCTTCCTAATAGCTAGGAGTCTCGCTAGTGACATTCTGAGAAGCCTGCTCAATGCAGACCTCAGGAAGGTATTTTGTAACAATTCTTGACAATTTGATACACTCTAAACAACGTACCGATTAACTTTTATAAGGAATACAAACTCTTAAAAAGGAGTTCGAAAATGGCGACTATGATAGAGAGACAGGTGTTCTGCGCCGTATGCAATAAGGTGCACAACCTGTCTGTCCCTGAGGATGCTTACAGACGAGTTGTTGAGAAATGGAACGGCTACAACATTGATGATTGCATCAAGGAAGTTGCTGGTGAAGTCCCTGAACATGAAGTGCGTCTCATCCTTGTAGGGAAATGCAATTAAGGATCTAACTCAATGAGTCTATTCCAAGAGCAGATGACCGCTTCTGAGTGCGTCCTCATGAACATGAAGTCGTTCTCTGAGTATACGGTGATGACCAAGATGCCGAATTCTGTGGATGGACTTAAACCCATCCACAGGCGTATCTTGCTCACCATGCACAAACACGACGATGTTCCTAAGGAAGCAACTGTAGCAGGAGAGGTCATGAAGATGCATCCGCATGGTGATGCATCTATTGCTGCCGCTATCTCGAGTCTTGCACAGCCGTTCTCTAACATCATCCCGCTGGTGGAATCCCAGTCTAACTTGGGCACCTATGTGGGTGACGATCCGGCTGCTGCTCGATATGTCGACGTAGCACATGCAGAGTCGGCAGAAGACATATTCTTCAGACACACAGACTCGTCCTGTCTTAGGACTGTTCCTTGTGAATCTGAGAAAGGTGTTGAACCTGCCAACTTTGCACCGACCATTCCTCACGCGTTGTGTTTCCCTGTGTTGGGCATTGCGTGTGGGTTCAAAACGCAGACTTCTGCAATCTCGCTCAAGAACCTTTGTATTGCTGCAAGGAAGTTCATTGAGCTTAAGTACGAGCACAAAGATTTGCTATACAAGCAAGCTTACAATTTGGCTCCGTACTTCATCCCTGACTTTCCTACGTACTGTCACCTGAGGAATTCTCGGCAGATAGTAGCATCGTACAGGAAAGGAGAGTGGGATTGCCCGTTCGTACTGGACGGCATAATGGAGATTGATAAGGACTCCATCACGATAACAACTCTTCCACCTGACAGGTCTTTCGGCAAGGTAACCACTGATGTTGGTGTCAAGACTATCCGAGAGAAAACAAGCTGGTTCCACGAACACTTTATCGACATGTCCGACTTCACTGGTCGTGAGCAGGGCTGTGTCAAAGGCAAGTTTGTGTGTCAGCTCCGTAGAGGTGAGAACCCGTTCGATGTCCTGACAAGGTTCAAGAACGAGGTTCAGTTCACTTCCTCCTGGAGACCCTCGATGTTGTATTACGACAACGAGACTGGTCTTGGTAGGGAGAATCCTCTATCTCTACTGGATAAGTGGAGCGATGCCAGGTTCAACGTGGTACTTGGTGGACTCAAGCAGAAACTCATCAGCCTGAAGCAACAGCACCATCGACTCATGGCTCTCGTCATTGTTGTCGATCATGCTAAGGAAGTATGCGACATCTTCCGTAATGCTAAGGATGAAGAGTCTACTGTGAAAGTCTTGATGGAGAGATTCAAATCGTTCCATCTAACGGCATTCCAGGCCAGGTATCTTCAGTCACTTCCTCTCAAGCGTCTAACCGCCAAGGGAAAAGCCGAACTCCTCAAGGAGATCGAGGATGTCAAGGAAGAGAATCGTGCTCTCCAGGAACGCTTCAAGCACGTCCCTGAAGAGATGATAGCTGACATTGACTACTTCGACAAGAAGTATTCCGACAAGTATCCTGCCAAGTGCACTATGCCCGATTACATCGGCACAGCGTGCTACAAGAAGACTGGCTGGATCATGCTGGAATCTGTCAAGGAAGCTAACGAGATACTCAAGCGGTTCCCGTCTGAGGATCTGGAGTTCACTCTGTTCCAGGAAGGTGGAAAGATAGAGGTTATAGGGACAGATGATCCTGAGTTCGATCCTTCCATCGATGTTCCGAAGTACATGAAAGCCTCCTATGTCGGTAGGATCGGCAGGGCTGTGAAGCATCTTGCCGTGAATATCAAGGATGGCTGCTCCTTCGGCCCTAAACCTGGACAACCTGGTCTCATCCAGATGCCAGTTCTCCCTGTTGGGGAGAAGTGCACTGTCATCCACAGGATAGAAGGTAGGAAACTTATCGATGTCGACAAGAGAGCTGTTCGGCAGACGATCAATGTGTCCACACCTTCGATCAAGGACATTATCCATGTCTCTCCTGTTACTGATGAAGAGGTGTTTGTTATTCACTGCAACACTAAGGTGCCTAGCGTAGTCAACATTGACCGAATCAAGGGCAACGGTAAACTGTCACGTGTTCCTATCGGGACAACGATGGTTATCGGCGTGTTTCGTATTGGCGGTCCTCTGATGTTCACGGTTCCTAACGAGGTTGTGTCTCGTACAACGATCAGACACTTCTACTTCAAGGATCTTACTGAGTTTGTAGCGACAGGTGAAACGCTAAAACTTCTGCTCACCAAGCGCAGGACATCTAAGGATCAGGCAATCGTTACGTTCGGTCAGCATTCTCAGTTGTTCACAATAGCTGGGGCGAAATGAACCAGATAACTGATCTATACGGACGATGGTTCCCAAGGAAAGTAGGTGATGACCTAACCCTTGAGGGACCTGAGTCCGCTCTCATTCTCAGTAACTACAAGAAGCTCCGATACGCTGCTGTACTTGTGGCTAGTCTGATCAATGAGAAGAATGAGCGTCTCTACACTGGACGACTCAGAGGAAGCCGTACAAGCATGACCAAGCGCGTTCTCAAGAACGTGGATTATTGGTTCAAGAGGATCAAGTGCAATGTCCATTATCCTAGGTTCAGACTTGAAGTTACTAGGAACGGAGTCGATACTCTAGGCAATCCGTACATGTCCCTTGTTGTAGAACATGCTGGAGAGCGGTTCTACGCTCAGGTGTTCAGTGTGATGGCTTCAACACTTGTAGCTGGCAGGTTTGCACGGCTTATGGTAAAACTCTTTCCTCGGTGGCACTCCTACCTGAAGGACAAGTTTGATGTCTACTGTATGACCAAGATGCGGATCTACGTTGATCCGGATGCGTACGTGGATGTCCCTGTATACACCTTCAAGGTTACAACTGGTGTTATCGAGGGTTACGACCCATCTGCTGTATGGGAGAAGGAAGGCAATCATGCCACAAGAGTCAACTACTTCAGACCTGAATATCAGATTCCAGGAAGCTAAGACAGTCAAACTGGCCGACCTTCCTAAATTGAAAGACACAGAGCCTCTGTGGACAATCGTTTGTGTTGAGGAACACGGTGGTGAACCACAGATCCTTCTTGGTGTCGATGACAAACCTGAAACAAGATTCTGGTTCAGGTTTGACGGATCTTCCAAGGAAGTCTACGAGACCTATGTCAAGTGGAAAGAGGAGGCAACTGCTCTCTACAACGACAAGGTTAGGTCTCCTGACGAGATGGATTACCTCAGGACAGTGACTATCTCCATGGGAATCATTGTGGACCTGTTCAAATGGTTCAACGATGACACTGCGCTTCAAATAAGCAAAGCTCTTATGGAAGGAATAGTTGCTGCTCTAGGTACCAAGTGGTATGTGACTGATCATCCAGAGGTCAAGGACAACCCCAAGATCCTCGAGACCGCTGGAGCCAAGATCGTCCCGTACACTGAGCTCGTGATCAAGTACATGACGAGACTGCATGAGTTGCTCAGCAACTACAATCAGGTCGTCAGTGCCAAAGAAGACGTAAAGTGATGACTGTAGGCCAGATCTGGGCACAAAGCCCAGATCTGGTTTTACATTTTTATCCAATAACATAAGGAGGGCTCTATGCTCAAGCGATTTTTTACCGCGATCAAGATGTGGTGGAAATCGTCCACCTTAGATCTGATCCGGGAAGCCACAAGACTTAGGACATTCGACCTAGTTGCGTTCAATGAGAACCCGAGTTTCGAGGATCTCTACTTCATCTATGCCACATCTGATGATGAATGCTACCTTATCAGATTGGCAGATTACAACAAGAACAAGGATCACCGCAACCTTTATGATGCTGATCTTGACAAGCAGATCATCTACTCCTACAAGGATTGCCAGAGGTATTTCCATAAGGTGATGAATCGGACTCTCAAGGCCGAGGAGATTCTTATCCATCCGTCACAAAGAGAGCTTCAGACGTTCGCCAGCAGAATGTGTAGAATATCGGACTACGACTATCCTGTGTTCTGTTGGTTCATCGACAAACGTGACGACCATGTCATGTTCGTTGGTGCCAAAGAACGTAGAGATGGTGAAGATATCCTGAAGGTGTTCGACATCACTATCGCACTTGGTACAGGTATCTACCATAACCTGCCTTACACCCATCTAGTCAAGTACAAGGACATCAGAGACAAGATGTGCCTCAAGACTACCTATGGACCTGACCTGGTTGGTCTGCTCCACAACAGGTGGAGGAGAGAAGTCATTGCAGATATCTCAAAGACTATATTCTCTACGATAGCCTCGTCCGAGATCAAGTACGACAAGTATTCTGTCTTTGCTAACTCAATGACTTTGTGTAATAATTTAAACGGACAAAACAGTAGTATGCAAACTACTCAATGTAGAAAGGAAAAGAAATGAAGAAACTCATCGCAATTGCAGCTACCGCTGCAGCAGTACTCACTGGTTGCATCACTGCACCCAAAGGAACGACTGGCTACTATGCCGGTATGACCATCCACCAGAGTTACACCAAGATCGCTGAGAAGCAGAGTGATGCTTTCAAGCAGACGGTTGAAGCTCTTTGGGCAGACATCGACAAGATCGATACGAACCAGGATCTCTTCAACGTGTACACCCGCATCGCTGATCACTTCGATGCGCTTATTCAGGCCAAGGGACTCGACAAGAAGCAGGTCACAGTCCTCAAGGTTCTCAGGAAGGTCGTGGATATAGCAATTGCCCGTGCTCTGGACGACAAGATCGAGAGCGCTCGTCGGGAGAATGCATTAAAGTGGCTTCGTCAACTCCGTGAGGGTATTCGCATCATGCGCAAGCTTGAAGCGGGCGAGGAGGTTACACTTCCTGACAACGAATGTGAAGATTGCTACTTAGAGGCCTAAGGACGCATCCACAAGTGTTTAATCACAACAAACAGAGAATGTGACCAGTATGACGGTTCTCCCTTTGTCTGGGGAGAACCGTCATGATCCTTTTATTTATACATTACTTTTGTGTCCATCAACCAAAAACTGAAAGGAACACAAATGAAACTAATGGATACGTTCAGGCAGTATCATTACGAACTGCGTATGATCTCAACCGCTGGGAGGATCTTCAACAGGATCGAAGCTACTACCCAGATATCCGGACTTACGAACATCTGCCATCTGACCACTCTGGGCAATACAGTTGCTGAGTACACCAAGCAACTTCTTCTGTTCCAGAACGAGCCATTTGAACCTGCTACTCTTGATGACCTCAAGAAGTTGCATGCCGAAATGGAGCAATGTCTTCGCACATTTGAAGGCACTCCTGACGAAGATGACCGTAAATTCGATGCCCGCTGTATACTCGATCTGCAGGCCCTGTCTGAGCTGATCGATACGGATTTCAGGTGCAATGTCTCACTAAAGAAAAGGTCACAGCCAGTGGACTTCCCTAGGGCACTGATCGTATTCGATCTTGCCCTGTCTGGGATACTCCACGGGATGTATCTCCTTATTAAACCAGATGGTGAGATTTCCGAATCTCTGTACTCGATGACAGCTAAGCTTCCGACTGAGTCTCCTATTACCTTTGAGCTTCTGGATGAGCAGAAGTATTTCAACGATGAAGAGAATGCAAAGATCCGTGAAGCTAAAGAGGAAAGGGAAGCTGCTATCAGAGAAGCTGCTGAGCAGGCCAAGGAGGAAGAGGAAGCTAAGAAGTACCTCGAGAACTTGGATAAGCTAACCTATCCCAATGATGAGGCTATGAATGTTCTCAAGATGAGTCACATGGCCAAGATCGTTGCTCGTGCTATGAAGGTGTGGGACACAGTTGATCTTCCTGATGGATACAACACCAGATGGGGTCTACTGTCTACCATTATCAATAGCCAGTTGAGTTACGATATCGTAGGTGACGGCAAGTTCACTTACGGAGATGTTGCTTGCTTGAGCAAGGTTCTGAATGTTATGTCGAAAGTGCCGATTCGTCTGATGTCGTTCAACTTGACGTCTATCATTGACAAGATGGACAATAACAGTCCGGTTCCGACAGATGATCTGATCGATATCGTGTTCGAGAAGTAAAAAGAACAACCGAGATCACCTCTGCTGAGCTTTCGCTCAGCAGAGGTGAGGTTAGGTAATCACTTACCCTTCTTTTTTCTCAGTTCAGTTGCTTTGTCTTTGGCGTTCTCTTCGTCCCGCATCTTCTGCCGTTCGACTTCAAGTCGACGATCGAAGAGCTTGCTTTCAGGTGGACGGGTAACGGCATCCCAAGTGATGATGCGCTGGAGTACAGGACCTCCGTTGTCCGGTACCATTGTCACGAATCGCGGAACGAACCTAAGGTCTCCACGAACATGAGCATCTGCAATAACAGGAGACATCCTTCCTGTGAACACAACGTCGATAGCGACACTGCTTGTCTTCGGATCGAAAGTCTCTGGTTTAATATCTGTGATTGCGTGCGACATCTTGTCAAAGTCAATCGTCTGCGCGCGCTTCGGGTCTGTTCCACCGGGCAATTCGCATTCACCATTGATGACCGGCATCCTAGCTCTATTCCAAGTGGCCATCAGGTGTTCAAGAGATTCTTTGCTTGGAACCTTAACCCTATAAGTTACACTTCCCATAGATTCCTCCTAACAGTGGGTTTATTTGACATAATGATATTAGTGCAAAATATCAAATACTATTCCACATTTATAGAATATTCAGTGCTATTTCAAGTATGTATTACTTATGTGGTTATGGGCAACAGATCCAATCTGTTTACCAAAAAATCTTCTTGCATAGCTGTCTGATGAAGCGCACAGGTAGACACGTGTGTGATAGAGTTCGTCGGATGTTGTACTGAGAGGGTTTTGGAACGCGGGTAGATCCTTCCCGCGTTCCTTTTCTTTTTGTTAATTCTTAAAATCATTTCAAATCTATATTACACTAGTGAATCTACCATAACCAGAAAGGATCAAAAACATGATGAAGTGCAAAAGATGCGGTCGGTACAACGACCCGTCCGAGTACCCGGAAGGCATCGAGTTTGATCCGGAGCTCTGCATCGAATGTCTCCGCAACACTGCGGTGGATGACGATGAAGAGGAGGACACTCCGGAGGAAACAGACGATGACCCTGAAGGGGTCCGCGCCCTCGAAGAGGCAGAAGACGCAGAAAAAGATTTAGAGGAGGAAAACGATGACGAAATTGAATGACGAATTCGCTCAAGAACTTCGTGCTAGAGCCGTTGCGGAACTGGCAGGAGACATTGAGTCGGCAGCGCCTGCCCAAGGTGTAGCCAAGTTGTCAGCGTCCCTCTACAGTCTGATGCTGCAGACAGTAGAAATGTTTGATGAAAACGAATATGATCTGCTTGATGGGATCGAAACCGCTATGTCGGAGTTCGATCATGACTTGTCAGATCGTCTCGATCTCACGGATTACAGCGTTGTAGCCAACGTGACCGACAACGGTCGCCCGGTGATCAACGTTGAGATCCGTTACAAGAACGTGGTGCTTACCTCGTTCTCCTCGGACATTCCTACTCTCAAGCTCATGTCTTGGAAGAGGAAGCGCCAACTTGGCTGATAAAATGACTGGGTCGGGTGTGTGCCTTAGGGCACAACCCGGCTCGTTATTTTTTGGGTTCTATCTTATGCATTTGTAACTTAAAATTAAGGTGTTGTTTATGAAATATCTTACTCCGGAGGAATGGGAAGCTAGTCTAACCCGTTCTCAGCGGAAACGCGTAGATCAGCTTATAGCTCAGTCGGAAAGTTGTAAGTGCTACGTCATTATTGACGATGCTATCAAGCAACGTAAGAAGAGAGCAATTACCGAACATTCTCACAACGTCAAGGAGTACGATACTGTTACTAGTGACGGAAGGGCTATCCACGTAGAGTATCGGCACTAAAGGAGAGGGCTTATGTCAGAAAGAGGTTTCTAATGTCCGAAGAAGTTGTAGCTGCTACAGAGGCTGTCAAAGATCCCAAGAAGAAGCGTCAGAAGATTACTGAATACATCTTGAAGGTGATGACGGCCATGGATCCATCTGGTGACAATACCAAGAGGTGGAAAGAATTTCTTGGAGGTATGTCTGATACCAAGTTTGCTGAGTTCATGGAACTTATACGAAAGAAAGAGTACCAGCTTAACCTCATTGCTCCCAACATGAAGAAGGTTCTCAAGATCTCTGATCTCGTGAATGCTTCCAAGGTAGTTGGGCTCAAGTTGGCTCATCGTCTGTGGCTCAGGGACAAAGTCACTGGTCGCAAGTATCTTACCAACGATGAGCATCTTGTCCTTACTCTTCCTATTCGCCGTGCTCAGCAGGAATGGGACAAGAAGCTTGCAGTCCCTGCACGTGACAAGACAGTTGATGCTTTGTCAGGGCAGGTTGTAGGCGAGGATAAGGCTTGCTCTATCTCTGCACCTGAGATTCAGTCTCTTGGTGTTCGTGGTCTCAAGAACACTATGCTTGAAGTAGTGAAGGTTCGTGGTGGTGACGTAACTGCTTACGGTGATTTCAAGCGTCAGATGCAGGAGAACGGCCGAGTTACTCTTCAGTCTCTAGATCCTCGTACAAGAGTAAGGTCTGCAGACATGGTCAAAGTGCTGTTCCGAGGGATGCACATCGACTGTAACGTCTAACAGGAGAACCTATCATGTTTGAATTTGGAAGTTTGTCTGGTGCTCTCAAACGGGTTTCTGAACTCAACTCCAAGAAGGTTGAGGAATCCGTCAAGAAAGCGCTTGACACCAAGACGGTTACCAGTAAACTTCATGAATACACGATAGGCCAGTTCAACGATAAGAAGACAACCTCTGTTCCTGTAAGTAAGGAAGGTGTTCCTGATGTAGCAGCTGCTGAGGCTGCTGCCGCTAAAGGTGAAGCTACTGCCGATGATGTTAAGGATGCTAAATCCGTCAAAACAGTAGCTGACTTGACGGACAGTGAGAAGCAAGACCTCATTGAACGTATTGCGGAGAAGAAAGCTAGAGATGCTTATCAGGCAGCAATAGCTGCTGGTGCAACTCCAGCAGAGGCAGTTGATCTGGCCAACAAGATCGAGAACGTTTCAAAGCAGACGCATCCTACAGATGCAGACCTGCAGACCATGGCCGATGCAGAAGGCGTGCCTACGGAAAGTTCTTGGCTTGATTCGATCAAGGACACCATGAACAGTCCAATGGTTCAGGGTGCAATTGATCAATTCTGTAATTCATTTTGTTCTGGCGAACCGTTCCCGCAGTGTCGAGGATGCCCCAAACGTCCTAATACTGCCGGATCGAAGGGATTTGCAATTCCTGATATTCTCGGAATCATCGATGGGGCTATCAAGGGACTCAAGGATGGTTTAACATCTGCTCTCAACGATATGCTCGGCTGCCCTGGCTTGGCTCAGGGTATCGTCAACGGTGATTTCGAAGGTATCCAGAAGGCTGCTCTCAACCAAGGACTTTCTGCCCTTGGAGACACAGCTCTCAAGATGGGTGCTCCTGCAGTGTTCAATGCTGTTGAAGGACTTCTTCCTGAGAGCATGACTGGTCCTGACAGCTTGCTTGCCGGATTGAAGAACACTTCTGGTAAGACAGGATTAGCGGATATTAAGAAAGCCATGGTCACTGTCTCTGCGACAGCAGACGGACTGATGAAAGCAGGTACAGCCATCTCCAGAGGTGGTCCCGCTGAACTCGGAAAGATCTGGAACTCTTATGGCGATAAATATCCCGGGCCTTGGGGCAATTTAACGCCTACTTCTAAGCAAGGTTTGTCCAAGTTCCAGACGAACGGAACACACATGGTTGACTCTAAGGGTAATCGTGTTCTCGTGTTCAATACGTCTGAGAACAAAGCGCTTCTTTCCACTGCATCGAATGCTGCCAACTCGGCATTCGTGCTTAAGGATACCATGAAGACGAACAACATGAGAACAAGAGGTAGATATACCTCGTCTCAGTTGTCTATGCTTCCTGGCAACTCCACTCCAATGGGTACGTACAAACGTGGTTTCGCTCTGGATTTCCTTAATACTGGAAGAAGTTTGCCGAAAGACACCAAGGTCAGTACGTTCTCGTCTGTCACTGATGCGCTCTTCAGTGATAGCAAGTACAAGACCTACTCTGGAACGCCGTCGGGCTACAGATACATCGCATAACTACAGGCACCACTCAGGGCTTTTGGCCCTGAGTGGTGCCTTGTTCTTTTATTACATATTCCTCCTAAATTATACCAGTGCCCATTTGGATTCTACGCATATATTACTACAGTGCGTGCAACCCAAGTGGAGGATTAAGATGGGTTATACTACCCAAGAGGTGGACAGTCTTGCACTGTCCACTCTCTATCCTGCCTACTATAAGGAGATGCAGATACACAACTGGGGTCCAGTTGATGTAGTAATCACAGACCATACGGGAAGACAAACAGTCATACCAAAATGGCCAAGAGCTTTAGCTGCACAGAAACCGTTCGTTGAAATCTATCAAAGAGAGTTCAATGGAAGACGGTCTAAAGATACGCTAGGTGGAGCTCCCAAGGACATTCCGATTCCGACAAAACGGATTCAGATCCCGTACGATGACTTTATGCTCTATCCGATTAAGCTGGAAGAGTTTGGATTGACAGTGTCGACTGCGGAGCATTCCCTAGTCGCCAAGAACATGCTGGCAGAATCTGAGTATTGTCCAGATCTCCAGGAGTCTGCTTCAGACTTTGAGCTAACTGATCCTCGATTCGTATTCGAGGTGAAGGATCCGATGAACCGATTCGAGGTTCTCTATGTCCAGGCATTGGGTCAAACCATATGCATCAGATGTAGACATTCCAACCGATTGGTTCCGTTGATAGATGGTGAAGGTGGTGAAGTAACCACTGAAGCCACTACGCTCTCTTGTTACCTAAGGTATCCGAGTAATCATCTTCAAGAAGAACGTGCGACTGTTCCAGTCTTCACGATCAACTTGAAAGACATTGATCTCGAGGAACCTTATCGTGTCCAATCTGGAGACATTGTCTGTGTTGCCAGTTCGATTGAATCTCTGCAGAGAGTCATTGCCAAGAAAGATGCTGGAGTTAACTCTTCGGCTATTCAAGTAACTGGTATGATATCTAAAGAGGTTCACGATCAAACAGTTGCTAATCTGCAAGCTCAAATAGCAGAGGATAGGAAGACAGCGGACAACAGGTTGAGGTCTCAGATCGCAACCAAGGACGCTACCGTCGCAGATCTTAAGGCCAAGCTAGCGGACAGCATCCGTGAACGTGATGAATTCAAACGACTGAACGAATACTGGAGTTCAGTCAATGCAGCGAACGTCGAGAGATATGCGAAAGAGGATAAGCTTGCGGCTCAGCGAGAGGATCGCAGGATAACTGAAATGAAGAACGATCATGAACGTAGAGAGTCCTTGTTCAAGTTCGCCATCGCAGTTCTGACAGCGATAACCACCGTGACCAGTGCCGCACTAGCTCTACAAGCCAAAAAGAAATGAAAGGACAAAATGAATATCTTGAATGAGGTTTCCCAACGGATCTCATCTGCCATGCGGCCTTTCAACGACGACCTGATCTACGGATTCAGGAAGCGTAAGATAGCAAGTATACCGGAGTACCTGGACTCAGCGTTCAGGCAGACGGTTACGTTCTTCAACAACCAGCTCCAGTATATCGGGTACAGAACTCTGACACCCGAAGAACGTCTGGACTACTTGATTGAGAACAGTATCCACAAAGGCCAAGTGTCTATCCGACGGACAGAGACTTCAACAGTACGGTTTGAATTTTCGTTCCAGGGAGATCCGTATTACATCTACGTTGAGATCCCGTATCTTCAGAACGAGTGCGTTGTCTATAACGACACGGAATATTACCCGCTCTTCCCAATCGTTGAGCGCGGTAGTGTTAACGTGACTGATTCTGGAACCATCATCGTCAAGGTGATGCGAGTTCCGATAACCTTTGGTAGAAGGTCAACCGACAAGGTTCAGCTAGAAGCCATCAGTGGTAATCATTACTGGGACATCCTGGTTACAGTTAAGATCTACATGGGGCAAGTAAGCAAGAAAGGGGAACGCATCCCCCTGGTTTTGTATCCTCTATGTCGAAAAGGATTCCGAGGGACGATGAAGTGGTACAACATCCCCGAAGGTTCTATCTCTGTAGTCCACGAAGGACTGGTTGATGACAAAGCTAATGAGTACTTCATGCTGCCTAACGGGTTGTTCCTCAAGGCCAACAAGAAGCTTCTGGAGAATGACATCTTCTTTAAGAGAATGGTCTTGTCACTGTTCAAGATCTATCTGGAGAATACAGTCTTCACTCCAGCCGACGTAATCGGAGATGATACAGAGTATTACTGCACCACACTCGGTCGGTATATCTGTTCTAAGAACCGTAATGTCCCGATGAACGCACTAGTGCTCAAGAACGCTTGGACACATTTGGACATGACCGACCTGATGCTTGATGGTGTGGCGCAGAAGAAGCTAGCGTCTGTTGGTATTGATGTGACGGACACTTATGACTTGCTGCACCACATGTTCTTCAACATCGACAAGTTGATTGTGAGTTACAATCCGATCAACCTGTATGACAAAATGATCGGTAGTCTCGATCAACTCATGGGTGGAGTCATCCGTGGGATCACAACACAGCAGTACGGAATCATCAACTCAAAACGCGGGGCGTCCTTGACGCCAGAGGTAGTGAAGACGTTCTGTAGGAAGGCATCGCAACGTCCGTCTTGGATAAGCATGACTTCCATCTTCAGGCCTGAGCCATCTGTGTATGGAGACAATCTCCTTCTCACGGTTGCAGGTAAACGATTCTTGTCTTTGGACTCTGTCGAGTCTCAGTATGGTTATGGAAGAAAGAAGAAACGGACAACTACAAGGATTCCGCCGCATCTGTTGAAGTCGCATCCTTCGCATATTGCGGTAACAAGTATTCTGGACATCCCTGCAAGTACTCCGGTGTCTACAGGATCCATCAATCCGTATCTGCAGATAGACGACGAAGGCAACATCATTGAAAACAAAGAACACTCCAAGATCTTGGAACATGTGTTCGACTAAAGGAAGAGTAACGCATCATGATTGATCAAAGTCATCCTTATTATCAGCTAGCATGTCAGATGTATCCTAAGGTTGTCAACAACCTTCTGGCTCAGCAGCGGATAACTCAGGTGGAGGCAAACTTCATCATGAGTAAGGTGAACGGACCTGAGTTCGCTCAGTTCGTCCAGAATGCCATTGCGTCGCTCCCCTCGATACAGGGTGAGCAGCACATGGAGAAGTTGATTTACGATAACCTGATCGGTCCTATGGTCCAGTATATTCGTCAGCAAGCAGCATATCAGGTTGGTGGCGGATATTGTGGTGGAATGATAGTCAATCCTGGAGCTCCTGGGTATCGACCGATGATGGGTGCTGGTGGCTATGTCCAGAGAGGTGGATTTGCAGCAGGTGGTAGCAGCTGGTATGCCGGGAATCGTGGAGCAGGAGCACCTGCATTCCAACGTGGACCTGTAGCCGGAAGATATCAGCCTGAGACTATTGCGCCTACTCCGAGAGGACGCACAAGCGATAAGACTGCCAAATCTCCTGAACCTAAGGAGAAGCCGAAATGGGCAGAGCCCGGTCTCGATCAGACCAAGACGATTAACCACACGCTCAACAATACTGGATTCAGCATTCAGGAGTTCATGAGCTCCGATGGTTCTCCGATTGCAGAAGCGTATGTGATAGATGATCGTCCTAGGTATCTGTCTCCAACAGAAGCAGTCAACGCGTTCAAGGGATTGCTCCCTGCTGAGGACAACGTCAAGAAGTTCATCACTGTCTGCTATCGTCAGCTTAAGGTCCTGAAGAATGTGGACCGTAATGCTTTTAAGAATCTCATCAAGGCTGTGGTCGGTCCTGTGACCAACATCAGCGATGACAGGGTAGGTGATCGTCTCAAAGCGATCATGACCGTGTCTGGTGACCATCCGTCTGGCGCAGTTAATGCGTTTCACCAGATGATCGTTGATGAGTTCAATGAGCACGTTCTGTCCGGTGAACTGATTGACTCGACACCTAGTCATTATCTGGAATGGAAACTCTCGGCTTCCAGCCTGAGTGGTATCTATGACCTGGTAACAGGTAACATGGATAAGAACACAAGAGACGCCCTGCATCAGATCAAAGATTTCGATCAGGCGCTGAAGTCGGTCGTTCAGAAAGTTCTGGACACTGTCGTTATCAACGGAACGGTTACGAGGATCCTTGATCCGATATCCGATCCGTCTGTTATGGACATCTATAGCCGCGCGATTCCGCCGATATGGAAGAACGACGTGTCTGGTACTTGGGAAGCCACTGATAACTTCTTCGCGAAGTATCTGGCCACTCAGAAGACGATCAATGGATCCAAGACGACAACTGCGACTACGGTTGAGCAGCAGCTCTCCTCTAAACTGCAGCTTGTTGACAGGAATTTTGCAGTTATCCAGGTTCCACGCATCATCACCTGGTGTAACCAGCCTGTCAGCGACGCAGCTTCTTGGAGCAGCGATGGCAAGATCGTGTCGTGCTGTTATGACAATGGGTCCGTGAACAATGACACCGCATACTTCCTGATGCGGGCGATAGCCAGGACCAAAGCGTCCAATGCCAGCAACTTTGCGCTTGTCCCTTATGGACTGATTTGCGAAGTTCAAGATGGTGCTATCTCGCTCAACTATGGGAATACCACCGACGGTAAACTCTGGGTTGGATCGAGAAGGTACTACTGATTCAAAACAAAAAAGAGAAGCAGACTGGGTGGCTTCGAGCCACCCAGTCTGCCTATTCTTTTTCAGTCTTTTTAGATCTGAATCACAGCACCGGTCTGGATGACGCAGCGTTCGTCGATGCTCGAGTACACACGGGACAGATCGTGACCGATCATGCACATGTGAGAAGCGAGCTGAACATACGCGGCCTCATTGTAGGTGTATGGGATACCATCGAGAGTGCACTGAGCCTTCTCAATGCCAGAGTACAGACCGAACTCTGAGATCCGTGCACGACGGAGATCACCGCCATACATAACACCGATAACCTCGCAGACCTCTTCACCAGTCACACGGCGAATGGCCGTTACCGACACTTCGCTGCGTGAACCGATGGAGCTACTAACGTCCGTACCAGTAAGGTTGGTAGGAGTCGGATAGAGGTTCGAGGTATTGAGTATATGCGCAACCTCACGGTTACCAGTGACAGTAGTCAACTTGGGCTGATCGGTTTCGAACTCCAGCAACTTCAACCAGTACTGATAGTACGTCCTACCGTTGAGTGTAACCTTGGTCACCATACGGTACTTGGCAGCTTCAGTCTGACTGAGTGGTGTTGGTACACATCTGAACGGAATGGGTTCGTACAGATCCATGTCAGACGGTGAAGGCTGATACGGCTGTGCGATGTTGTTCTCCGAGGAGATGTTGGCGTAACCCTTGATGCCGATACCGAAGTATCGAATACGAGGGAACGTCGTTATGCTTGCCTCCGTAAGGACATTGTACTTCTTGTTGAGAGTAGTGTCAGGGAGAACAAGAAACTTCGTCGCAACCGTAGCGGAGAGCTGATTGATTCTCCCCAACTCTGTAGTCGTGACGATTGATGTTTTGTATGCGACTTCGCTCATTTGTGTTCCTTAGTTATAACTGTGTTTCGTAGACATGATCTTTCTGAGCACTGTCTCTCACGAGATTCCCATTCTCGTCTTCGGTAAGCAGGTAGCCTATCTCCTGCAGTTCTACGTCAGACCTGCAAGTCAAAGCCCACTTCCTAGTGTAGAGATTGAGATATGCAGACAGTTTCTCAAGAACAGCAATTGTGCTGCTAAGTGTGAAATCAGGATCACTCCACTCGATATCCTCATACTCTATCTCCTTATTGTAAGAAACAGAGTTGACAACCTCAGAAGATGTTGTCATCTTAGCAACACTCTCGTAGACAGCTGCTTCTGATGCACTTGCCTCGGGATCTGCAGGATACGTTGGAACCATCTTTGTCTTAGTAACCTTAGTACCGATCTGGTAGTACCAGTTGTAAGTCCTGCTGGGATCATCGTTCTCCATGCGGATAGCTCTTACCAGCTGGTCTTCGGAAGCACCAACCAGATCCTTCATATTGACGAAGAAGTAGTAAGGATGCTTGCTAAGGTCACTTCCCTTGATGATAGTGCCGTCTCTCACGAACTCAACTCCGCTACCGTTGAACTCGTCGTCGGTGTACGGAATGATCTGACCGTTGCTGTCCATGTCAGTGTGGAACCGACGATGGAAGTAAATCACGTCGTCGTCAACAGCAAACCTCTCTCTTACTGGTATGAACAACCTACCATACTCATCACCATTGATGTCTCCGGTCTTGGGTCTGTCAGTTGTTTCAGTCACGACGGACATGTCGATGAACGACTTGAACGACAGAGCATGATCGTGTGTATCTTCGGCAATGTGGGGCAGTTCAGTGCTCACTCGACTGATTGAATTGCCGTCTGTGAAGTTGATCAGATAACTGCTCAGACTCTTGATGAGTGCCTTAAGTTTGTTGTACTTGGTCTTGTCTGTAGAGATGTTGGCATAAGCAAGTCCGCATCCCTTGAGTAGAGCACCGTACAGCTTGATCGAGAATTCGTTCCAGAGCTCCGTGGAGTTGATAGCAGAGTCGATCTTGCGGATCGAGTTACCAATCTCCTGGTTGTACTGGAACCAGTCCTCGTATGTAGGAGATGCGTTGTCTCCAACGTTAACAAGCTTGAACTCCCTCTTGCTATTGTCCACGAGGATGACCTTTAGGAATTCAGTAACAGCAAGCTTGGTTCTGATATCACCAGCACTGGCTCTGATCATGTCGAGTCTCTCGAGGATGGTGAACATCTTCTCGATGTACTCTCCAAGCTGAGCCTGGCTGTCGATCTGTCCTAGCATCTCAACGTACAAGTTGTTGATGATCCAGTCAACGTTGACGTAATGCTCCAGTTCACAGAGATCGTATTTGGTTGCCTTGGCAGAGTCAGCAAATGCGACGAAGTTCTGATACTCAGTGAGTTCCTCAGTGGTAACCTCATCCTCAGGAGTGAGGAAGGTTATATCTGTAAAACTGAGAACATCGTTCTGCGCATGAATCGTCGTCTTCATAACCTTGATGCTGTAGTCACCAGAGGCTTCGTTGTAGGTATACTCAAACGGAACCTGAATGACTTCGCACTGGTCGGTTGCTATCACTGGTCTCCAGGACTTGCCTGATCCGACATTGTCGAGGGCATAAATGTAAACACGCTCATCAACGCTTGTGGTAGCAGGATCATCAGAAACTCCCCAGATGACTGCTAAGTCACCAAGCTTAGGATCTGGATTACCAGCAATCATCTCGTCATACGTCCTGTAGGAAGGAACACTCAAGTGATCGGAGTGCCACCTGAAGTACTTGGGAACGATCGCTATTTCACCGTTGTTCTCGTAATAGATGTACGCGTTGTTCTTGTACGTATACTTTCCGAGTACGGTGTAAGCATTGGAGAATCCTTCCCAGTTGGCGATGTCCTCATCAGAGATCTTGTCCCTGACACTAACGGCATAAATTTCACCGTTGATAGTGATGAGCTCAGTAGAGTCGTCTTTGTTAACTGCAAGATCCTTGAGAGTCTTGAACTCGAAGTACTCGACTCCATCTTCCCACTCAGCAACGTATCCCTTGTTACCAGCAAGCACATAACCACCACCAGAGATGATGTAGTACTTCTTGGTATCGACAGGAGACTCGTCTTCCGTTGTGACAAAGTTCCCCAGCTCGTTGAGTGATTCGTCGATGTTGCTCCAGGCATCAACAAGATCCTGCTGTTTAACAGGCTTGCCTAGCTTGAATGTGGTGTTAAGGATAGCAGTAGAGGGAATCTTGAACTCAAAGGACTTATATTCCTTGAAGTTGGAGATGAACGACCTTTGGGTGTACTCGCCTTTCTCATCAGGATAGTCCACGACGATATCAGGCGACTGTTCACGGATGAACCCGAGATACATAGCCGCCAGCATTTCTCCGTAGCTGAAGATAAACGATAGAGCATCCTGACCAATCATCATCGAGTAAGACTCGAACACCTTGGTACTAACAGAGCCGTTGATGATCTGAGGTGCAAGATGGAGGAACGTGTCCGTGACGAACCTAGTGAACATCTCGTCGTATGTCGGCTCAACAGGATCCTCAATGATCTCGAGGAGTTTAGTCGGGAGGTAGGAACTGCGTACATGACGAAGATCTGTCCTCTGCGACTCTACTACTCCATCATTGAAGACTGGTTCTAGACCAGACTCATGTTCACGGAGAATAACGTCTTCAAGCTCTTCGACTGTTCCTGTGGTATCGATCGTCTGCTCGCGATCCAACTCGGCAGTTATGCTGTCGATAGCCGCATCGTGCCACATGAACGAACGGTCATACCTCTGTTCAGCTTCCTCACCCTCGCAGTCGTACCTGGTCTTGAGCAACTCAAGTACTTTCTTCTTACGAACACCTGCAAGGTCTTCACTGAGGATAATCGGTATCGGCTTTAGAGTCTCTGAAATACCGACGAACTCATTACAAGCATACTTGGTAATGTTCTTGTAGCAAATAGACCTTCTCGAGCAATGCTCGCACTGCTCAGAGTAGTTGGTACCAATATCCGTCTCATTGGTGATACCGGTCTTATCCATCACCACAGTCTTGGACTCGATGTGTAGATTGTACTCGGTAAGAAGGTTGTCAATCAGGATGTTGAGAACCCTGTGCTGACCACTGTTATCCTTCAAGAACTGGAAATTCTTGTAAAGGAAGAACTCCTGTGCAGGAGTAAGATAACCTCTATACGAGTCGAGTCCCTTAGAAGTAAGGTAATCCCAGACATGACTGGAATGAACGCTAGGACTACGGATGTTGCTGTAGCGCTGTGCAACTATAGCCAACGGAAGTAGGCTCCACATCATTGCCCAGTGGACATTGGCGTAGTTCTCTTCGAAGGTATACTCCTTAACATCCCACCTCAGACGGAGGATGTTGAGTGTTGCACGTACAGTGTCGAGAATGTCGTAGCGTTCGCGGTCTTCAAGGATCTTGTCGTCGTACTGCAGAAGAGTAAGATGCTCTGCCTCTATTGCAGCCCGCATACGAAGATCGTTAGTGGTAGGAAGATCACTGCCATAAGCAGCGATCTCCTCTGAAGATAATTTGATCGGATCTACAAGATATACTATAGATTTTATCAAATCTACCTGTTTCGGGTATTTCTTGCAGAGCATGTCAAAATACCTACCAGGAACCTTGTAAGCCTCAAGTGTCTTCTTATGTACGGTTGATGCTGCGTTAGCCGCATCACCGTGCAGATTCTCTCTAGTAAACGGGATCTCTTCCTGGGTATCGAGAGATGTGACGTACATCATTTCATCGAACGCATCGTCTGTGTAGACTTGCTTGTTCTTGACTTTCACCTGCACACCGTCTTCATTGGTGATGTAGAAGGTGGTACCGTAAGTCTGAGTGTACTTCACTCCAGTCTGCGGATCCGTGAGAGTCGCATTGACCTCATCCCTGAGGATGTATTGGCCAGTGAGATGCATGTAGTACGGATTACGCTCGATCGGAAGCCCTTCCCTATACGGAGGTCTAACTAACACTTGGAGGAGTTGGTCGGCGAAATAACCATTCTTTATTGTAACGGTTCTCAGGAAGTTTACAACCTCCTGGTTCGCCAATTTGGTGAGAAGCATATGCTTTCCTCCTGTAGAATTTGGCCTAAAAATTTAAGGACATATCATGGCAAATAGTGATGAAAATAAACCTCGTAAGAGGTCTCTTGCCAGGTTCCTTAGAATACTCGGCATCGTGAGTTCTTCTGAGATTCAGGATGTGGGTACTAAGACCCCGGCAGACTCCACCACTTACGGAGTTTTCTCGACTGACGAGCTTCGCCACATGGCTGGTATTTCGCCTGTAGTGACAGGTAAACCGCCTAAGAAGACTGTCCCTACAGAAGCTTCGGTTGGTTCGTATCTTGAGTCAGTCGCTGACGACACGCACACCAAGATCGAAGAGCTCAAGAACCTCACGATAGTTGCACCTGAGATCAAGATGTCGAAGCGTGTTATCGTTTCGACGATCATGTCTCCTCAGGATCTGCAGACTAACAAGATCAACATCACGATGAACTACGAAGGTCTTGCTCCTGAGATCAAGAGTGACCTTCTGGAGAAGCTCAACAACTTCTTCAACAATGAGTTCCATCTGGCTCAGCGTCTGTATGCCTGGCTTGCTACTGCAGGCTTCGAGGAAGGTGCTAGGGCTATGCTCATTCTTCCTAAACACGAGCTCGATGTTCAGAATGCAGTTGCAGATGTGCTTGCAGCACACGAGGATCTGAGGCAGTCTCGTGACAGCATCGTCTCTAGTACTGAGGCTCTGTACATTGAACCTCCTAAGGACAAGCGTAACCTTATTGCTGAACGTCTTGAAGCTGAGTTGGAATCCTCTCTCGAGAGTCTCGGTGCAGACAAGTGGTTCGAAACCCACAAGTACACCGACGGTTCTACTGAGTCCAACAAGACGGTTACGATTTCCTCCAAGCAAGATCTAGTCAAGCAGTTGGTTAACGGAACGTTCAAACTCCTCAAGCAGCACGATGATGGATCTGTCATCGTTACCCGAGATTTGTCGCACATTTCCAAGGGCTACTTGAACAACTCAGACAAACTGAAGGATCTCCTGAAGGATGCTAAAGCCCAGATTACTGGCTTTGATCCTGAGAGGTCTGGTGGATTCCAGACGACTCCTGTTAGATGTTTGACAATCTCTGACAACATCAAGGTAGGTGAGGATGATCTTCCTATCGTACTGGAGCTCCCTTCTGATTCTGTCATTCCTGTATGTGCTCCTGGAGACAACAAGAACCACATCGGATACTTTGTACTTGTCGATGAAAACGGACAACCTATCAGAGGAAGAAACAACTTCTTCAAAACAGGATCAACTGACGTCACCAACAGACTCGCAATGTCAGCAGCCAAGGCAGTGTACGGTAACGCTACCCTTACTTCTTTCTCCGAACTGACGTCTAATCCTGAGTTCATGTTGCAGCAGATGACAGAAGTCTTCACTGTTGCAGTTAATAAGCTTCTCGAATCCCGTCTCAGCAAGGATGGTTTGACTGGACTTGACATCAACATGCATAATGCTGTTGGTAAAGCTCTGTTCTCCAACCTCCTTGCCAACAACAGGATCACTATGATCTTCGTTCCGGAACCAATGATGGTCTACTACTGCTTCGACCATCGTGAGAATGGAACAGGCAAGACGTTCCTTGAGGATGTTGCTCAGATGCTTGCCCTTCGTACAACGCTAGTTACAGCACGCCTTATGGCTGCTGTTGAGAATGCTACTGTACGTAGGAAGATCGAAGTCGATATCGACGACAAAGAGAACAACCCTATCCAGACGATACAAGCAGTTGTTCGTCAGGCATTGTCCAAGTATGCACCTTCGTTCTCTACTGAGGTGCAGACTGCAGCTGAATCCATGGTCAACAGGAACATTCAAGTTGTTCCTAAGTCGATGGCTGGTACTACAGACAACCTTTCCGTAAACTACGAGAAGGTGTATGGCAATGCACAGTCTCCTGACACTGACCTCCTGGATAAGCTGAACAACTGGATCGGTATGGGTCTCGGTGGTCTACCGGCATCTGTGCTCAATCAGCTAAGTGAGAACGAGTTCTCTAGGTCTGTGGCCACAACCAACATGTACTTCGCTAACACGATTGCAGGTTGGCAGCTTGCCATTAAACCCACGAACAAGAAGTTCATCTCGCTGTATATCAGTTCCAACACCAAACTCCTTAACCTCATCAGGACAACTATCCGTAAGGATAAGGACGGTGAACCTGAGAACCTCGATGAGAACACGACTGAGGATGTTGAGAACGAGGCGCTACAGCGTCAGGTTAACGACGTCATCAGGTCTCTTGAAGTAGATCTGCCTCCTCCGCAGATGGCTGCTAAGAAGGCTCACTTCGAGGAGATCCAGTCGTTCGCCGAGATGATTGAGAAACTCGTGACTATCATCTACTCTGATGACATTGTCATTGATGATGAGCTTAAGGGCAGCATGCCTGTTATCAGAGCGACGATCACGTCCAAACTCCTTCGTGAGTTCCTTCCCAAGCTTGGTGTACAGGCAATCGCTGACATACCTGAACCTACGGCGATTGATGCTGACTATGCTAAGGGAATCTTCCTGTACCTGCAGAACCTCAAGAGGAGGATTGCGAACATCGGACATCTCGTTAAAGGAGATATTCCGACATCCGCAGAGAACCCTAATCCTGAGGAGACTGGTGAAGAGGAAGAAGAACCTATGTAAGGTGTCTACGGTTGGTAAGCAGGGTGGGGCAATCCTACCCTGCTTACCTTCTGTTCTTTTTGTATGGACATGAATACTCGTCGCTTATATATTACGAGAATAGTAACCAATACTAAACTCATGAAAGGAAACAAACAATGAAGAAGATAATGATTCTCGCTGTAGTCGCTATCGCGGCTGTCACCGCTTTCGCCCGTCCTCATGGAGGGCCTCACGGTGGATTCCGTCCTGGTCCTCCCATGCATCACGGTGGCTACCACCATCATCACCACGGTTCATGGTGGGGGCGCGGAGGTCGCAACTTCTGGCCGGCGTTCGCCGGTGGAGTTGTGGGCAGTATGGTCGGAGGGTACTGTTACGGTGGAACTACCGTAGTTGCTGCTCCTGCGGTTGTACCTGCTACCACCGTGGTTCCTGCCACGACAACGGTTGTAGCTCCGGCTGCTGTGACAGCTGCGCCTTACACGTACTATCCACTGGATACAGTGGTTCGTCCTGTTGAGGCATACCAGCAAGTCTGGGTTCCTGGTCAGCTCGTACCGGTGACTAATCCCGATGGTTCGGTTTCGTATGTCCGCCAACCCGGACATTACGAGAGGGTGAGGATACAATGACCACTGTGCTAGGGATCCATATCCCGTCAGCATTGAATTCCATGGTTAACGACTCTAGGTCAAAACTAGAGCCGATGACAATGGAAATCAACGAAGACAGGATTGCGTATTCCATGGATGCCGATGAAGTACCTGGCCCAGTTGCCAAGTTAGCTTCTCGGTTCCACGAGTACCAGCTGGTGTCGTTCACAGGAGGCCGTCCAGAAGACGGGTGGCTGATCAAGCGATAAAAAATACCTGCCGTAGGGTGATGGCTTCTTGCCATCACCCTACGGTGGGATACAACAGATCAAATTAATTTTTGTCTTTCGAGTTCTCTGTAAGTCATGAACAAGAACTTGTCCGTGTACTTGTAACAGGTCATAGCGAAGTTGAGAACATTCGCCATGTCGATGGATGCAGCGTGAACAACTTTGAGCGCTCCATCCTTAGGTTTGAACCCAAGTACGTTGGAGATGAACTTCATCTTCTTCATACGAGCAAGCCTTCCGGACTGAGCATCCTTGAACTGCTTGGCAACATCGTACAGATTGTTGAAGGTGTATCCGAGAGTAGCGTAAGTCTTGTTTTCCTGAGCATTCACGTTCTTGACGATGTCACCAATAGCAGTAAAGTCATGAGAAGCTTTGAACGAACTCACTTCACCCTCAATCTCTTCCTGCATCTGTTGACGATCGTCTTCGAGAAGAGCGTATGACTTACCTTCATACTTCTGACATTTAGCCATGACGAAGTCAACTGCAGAACCAGAGAATGACATAACTTTCTTCAAGTCAGAGCAAGAAGCCATCTTGTAATCGATGTGGGTAGATTCAATTGCTCTCTTTTCATCATCGTCCATCTTGCTCATCTGGTAAAGCATATTTCCTATTTTCTCGGAAATTGATTTGTCCGTGGTGAAGAAGTAGACTATACTGTCCCACAATCCTTCCTGTGCGGGATTGTACTGAGGATTGTCGAGGATAAGGGAATCACACTTGAACATTGTGTAAACCTTTCTTTTTAATTAAATCATAGGATTGTCGTCGAACAACCACAAGACAAAAGAAAAAAGAAGAAGGACCTGAGTCCATCCGCAAGGGATGGACTCAGGTTCCGACTGGATACGGTCATCGTATTAGACGTTCTCAGTGCCGTCTGCTCCGGAGATGGTACTAGGACCAGACTTGCCAGCCCAAGCGTTACCGGGTGCACGGGCGAATCCGGAGAAGGAGTCTCCATGGAATCCGTTGTCCGTGTACATGTCAGGTTCACCGAGTCCGTCACCATACGGATCAGTAGGATTGAGGTACGTGCCCTGGCGGAGAGCCAGACCAGCAGCAATCGTCTTGCCGAGGTTGTAGATGTTCGCGTTCTCGATACCGAGACCCGTGTACGTGATGGCACGGTCAACAACGTTGGCCTGACCGATTTCACGCTTCACGCCGAACTCACCAGTTCCCTGAGGCATCACGTTGCAGACATAGAGCGCACCGAGCAAACGGTGAGCAGCGTACGTCTGGTCGAACTGCAGGACGATAAGGCTCGCCGAGTAGGCCGACATGGTGTACGGAGGAATCTGGTTCGCATCCAACCTCGCGAACGAAATCTGCGTGTCCGGATCAGCCATATCCCAAATCCACTGCTGATGACAACGGAAACAGAGGTTACCGGTGACTTCAGGATAAGTGAACGAGGGCTGGACAGCCGTACGCTTCGACACGGTGGGAGCATCCATCTGCTGTCCGTCGTGTCCGACGGGCTGCTGACCGTACTCCATCGTGTAACCGATCTCGACGCCAGAAACGCTCTTCGCGTGGGTCTCGAAGAGAGACTTCACAACACGAGCGAGCGCTCCGTCACGCGGGTTGTTCCACATGGAGGGAAGATGCGTGACGTAAACGACAGCAGGAGGAAGCACCAGCGGGGTAGCACCGTCAAGTGCACCGGGCTTGATGCCGAGGCCGAGCTGGCCGACCTGCTCCATACTGCCAACGAGACTGGGCCCGTTCGAGAGCGCCAGGTTTTCTGCTTTGTTAAAGTTTTGCATAGTTAACTAACCATCCTTTCTCTTCTCAGATTAGTCCTCAGCGTTCGGGTCGAAACCTTCGCGCTTGCAGATGATGGTCGCCAACCACACACGGTTCTGCGCCGGCGACTCGAGTTCGAGGTCGACATGGCGGACGTAACCGTACTTCTTGTCCATATCCGTCTGATACACGCGGACCGACGCCGTGTACTTGCCGTTGAGCATAGCCGCGAGACGATCGTTGAGTTTCTTCTGGATACGTGCGTTGAGGTCATCAGCCTTACGCTTCGAACCAGCCCACACCGTCCATTCCGAGCGGATGATATCCTTACAGAACGTGACAGCACGAACCGTGCCGAGATCACAAAGCACCGACGTGTCGTACTTGTAGATCGAACGGACCGACGCGTAGTGGATACCGTTCATATCGAAGTACTGCGCGTAGTTCAGACCAGCATTCCAGCAGCGAGAGCGAGTTTCCTCGGACGCAGCCGTCCAGGTCAGACCCTTGTCGTAGCAGTCGATCTCAGAGTTCGGCCTCTCGACCGGCTCCGCCTTGATGTACGTACCGCTGAGGTACTGCGCATTCTTGAGGGCGATCCAGAGCGTGGAAGCAACGAGCCCGTTGTTCCAGTCGTGATCTGTGCAGAGACCCTGCGCCAAGAAGATGACCGCACGGTTAGCCTCGGTCGAGTTCTCGATATCCTCACGCATGAGAAGACCGTACGAACGGAGAGCAGCACCGATGGACTCATCCTCGAACCTGGAGAGCTGTTTCGGACGAGTACCATCCACATTCTTCCAGATCTGCTGAGGAGTAAGGAACACCGTGAGGTTGTCACGGACGCCCATGAAGTCCAGGAACTTCCGCTTCGTGGGAAGCGAAACACCGGTATCGATGATGTTGTTGTACGGGCAACGGAGGTAGTCGATGAGGTAGTCATGAGTACCAGCAATCGCGGCATCGATGTAACGACGCGTGTACCTCTCGATATCAGCATCGTCAATCGGACCATCCACGCCACCCTTGAGGAAGAACGCGGAATCGCTGTTCATGTCAACGACGTCAGGAGTCGTGTTAGCGGCCTCCTTCGCCTCATCATACGTTCCGAGAACATACGACGCAAAGTACGGGACATTGTTCGGAGCACGGCAGGACACGATGTTCGCCATGTGACCGCAGTTCGCCGTCGCATCGATAACGTCCGCATCGATCGTCTCTACATCCGTGAGGAGGTCCTCGATGAACGCCTTGGGAGTGATGACCGTCTCACCATTCACCGTCTCCTTGAAGAGATCCGGGAACAGAGCAGCGGCCGCTTCCTTGGCTGCGAGTTCCTTCTTGATGATCAGCTTGCCAACCGTATCGAAGTTCTGCGGGAACCAGGAAATGTTGACAGGGAGCTCACGGGAACCAGAGTAGTGCGCCGGGATGAGGTTGGCGATGTTGAGCGGAAGCTCGGTAGTCTTGTCGATAACATCCGTGCGGACAGTACCGTTGACAACCTGCTCGCCGTACGCATCGACGATGGCGGTCGGAACCGTGTCGTTCTCCAACAACTCGACGGGAGCAAAGCTGTACGTGACAGCGCCGTTGCTCTCGACACCAGCGATCGTGTTCTGGGTCTTGTCGTAGTACAGCTTGAAGCCGTACGTGCTACCCCATTCACCAGGAGAGGTCGCCGTGATCGTGAGAGCCGGATACCACATGTAACCGTTGGCCTCGGTAGGATCGTCGTCATCACGTTCATCTGCAGCGTTGCGCAGCGTAACACGCCACACGAGCTCGAGACCAGGAATGGTAGCCTGAGGCTCCATGTCCACACCAGCGACGAGCTTGTCACCAGCGAGATACAGCCTGTTGCCGTAGTTGCCAATGAACGAAGTCGTGGTCGTCGTGACCTTGTAGTAGTAGGTCTCACCCTCAGTGAACTCTTCAAGCTCACCAACGGGAGTGTACTCACCACCGACTTCAGCCGGAGCAGTGTAGTACTCACGACCAGCCACAGGAGCAGACTCAGTCTCCGCAGTCATCGATTCGGTTGTCGTTGTGCGGGTGATATCGCCATTCGAAGCGACAGCGTCGCCAGCCTGAACGACGTCGAGAATCGGATACTCGTACTCGGACGTCAGATCCGCAGTGCGGGTGTAGTAAACACCGATCTCAGCGATTTCGGCGTCCTGGTTGAACACAACAGCCTCGTACCCAGTGTACACCGGGAACGCGTAATACTTGTCGGTAGCTAGCGAAGCCGAGTCATCCTCGACAGGCTCCCAAACATTCTCGGACGTCTCAACGTAGAGATGACCCTTGGCACGGTCAGTGGCTGTGACCTCATCGGAACGCAGCTTGACAGGGAACTCAGGGTCGCCGATTCCCTTCCAGAGAACCAGGTTCCTGCTTGCAGTTGCATCCTTGAATGCTGTGTAAATATACTTGCCGTACTTGCGGTAGTAGTACTGCTTGCCGACCACGATCGACGTATCCGTCGACTCGTTGTACGTGAGAACGATGTCGTGATCGAGAATTCCGCACTCTTCGCCCTTAGCGTTGATCGGGATCTTGGCTCCGAACTGGTTAAGGTTGAACAGTCCAGTGATGCTGTTACGCTGCCACTGAGGAACGTCAGTTTCCTTGTAGCCGACTTCAACATACGCACGGGCATTGACCGCGGTCTCTTCACAGCAGCGCATCAGGAACGCACCGTTCATCGTGAGAGTCTTCAGCAGGAAGTAGGAGTTTTCGCTCCAGTACTTGCTGAGCTTGTTGAACGTATCGGCGCCGAATATCAGACGTGCATACGTGTAAGTCGGGCACCACACCGGTTTACCGACGGGTCCCTTCTGGGTCCTCATGAAGTAGAGAGGCTTGTCAAGCGGCATCACTTCCATCTCGAGGATGGTTGCGATGCTTTCGTCTCTGACATGCATCTCAATATGAGGATATGGTTGTACTGCGCCCATATTGACTTCCTTTGATTTCTTGGTTCAAACGATACTATAGTTGTGTTTCAAACTACAGATTTTTGGACCTTCTTTTGGATTGAAAAATGAAAAAGAAAACCATAGCAGACACACCTTTCGGTGTGGCCTTGGATCTGAAAAATCAGGCGCTTGAAGCGGCCAAATTCATGGTCAAGCATCCAAGTGTTGTCCTCGGCGAAGATTTCTTCAATGGAATCAAATCCAATGTGAAGATGACCGTATCCTCCGCGTTTGCAGATATCTACTCAAAAGTGATTGAAAGCGACGAGTGGGAGTCATTGTTTACGCTCATTGATTTGAGCGACGCGGACGACTCCGTACCGACCATCTTCACTCTGGATGATATCACAATTGATGGAAGATTCATCTCCGAGAACATGCCTCGATCCTACAGAAACGCATGGGTAAATCTCACCCCAATCCTGGGAAGATCCTCTTCCCGTGATTCATATAATAGTTTTTTACAAATTAAGGATGCTCCGAGGCTTGCATCGCTTATTTCGAGGGGTGCTTTGTGCATGTCGTACAACGATTCTGATGGTTGGTTGAATGCCTCCATGAGTGAAGTTGTGCTCGATGCATACAGCTTCGTTCTGACGTCTCCTCTTCGCATGATGTTCAACCTTGACATCGAGCAAGAGAAGCTCATCAGAACCATCTTGGCACTTTACATGGCTCAGCAACTCCAGAGCACAAAGGACAGTGAAGAGATTCCTTCTCTTCTCTTCCGTTGCAGGTGGCTAGGAACTCCTCAGGAGATCCAGACTCGTCTAGAGCCTGTTGCTGAGTACAGACAGAAGCTGGCTAAGGAGCTTGCCCTTGCTGACAAGAATGAAGTGACTTTCGACATGGCTTGTGCGCTTATCGCCAAGTTCGGTCCTGATCGGATGAGCAAGTTCACGGGAACTAACTTCGTCAGGTTCATGTCGAGGTCTTCGATGGATCGCAACGCCACGATCATGGCGCTCTACTATCCGCCGTACTTCGTTCACAACATCCTCGCAACTCTTCATGGATTCAAACATCCGATCTTCTCTGGACTTACCAAGTTCTCCGACATGAAACGGAAACTTTTCAAGTTCGAATCGGATCTGATTTCCTCCAGCTTCCTACTTGGGAGTATTGACAGATGAACATTTTCTCGATGACAAGGCGTTGTGTCTCCAAGCTGGAGAAGTACGTCTTCGATCGAGTCTGGAATGAACCGTACTCCGAATATAGAACCAACACGAGACCTCGCATCCTTAACCGGATCGTCGAGGTCTCGTCTGGTTCTTCTGACGGTTACGGTAATGACATCTCTACTAAACAGTACGCAACAGCAGCTGGTGTGTTGACAGGTGAGTTCGAACAGATCAATCTACCTTCTTCAGATCAGTACTACGTCTATTCGGTAGAGTTGAATCAGTTCAGGCCGATCAAACTCAATGCACTCGATTGGATATCACTTGCCGAGTACTGCAGCGGCTCACTGGTTGACATCCAGATGTATAGCGACAGTGGTATTTTCCTCTGGAGAGGTGGGATCTACATCAAGCAAGCTCCTCAGGGAGATCATGTTTTAGTTGCTGTGGATGCAGCTATGTTCCACAAATGTCTTGATGTTGTTAACCCTGATGGTTCTGTTGCAACTGTCGCTGATCCTTCTGCCGTGTTCTTCTCCAAGTACATCGATTCCGATGGAACTGCTGATAACGGAATCGGTGTGAAGCAGCTGGATATCGATGTGATGAACCGCATCAAGATCTACCGTGAGGATCCTGTGCCTAATGCAGCCACTATCGCCTTCTATAACGGAAGGATGCTGTACGGCAACTACTTGAACAGCCTGAAGATCAATGGTTATATCGAGTACGTCATCGACCTAGATGTCATCGCTGACATCCAGATCGATATGGGTAAGAATCCTCCAGTTTACACGAACAACAACGGACAACAGAGGTTACTGATCCATGTACCGAGGAACAGCAACAGCAAGAACCACCTTATTACTTACAACACATGCGACATATACATCATCCCGAATGTCGTTACAGATGATGCTATCGACAGAGGGTTCGTTGCAGCAACGAGCGGAGTCCTCTTCCACATGTGTGATCGTGAGAAGAACTACCATCAGTTGACGCACAACGATTTTTCTATAGATAAGGATCTTCTTGATCAGACTGCTATCGCTGCAGGAGCTATCGCTGGTGAATATACGGTGAGAGTTCTCGTCAGGACTCATGAGAAGAAGTTGGGTTTGGTTCGCGATGCGAACTACTGCGACCTTCTATACTCCGTGTCGCATAGCGATGACGACATCATCAAGTTCCTGATCAACGATGAGTCCAAGATCCAGTACAACATGGAGTTCTGGACTGCAGCACACCTGGAAGACAACAGTGCCTACGCCGCAGCTATGCTTAGCCGAGTAGGTTCCACCGTTAAACCAGCAGATGCTCAAGTCTACTACAGACCTCCAACCGAGAAGAAATTCTTGGCTGGTAAGAAGTATTATTCGCTTGATGTTACAGGTGAATGGGTTGAGATTCCTGCCTCAGCAGGATCTGATATTCCTGAGGGAGTTATGGAGATGCGTCTGGAAACAGGTACTTCCTCCAACTTCACTGCTATCCAGCTCAACACTTCTACAGGAGATAAGGTTACAGATGGAGCACTGGAAGCTAAACAGCATCCTGGTGTTACAATAACCAATCCCAACCAGTGTCTGTACTGCGGACTCAATCGTGAGTGTACCGAGGATGGCGTGATCAAAGAAGCTGACGCTCCGATCATCAATAGCTACAGGTGTCCTGAGTTCAGCCATCGCAAGATGTTGGACTACATCAAGATCTTCGGCTACTACCACACTCTGGCGATCATCTGCAAGAGGGTGACCACCTACGAGGTAACGTCAGACCTACATGGTCCGCTTATCAATGTGGATGAAGAAGGCAATCCTGTCTACGATGACGAGCAGCAGATCATTCCTATCCGTGTTCCTACAGCTCTTGCTGATCTGGATTACACGAAGTTCTATCCTCTGGTGTACGTCAACGGTATCAAGATCGCAGATGCAGATGTCGAGGTGATCGGTGAAACCTACGAAGCTAAGTTCAAAGGACTTACTGAAAGGTTCTACACCAATTCTCCTTACCTGAAGATAGACGGCAAGTGGATAACTGACAACCCTGAGTTCACTTTCTTCGAGTACGACAGAAGGATGCTCAAGGTCTGTCTTAAGGACCATGCGCTTAAACAAGGCGATTTCGTAACGGTGGAGATCATCCCTAACCCAGCCGATGAAGAGGAAGTAGCAGTTAAAACAACTGCTGAGATTTTCGACATCGTCGACTACAAGGGTGATAACCATGGAGTATTCGGAACTCCTGTGGAATATGCATTCGAGCCTATTGGGGCTAACATGAAGAATAAGGTCGTAAGGAAGAACTCCGAGATCTTGTTCCTTAATGGTAAGATCCTTGTAGGTGGTATCGACTACATGTCCTTTGCATTCTACAGAGGAGAGTTTTCTCCCAACGTGCAGAATATCAGCTACCTTAACGAGAAGAACAATTCTCTCGAAGTTATCACGACTACTGACAAACTAGTCAGTGGAACTGGTGCTAAGGGATTCATCATCGGTAACAAGGTGACCTGGGACGGAATAGCTCCGTTCTGGTTCGATGGCTTGAGCGTTCTGTCTGTTGGTGGTAAGGTATGTCATGACTTCACATGGGACTATCGTACTCTGACCATCTCTGATAGAGAGAAGCATGAGAACGGTGAACCTTTCATGGTTCGTACACAAGTTCCTATCTCGGTCATGAACGTGATGAATGCTGATGCTGAGGCAGAAGCTGAGTCTGAACTAGACCTTAGCAAGATGGATCGTGTCAGGGAATACTTCGGAAAGGCAGTTCCTGAGCGTCCATACCTTGCACTCATCCCGAAGTCTCATAAGGTTTACTCTACTTACCTGATGGCTATGGTCAAAGACCTCATCGATGGTACTCTCGATATTGTTCCGTACAAGGATAAGGAGACATTCCTGGCTCAGGCTGCTCTGACTCCGTACAACAGTCTCAAGGCTACCGATGTTGTCTACCAGTCCATTACCGCCAACGATCTCAGGTTCTTGGATGTTTACCCTGCATACCACAACATCGTAGTAGGTACACGCAGAATCAAACAGCTGGTTGATCACCTAGTGAAGATGGTAACCCCGTCTGATGACATCCGGCATAGGGAGCATGTCAATGGCAACTAATGCAAACATAGGCAAAAACTCCGTACTACTGTTCGGTGACTACGGCGTGGAGGTTATCAAGCTTTCGCAGCTGTACGATCCGGACATGGACGAGTACGAGCAGTGTAAAGGAGGTACTGCGCCGTCATCGACGCAGACCTACTTCACTGCTACCTGCAAAGACAGGACAATTGAATTCTCGGAGATTTCGTACGCAGAGATCATGGCTGATCCGACGATGGTTGGACCTGATGAACGTTTCCTGGACAAACCCAATGTCTGGACATACAACGAGGACAAAGCAAATGTTGAGCATGGTAAATACGTGCCTGCAGCCAAGACTCTCGTTGTTGTGGACGATCCTACTCCTGAGTACGGAACTTACACGCTTCTAGTTGTAGATAGCGTCGATGATGAATCGACACTTCCGGTGGATCCTGAGACAGGACTCTATATCGGTATACCTACCTACAAGTCACATCTGTCTCCTATCAACTTCACTGGCGGTGTTGACAATCTCCTCAGAGCGATTGACTACAATAACGACCAGATGATGCTGTTCGTCGAGGACATAACACTCGGTAGCGGAAAGCAGATTCAGAAGTTGACTCCTGACCGCAAGCTCATGCTCTACGGACAGACAGATGCTCATGGTACACTCTGCTACACTATCAGCAGACTTGTTGATGGTGTCAACACGACGATCTGCACTAACTCGTACGCATCTGCGCATGCCGATGCGGAAGAGCTTGTGAATTACGTTGCTGCTGGAGCTGTTCGCACAAGCATCAAGACGGAGGGTGAGTATGATCTGTATGTTGGTTGCCTGGCTGTTTACTTCGATGAGACTGGAGCTAAACAAGAAGTTCGCATCACGGAGGAAGACAAAGCCACTCTACTTCCTGAACTGACAAAGTGTTTTGTTCGTGGGGAATTTATCACCATCCACCGTGACAGTGAGAACGTTCTCAACAACGTCCACCTTCCTGAGTCCTGCTATCTCAGAGCATCTGAGGCTCCTCTCACGACAGGTGAACTAGTTGACTTCACGGTATACGAGAAGGTTGGTGACACCAAACGTACAGTGCTAACGGTTAAACTCACAGTCCGTGCCGGAACCCCGTTCAAGAACTTCGATCGTACGTCTGGACAGATAGTCGAGTTCAATGCTCGCCTTGGTAATGCCCAGAACGTGTCCGATGTGTGGGATGTTGCCAAGGGAACAACTGCTTCTGGTCTTGACATCAGGCCGTTCATCCGTCTCGATGACGGAACTGAGCTTGATATCAGTGCCTACAAGGGCATTGCCTACTTCGAGTATGGTCTGGAACAGGTCAACGGCACGGTTGTCGGAACAGAGTTCGACATTCTGTTCAAGTTCTTCCCGTCTGCAACGAACGAGTTTAAGCCTGTCAACTCCACGATGCTGGATACCAGGTACATCGTTGAGACAGCTGAGGTTCCTTCTCCTACCAAGCAGTACCTTATCAGGACGTACAATTCGACAACTATGTCGTACGAGTACGCTCTTGCTGGAGACAATGGCTACTTGACCGCATTCGAAAATGGTGTGACTTATGTTTACGCTGTAAACAAGTTCGGTTGGAACGCTGCTGTGAACCGTCCTTCGAGAGCCTGCATGTCCTGCAGGAAGAGAGTTCGCATTGTAACAGGAACTAGCAATACTCTCCGTAAACTGTGCGTCATCCCTGTGTGGAATCATGCCACGGAGAAGTACACGCTCAAGTTCCTTCCTTACGATGAGAGTTATGCGACTCCTAAACTCATCGGTTCTGAACCGAGTGAAGACGGATACGTGTTGGTCGCCAACATGCCTGAGAACTGGGTGTTCGATGGTACGACTGCTTACAACATGACTCTCAGCTACTTCAAGGATGCTTCTGGTGGAGCTACCGCCAGCAAGACAGTCGCGATGAAACTCGGCAACTTCTCCCTCAACACAGTCATGGAGAAATGGCTGTTGCACGAAGGTAGCACTGAGTTGCTTGATCCGACTATTGTTAACGGACATAACGTCTATGGCAGACACGCTCCTCAGTCCGATGTCTTCAGACCTTATGTGGTCTGTGAGATCAAGACTGACGCGAACGGTAACGACTACGGTACGTACTACATTCCGCTGACCTGGAAGGAAGAGTGGAATGAACTCTATCCGCTTAGGAACGGCTACGGATTCAACAACACTGAAGTGTTCCTAGAGATGTTCTACAACAGGATCATTAATCCTGAAATAGACACATGGTACACCAGTTTTGCTGATGAAGAAGCTGCGGCGATGCCGACGCACTTCAGGTACAGATCTGTAACAGACTCGGATGTTCACAGTAAGTGGATATCCGTCGAGAACGTTAATCGTGCTGCGCCCATTGCTCACGACTACCTCCCGAAACCTTCTCAGTCCCAGATGGGAACTGTGGTGGTTGAGTTTGCGTACAGGACAGGTGACACCTACAAGGTTCTCCTTGGTGTCCCTGTGGAAGTTCTGTACGTGTCGTAAAAGTTCATTGAGAACTCGCGTATATTTTACCAACGTGAAACGTTGTAATTTAATATACGCGAGCTCAGCTTAACCCTTCTTGGGGTGTTTATTTTTTGTACAAACAAAGGACACAAATGAATCCTAATGCAACTACAAAGTTCGAGTCGCTTGACGCCTACGCCAATAAGCTCGAACATGACACTGCACACATCCTGGAATGTGCTGAAGTGTACGGAAACTGCGGACTTGTTAGGAAAAAGCTTCTTGGCAATGAACTGACAGCCGAACTCTTCGACTTCCTCAACTCGAAGGATGAAGGTGAGACTCAAGGGGGACTTGACTGCATGCTCGGTCGTGTAGTCATTCCTTCCCAAGATCCCTCCGAGAACCGTGAGCTCAAGGCAGAGATCCTTGGTCTTATCGAGAAGAGCTTCGATGCTTCTGTCACCGAGATGACTTCTGCTCTCGAGTGCTACTGTGAAGATCTCGTCCGTGTTGTTACCGACTACGACGCTTACGTCGAGGAGAACAGCGCTCTCCGCGAGAAAATAATCAGTGGTATCAAGGGTCTGTCTGATGATGACAAGACCAAGTTCTTCGAGACGAAGATGGAATTCAAGCTTCTCCAGTGCAACAACATCCTTGTTGCTCTTGATGACGTTGTGAAGTATACTGAGTTCCTGTCTTCGGATCAGATGAACCTAGGTATCATCAAGGACATTGCCAAGAAGAACAGTGGAGACATGTCTGATGAAGACAAGCAGTTCCTCAAGGAGCTTAAGGATGCCTACAAGGCATTCCGTGATGCCAACGAGAATCACATCTGGACGGCATGCGACGACTCCTTCATCAACTCGACTCTCACTGCCACTGGGTACGACCCCAAGAAACTCGCTGATGTTATCAAGGAGACTGCGAAGGTCGAGAAGAAGTTCGTCTCTGTGATGCGGAAGTTTAAGGAAGCGCTGCTTCGCGACACCGACACGGAGAGCGAAGTCATGGTCAAGAACTCTGAGTTCTGGAGTGCCATCGACTGTGTCATGTGCTTCAGCTGGTCTGCTTCCGGCCTCTTCAACGCTCTCAACAAGCAGTTTGCCCTTATCAGTAAGGCGCTTGATGGTGTTGTAGCTGCCGCCACACCTCCCGCCAACACTGACGATGACAATCAGCAACAGCAGGACGACAACCAGCAGTCTGTCGACAAGCCGAACCCTGACGACATCAGTGGTGCGGCTAACACTGACGACAACTCTGGTGAGAATGCCTGATCAACCTAACCCGGGTAGAGCGGACAGCATCCGCTCTACCCTTGGTCTAACTTATCCGCTTAACATTTTTTGGAGGGAAACATAATGAAAACTTTTGCATTTGGTCTTATTGCTGCAGTTATGCTCGCCGGTTGTTGTTCAGATGGGAGATCTAGCTCCCCGGCAGAACTGGTTATGGTTCGTACAGTCCCTGTATCAGAGTACAAGAAGACTGTGTCTCTTCTCACAGATGAGATAGAAAAACAGAATCGCTACGAAGCAAGAGATGTCAAGCATGATATTTACGGTGACAACGTAACTATTGCTGTTTATGCTGAACGCATGACCAACAACCGTTTGCAGATGCGGAGCATCGTCAAACTTCAGAATGAAGTATGCAGACTCCAGAAGGAGAATGCTGAGCTCAAGGAGGAACTTGCCAATGCTAAGAAAGCTAAGTAAACTGGTTTCGTCTTGTTGGCTTCTCACTTTTGTAGGGTGCTTCTCAGTGATGAGGATACCTCTACCTTCCAAGTACGAGACTTCAGTCGATCCTGTGACCCTCGAACCTGTCACTAAAGTAGTAGAGAGGCAGAGCTGCCCTAACTACCCGATGTGTATCTATCCGTCCTTGCATATCAGGTGGCATCTGCTTAAAGCACCTTTCGATGAGAAGATGAACTCCGGTGGAAGAGTCGCAGGACCTTTCACTTTCATCCTATCTTTCATAGGTCTCCCAGGTGATCTTGTGGTTGACACAATAGCATTACCTTGGGATTGGAGTGCTTCGGACACAGCCAAGTGTCCATTTTGTGACGGAAGAGGCTTCTGGAATGATCCAGTTCCTGAAGACGCTCCTGTGGAGGACGTCATCATTCGTGTCAACGGGACACGGGTACATTAAGAAAAGGAATAAGGGGCCTACATGGCAAACATAACAGTTCATGTCGAAGGAGTTTTTTGCCTTCGTGGTACACAACCGGGCCTCTACGCCCCGCAGTACTTCAAGTCGATCACAGATTTTCTGTCTGTTCTGAGGGAGACTGATGCTCTCTTGTACGGATGGTTCACCACTTCGGATCACTCTCCGACGATGGTTGTTCTTGACAGCATGCAGTTCATCAGGACTACCAGGAGTCTCTCCAGTATGTTCACACTTGGAAGAGTGATAGAGTTCACCTTCCCAAAGTTCTCCAACACGGAAGACATCAATCCTGCTTGGATAGTAGAACATCCTGAAGTTCCTCCAGAAATGGCTTGGGTTGACGAGACTACAAGAGCTCGGCTTGACAACCTGAGACTCAGGTACTTGTGCAGAAGGGACTCAACTGCTCCAAGGTACATCTCCCTAAACTCAGATACTGGAAGAGTTGTTCTTAGGAACCATGAGACTGTTCTTGATGACTTGCTTCTTCATCAGACAACTGGGTGGTTCAATCAGACAACTTCTCTCTACTTCGTTAATGGTTTGTGTTGTTTACCAACTCACACTGTTAACGCCGAGTATGGACTTGTTACCAGGCTGACTGATGGTGCAAGGTACCTAAGGAACCAGACAGATAGAAGTCGTGGCATCGTCATCGTTGACTTCGACGGTCAGTGCAAAGTCGAGTACGTTAAACTTGCAGATCTTCCTGGAACTATTGACAACCTGTCAACCAACAAGTTGTACAGTAAAGATAAGTCTTATCTTCTTGTAATAGACGGAAGACTTTATTTGCCTGAAGAGTTCCAGCTGATGAGCAATAACATCCTTAAGTTCAAGGCTGAGTCCTACAAACCAGAGATGATCCTTGACAGGAAGTGCTGCTCTAACGAGTTCGACAACTTGATAGCTGCAAGAACTACTGAAGGAGACTACACTGGGTTGGCAGTTGCCAAGTCAAGGTCTCTGACAGTTGACACTGTCGATCTCAAGACAGCTAACAACAGTTTCCTGATCATCTTCGATCGCAAGGGTTTGAGAGTAGTTAAACACTCTTCAACTTCTGTGTTCGACGACTCTCAGTTCCTGGGTGGACTCGAGACAATGTCCAACATTTTCTCGATAGAGTTCCCATCTGTGTCCCGAGGATTGCTGTTCGATGAGATCACAAAGTCTGTTATCGACTACACTGCTGACAACCATGACCAGACCTTCTGGGTGCCAGGTGAACCCGAACTCAGGAAGTTTGGATGTGTTAGAGCACTGATCCAACCCGACAAACCACTGGAATTATGTGCGTCTAATAACAATGATATGTCAGCGAATGCTTCGATGCATGATCGCAAGGACACTCGTGGCACCGCTACAGTTCTGTGGCCGCGCTACTCAATGCTCGATTTCATCTTTGAAGGATAGTGATTTATGCGAGACCCTTCTATCTTGAAGAAGTTCCGCCAGGACAAACCTGGCGGACAAGTCATCTTCACCGGTGGAACTTGCATCGTCAAGATCCTGGAGAAGTTTGAATCCTACGGTTGTCTCAGTATCACTGATACTGTCAAGACGATCGGAGTTTTCGATATGGAAGTCGACGGAGTCACATCTGGTATGTTCCTAGTCGGAATGATCGAGATGATTCCGTCCGACATTGAGACCATTGAAGAGAATGGAAAGAAGATTGTTAGACTTACTTTCCATAATGGCGATGTGTTCATGCGGACAACCAACGTTGTTGTTGAAGAGAAGAATGCCTACTACGTCTGGATGCTGTACATCAAGTACGGCAATGTGATGAAAGCCATGTCGTATGAGGATCAGGCTATTCTGTTCGACCGTGTGTCTGCAACGTGCGGGATCCAGTTTCCAGTAGACCATGTTGTCTACGAGGTTATCTTTGCGCATCTCTCAAGGTCTATTAACGACCTTACCGTTGCCTACCGCAACACGGACATGAGAGGTCCCTACCAGCGCATCAACCTCAGTGACGTTGCTCACGCTTCTAGGTCGACCAGTGCTAGAATCATCGGAGCCTACTTCAACGATGGTGTTAACGCTGCTCTTGTTAGACCGAACCAGTCAAGCAGTATGATCGAAGATATGCTGCGTCAATAGGAGATTTCAATGGCAGAAAACGTCATTTTCTCAATCTCCACGGAACTTGAATTCCGTGGACGTGAGCTCAAAGCTTTAAAACCGAACAAAGATGGGGTGTATACCGGCATACCGCTGTCCCTTATTGGGACGGCGTCGCGCAACAACATGGTATACGAGCGTGAGTCCTTTATGGAGTGCCTCACGGATCCTCGTTCTAGGTTCGTTATGAACCTTAAGTCTGGAGACCTTGAGGGAGAATGGGGTCACCCGCTCCTCGATGTCGATCCGAAGAAGATGGTTCAGAGACTTCTTTACCTTGACAGGACGAAGGTGTCTCACCACTTCACGAGGATCTACGCCAAGGAAGACAAGCAGTCTGGTTACACGATCCTGTACGGAGATGTGAAACCGTCTGGTCCTTTCAAGCAGAGTCTCATTGACAATTTCGAGGATCCTACCCGTAACTGCTCCTTCTCGTTAAGGGCAGCTACAGCCATCACTAAACGTGAGGGTGGAGTCACCTACAAGAGGATGCTCGCTTTGTTCGCTTTTGACGCCGTTGACGGCCCTGGTTACGTCGAAGCCTCCAAGCGCTTCCGTGATCTTGATGCCGCTACGGAATCACTCAACGTTAACGATGCTGGCATCGATGTCAGCTGCAACCGTCAGGAATTTCTTGAAGCAACGAAGGCGTTCACCGATTCCGGTATGGAATCAAAAGTCGTGGATCAGCGCGTCCTTGATGCGTTTGGCTGCGATGAAGTGATCGTCAGGGATAAGGTACTACACAAAGTTAGAGGAGGCTTCGCCGATGCTAACGGAGCGAGAGTGTCTGTCTTTGACCAGGCTTTCGGGCTGTAAGGAAGGATCGGCAGAGGTAAGACAATGGTAATTCTCAAAGAACAACCCCTTACCATGCCGCGTCCGTTCGGAGGTGGAACTGCCCCTGTGATCACATTCAGCCCGAAGCCGGATGGATCCGAGGGTAGGTACATCGACGTACAGATAACCGGAGTTATATCTAACATCTACCAGTTCCTGGAGTTGATCCAGGTTCTGGATGGTGCTAGTGAGAAGGATGTTATTGACATTCGAATCGATACCCCGGGCGGCTGTGTGTTCACAACTCAAGCACTTCTTGAGCGAATGAACAGTTGTAAAGCCACTGTGACTACTGTCGCAAGTGGTCTGGTGGCTTCTGCTGGAACCTTCCTTTGGTTCTTTAGCAAAAACCGCCGTGTAGAAGATCTGGCGACGTTCATGTTTCACAGTTCAAGTCACTGTGATGCAGGCAAGTCGTTAGCAATTCACGAAACATCAGAAAAAATGGTGGAGTATATGCACAAGACAGTTAAAGCAATGATTGCGGCAGGTATCCTGACCAGCGACGAAGCTAGCAGGATCTTCCGTCAAAAGAAGGACCTGTTCCTTCCGGGCTCGATCATCCGCGCCCGCATGCTGGCCGAGATGGCCTCCACGGAGGGCCTGGCTCTCCGCAACGAGGGTGATGGTCAGAACCCTGATCCTGACTTCGAAAAGGACCCCAAGGGCAAGCCGGACGAGAATTCCGATGATACGGTTGACGGCGGCGAGACCGACGGTGGTGGTTCCGAGAAGCCTGTAGACGGCGAGCCGATCAAGCTCGACCCGGCTGCTATCTTCCGCGCTGAGGGCGTTGAACCAGGTACGGATGAAGGCGGTGACAACGGTGGCGGCAATGGCGATGGCGACGGTGATGGAAATCCCGCCGGCGAGCCTGGTGACACCGAGGGCAAGTGCGGCAAGAAGGGCAAGAAGGCCGTCAAGAAGGGCAAGAAGAAAGTCAAGGCTGAGGACGGCGACGGTGAGACCGGCGACGACACCAGCGATGGCGGTTCTGCCGATGGTGACGGTGACGGTTCGGAAGAGAATCCGGTTGATCCGGAGAAGGCCGCTTCCCCTGACGCTTTCCTCAAGTGGTAATTTCAACTGAAGGAGACTAACTCCATGACCGGACTAACAGTTACCTCCGGTACGGAGGATCTGACTTCAGGGCTCGCTAACCAGGGAGAAGCTTCCCTGGAAGGATGTGAGGAAGCACTTCTCGATATGTTCTTCCCTGCCGGAGCGAGCAAGGATTATGTTGACGCTGCAGTCGAGGGTCTCGCACCTAAGGCTGACATCCCAACGATAAAAGCCCAAGAGAACGTGTTGTGTCCAAGTGACGACAGACGTAGACCCCTCGTGTCGAAGGTCATCGACAAGGAGACAGGAGCTGCGCGGATAACGATCATCTTTGACGGTCTCAATGAAACAGGTGGGAACGATATTGGGGTGATCTGCAGTTTGATCAACAATGCGACTGCGAACGACATTGTGGATCTTACTCTCGCCACTTATTCACTTCAGTTTGGAGGAACGACTTCCAATATGTTCGGTATACTCTCTTTGCTCAACGCTATGCGTGGATGCAAGGCCAAAACGATTACTCGTGCCGGATGTTTGATGTCGATCAGCGATTGTGCCATTTGGTTAACTGGCAAGGATCGCCGGATGGGTCCGATGGGATGGTTAGCCGTAAGACAGCCTGCAGGATGCGGAGGCGGAACTCTGCAAGACACAGTGTTCCGTGTCGAGGATGTACTTGTTCAGGTCAAAACTCTTACAGACTTCATCGTCAGTAAGGGGCTTCTGACAGAAGAAGAGGTCAAGCTTCTGTTCGAAGAGCAGACTATGATAAGTTTGTCCTACGATGATCTCAATGCGCGTCTTTCTAATCTGAAAGCCTAAGTGTTGGTAAGAGCAAGGGGTCTTCGGATCCCTTGCTCTTCCTATTCTTTTTCTTTTGCCCCATCGTATAAACTAGGAGTTCTTATTTATGATGATGTTAGAAACTATTAGGAGTCTGTTCGGCAATAAACCGATGGAAGTCCCTGTTCGCGGACTGTTCGGTGGATGGTGGGGCAAGACCGTTACAGATGAAGGACAGTTCATACAGATCAAGTATTTTCCGTACCGCTGGTTCTCCAAAAGGGTCATGCAAATCTACGGTTCTCATCGCATCGAGAGAATCTATGAACTCATGGGAATGCAGGTATTCGGAAAGGCATCTATTCGAATACACAAATTCTTCATACCTGAGCTAGTTTACATCCTTACTAAAGCAGGTGGAGGTGGATCAGTACAGTCACTGATAGATGAGATCATCGAATCTACTTGGATCAAGGATCTTAGAGGAGATTGTGATCCTCTCTGCGATACTGACATGACTCGCATTGATAAGGACATGAAGGTAGAGCTGTTCGATTGGCAAAGAGAGTTCATCGAACAGTATGACATTCGTAGAAGGAGAGCTCACTTGTCCGGAGAACTCCTGTCCTTTGGATGTGGTCTAGGTAAGACAATTACCGCTCTTGCTACCATGAAGTCTGTTGGTTGTGATGGAGTTCTCATTATCGCTCCTAAACCAACTCTCAAGGATGTATGGCTTAAACACATTGAGGATTTCTACCGTAGAAAGCAGAGAGTATTCTTGACGGGTAGAGATGTTCCCAAGGACGCTGATTTCTTCATCTTCAACTATGATGCAATGGACAAGATTGACGATGTTCTTAAGTATCTTCGTAAGAAGACCAAGCTAGGAATCATTGTTGACGAGTCTCACAACTTCTTGAAGATCAAAAGTCAGAGGACTCAGAGGTTGATAGAACTCAGGAGCATCTTGAACTGCGAACACATACTTCTTCAATCAGGAACACCTGTTAAAGCTGTAGGCGTTGAGATAGTTCCTCTTCTCAGGATCATCGACGGATTCTTTGATGAGTTCGCTCAGCAAGTATTCATTAAGGCATTCGGAGTCAATACCACTCTAGCTACTGATATCCTTCACGCTCGTCTTGACATGATGATGCATCGTAGGAAGATGGAAGATGTCTACACTCTACCAGAGAAGAAACACTCAACTCTCAACATCAAGGTAGATGGTGGCAACGAGTACACTATCCCTAATGTCAAGAAGAGGTTGATGGACTACGCTAAGGAACGTGTGTCCTATCACGCTAAGCGTATGCCTGAATATCAGAAGTGGTGGGAAGCTGTTATCTCGTTCTTCGAGAACAATGCGATGATTGCTCCTACTGACGACTATGCCAAGTGGAGAGATATCGTAGACGATCTGATCAAGAACGGTTATGACAGACACAGCAAAGAGTGTGCTGCTAATGTTGTCTGGGCTAATGAGTACGAGAAGACAGTTCTTATCCCTGCTATAACCAACAAGGTGATGCAGAAGAACTTCATCGAGTGCAAGAGCAAGATCAAGTACCTTGATCTGTGTATACAGGGAGAGGTTCTTGGTAAGCTTGAGAACATCAGGAGTGAGATGACGACTAAGGTAATGAACAAGATCGACATCTTTGATATTGTGAACAACTCTATCAAGAAGGTTATCTTCTTCACGACTTATGTCGAGACAGTTAAACTCCTTGCCGCTAGGTGTAAGACATTAGGGCTTAATCCTGTTCTCATGTACGGTGATACTTCTAAGGAGTCTACTGCTATCCTGACAAGATTCAGGAAGGATAGATCTGTTAGAGTTCTCATTGCTACCATCCAGACCATGGCAACTGGAGTTACATTGACCGAAGCCAACACTGTTGTGTTCTGTAACCTTCCTTATCGTTCAGCTGATCGGGAACAAGCGGAGAATAGAGTGTGGCGTATAGGTCAGGACACTGAGTGCGAGATCATTACAGTTCGGTTAGACACCGGTGACAAACTCAACTTGTCTGATCGTACTGCAGAGATTCACGACTGGTCTAAGGAGATGACTGATCTTATCGTCGATGGTGAAGTTATCGATAAGGGAGTTGTTAAGACTTTGACCAAGCTAGACCTGATAGACGGACTGGTTGACAAGGGAGCTATACAGATGCTTGATGAGCTTTGTATACTAACCCAAGGAGACGATTTAGTAACGTCAGAAGGTGTTCACAAGTCGGTGTTCAATACCTGCTTCAGAGCATGATTGAGTGGTCAGAGGTACCCTTCAATGGGGTACCTCTGACCTACTTAGTTTTTTAGGTAAGTACAAGATATTTATGCCTATTTTACAGGCTGTTTTTGACTTCAATCGAGGAAGTTATGATTTTATTCAAAGATGATATTTTGCGGGATAGAGTGTATATAGACACCATGACCCCAAATACCAGCTTCCTTCGTATGGCTATCCAACTCAACAAGATGGGAGTAAGGAACAACACGTTCTTCCTGTCTTTGTATGACAGAGATTTGATCGGAAAAGACCCACATAATCTCAACGATGATTCGGAAGAGTTGCGGCAACGAATAGCCTACGAATGCAAAATCAACTATTGGTACTTCATAAGGGAAGTTGTACGAATAGTGAGTTCTGGTACTGACGGTATTCCGTTTATTCTCAATCGAGCTAACCTAGCTCAGGCATGGTTGTTCCATAACAGCATTAATGGATTCCTTACCATACCCCGTCAGATCGGTAAGACTTTGGGCGGTCTGTCTATACTCGACTGGTACATGTACATCGCCGCAATGAAGCTGTCTATCGGAATGTTCTGTCAAGGTAGTATGCTTCAGTGGGACAACATCAAGCGCATGAAAGAAATAAGAGACGCTCTTCCCAAGTATCTCTACCATCCATCTCCAGCTGACAGTAACAATAAGGAAGGAATCTCATACGCTGCGCTAGGAACTCAGGTTCAGACATTCATTGCGCAGATGGATAAACAGGCTGCAGACCGTCTGGGTCGTGGTAACACACTGGCTGCTGAGATGTGGGACGAAATTGCATACTTCGTCAACAATGATCTCAGCTGGTCGTCTGCTACAGCTGCCATGAACAAGGCAGCTCCTGCCGCAAGAGCAGCTGGTCTTCCTGCAGCCATCATCATCACTACAACTGCTGGAGACATTGACGATAAATGGGGAAACTTCGCCTACCACATGGTTTGTGATGCAATGAGGTTCTACGAGAAGCTCTATGATCTAAGGGACAGAGCACACTTGATGGAAGTCCTTAGGCATAACTCCAAGAACAACATTGTGTACATGGAGTACAGCCACAAACAGTTGGGGATGAGCGACGAGTGGTTCGAAGAAGTGACTCGTGGCAAGGATCCTAAGGTTATAGCCAAGGACTACCTTAATCAGTGGCTACATGGTTCTGACAACTCTATCTTCGATAAAGACATGATCGATAGGATCCAGGCTTCTAAGGCAGATCCTGTTACAACGACATGGATAGAGAACGTTGCGATAAGCTGGTATGTTGATCCTAACAAGATCATGGCAGATGCTGCTCTGAAGAACAAACCGTACATCATCGGTTGTGATACCTCTGACAATGTCTGCAGAGACTTCACGTCGATAGTTGTTACGGATCCTTATGATCTCAAGCCTATTGCTGTGGTTAGGGTTAACTCGGCTAACTTCATGTTTGTAGCCAAGTGTGTTGTTAAACTCCTGATCGATCTTCCTAGGGCAATCATTATTCCTGAACGAAACAAGAATGGTGCAGTCCTTGTGGATTACATCATACTTGAACTTCGCCGCAGAAGCATCAGTCCTCTCCGCAAGATCTACAACAAGTACTTCCAGGAGTATGATCCGGATATCAAGCTTGACAACATCAACTACGAGTCTGGGGCTGTCAGGAAGAACTTTGGGTTCAACACAACCTCTAGCGGTATGTCCCGTGACTTCTTGTATTCCAGAGTCATGATGACTGCACTCAAGTTGTCTGCTGATAGACTCTGTGACTGTAACTTGATCAACGAACTCAGCGGTCTTACTACCAAGAACAACCGTGTCGACCACTCTGATGGTGGACATGACGACTTGGTTATCTCCTATCTGTTGGCTTGCTACTTCATCCTCTTTGCTAGCGGGCATCGCCATTACGGCATTGAACTAGATGAAATACTCTGCAATGTCAGAAGCGATGGTGAAGGTTGCTCTCTTGAAGAGAAGAAGAAAGAACAGCTGATGAGGTCTAGGATCCTTGAGTACAAGCACAAGATCAAGAACTGTCAGAATGACATTATCCGGTCGGCGTACAAGCGGGAACTCCAGGCTCTTATGGCAATAGTCGGAGACGTTGAGGAGGATACTCTCAAGGAATCCGATGTCAAGGCTATGAGCCAGGTGAAACAGTCTGTGTATGAAGCAAGAGCTAATGCTCCTGTCAGTGCAGTAGACTGGATGAAGATTGGGATGATGATGTGATAGTGTAGTTCATTTCTGTTCACTTATTTATTACCTTTGTAGACTTGGACGGTAAAACGTCAACCAATCTGGAAAACCAGAAACCAACAAACAAAGGAACAAAGAAAATGAGCACAGAAATGACTCAGGTCAACGGCTCCGCTGCGGCGCAGCCTTCCACCACCCAGCAGCCTCCGGCCGCGCAGCCTACCGCTGAGCAGCCCAAGACTGACACGCCCGCCAATCCGGCGGCCCCTGCGGTTCCTGCCGCTCCGGCTGAGCCGGCTCCTGTTGCGGAGACTCCGTGGCTCGAGGATGAGACTCTCGGTCTCAGCAACCGCACGTGGTGCGAGATCATCGGCGGCGTTGCTGTCGCTGCGACGGCGTACTTCGTTGGCACGTACATGGCCAGCAAGGACGACGCTCCGACGGTCTAACGCTGATGAAGCGATCCTGGTCCAGGGAGCCGCAAGGCTCCCTGGACTGGGGTGTACTTTATTTTTTCTTTTTACAATCCTATGTTGGGCTTAATTCCAATCGTGAAAGGAGGTTCAACATGAAGAGGAAAATGCTAACTCTGTTGGGTGCACTTGTCGCCATACAAGTGTGCTCATCAGCTATTGTCGATGAGTATACCTTCACCATGTTTGTCCAGGTTCCACGTATCTACGACAACATGCAGTCGCTGGGTTCTCGTAAGTATCAGTACCAGAGACTTAGAGGAACACTCAATCTGACATGGGAAGCTGGAGAGGTAAGACCTACTGTTACTATTGTAGGCCTCACAAACATCACTCACAAAATCAATGGTGTCTGTATCTCGTATAAAACAACCGTTGATGAAGGCACGTTCGTCTATCCGAGGTTCAACGTCATTGGTAACAACAGGACCAGTATCTTCAAGACTGGTTCAGTTGTGTTTTACATGGACGCTGATCCGAGCTACAACATAGGAGATGACATGGAGGACAATAGTCTATTGCTAACACTAGGTGGTCGTTCTACAACCAAGGTGGTTAATGGACGTAGGGTGTTCAGTGCAGTTAGAGGCTATGCAGCTGGAACACTTGGATGCGGGTGCAAGGCATACGGGCACATATCTCCTACCAGAGTGATGGGTGTTGAAGGACCCACCGATTACGTGGATGATGTGGCAGCTGTATTCGGCAGCTGGAACATGCGGTACAAGCGTTCCTACGTTGTAAAATAACCTAGAGTTGCTCTCTTCTCACCGGGTGTATTTCCTGGTGAGAAGGGGCAATTTTATGGTCTTTTTATTGGAGAGATTTTTATGGCTACAAACGTAACCCCGCTTAAGCAGCTATTCGCCGCTAAGCATGACTTTGTCCCTACAACCAAAATGGCTAGGGATATTGCCAGGTGGAGGACTCTGTTCGAGACTAGGGGTGAACACCCTGAGGTTCTCAACACACCTCTACTTGCAGTCAACAAGATGAGATTCCTCCCTAAGGATGCCGACGCTCTGTTCGACATCCTCGGTATAAGCGTGTCTGAGTTCACGGAGACGATTGAGCACTCGTCCATCAACACGGACTACATTGTAGCTTCCAATCCGTACAACCTTGCTATAGTTTGGTCTGTTCACAAGTTCTACAACTCCAACCTTCCTAGGAATGTGCGTGAAGATGCGTGTATAACTCTGTTCTTCATGCTTCTCGTCAAGTTCTTCTCATCTGTTGTTGGACATCTGTTCCCTCATGGAGCCGACAGGGCGATCATGGAGGCTACGATTGATAGTCTTAGCGACAAGTACGACATCAAGCACAAGGACACAAACACATGGAAACTCCTAATGCTTGCTCGTGCCAAGGAGCTGATCCAGACCAACAACATCCACTTCAATACGATCAAGACGTTCATGGATGATGCTCGTGTCACCTATGTCCTTACGGATACTCAGACGCGTCTTCGTACGAAGTTGGTGAATGTTAGCTTAGAGTATTACAGACTTCATGCTGAAGGCAAGGCTATACGTGATTCTGAACTCACTGATGACGATAAGGAGTCCGGTGACAAGAGGATCAAAGAGTTGGTTAACAACTTTGACGCTATGACAACCTCTGTGACTAACAGGGTTCTCAACGTCAATCAGTTCGTTAAGAACGACTATCTCAGGCTTGCCTGCAAACAGACTTCCAATGTCAAGGTAGAGATGCTAAGAGAGTTGCTGTACAAGTTCAGCACCACGGCAACCTACCAGTACCAGAAGCATAAGTCTGAAGAGATCGACAAACAGGGGAACTACAAGGGATATGCCATCTTGATCAAGAACCTTATCCAGCGCACCTATCGTGCATGCATCATGGACAAGGTCAACTTGAAGTCTAAAGTTGCGATCCTGATGAAAGCTTCCAATCTGTACAGGTCTTCTCGTATAAGTGATCCTGCGATCCTGAAGATCAAGTCGTCTGTTGACGCGTTCGTCTCTGACTCTAAGATCTCGAAGCGTGAGTCCACTCTAGCTTCTCTCAAGATCGCTTTCATCGTTTACATCATTCTTTTGACATTTGACTTAGACTAAAGGAGTAGAAATGCTCGATGCTGCACAACAAGCCGCTGATTTCAAGCGTGCTCTGGATAACATCAAATCCAGGAACATACAAGCTGTCGCGGCTCGTATGTGCCGCGTTCTCAGAGAGTTTCCTTCAGAGTACTCGGCTAGGGATATAACTGTTGTTGAAGGCGGAACTCCTATTGACCTTGATCTCAGAGGCACTCTGTTCGATAGTGTGTGGGATGAGAATGTTGGTTCCAAGCTTGTGAAAAACATGGCGTTGACTCCTAGTCTCGCCATGGATGCTGTTGATGCCCTGTATATGTTTAACCAGATCTTGGTGGAACACGGCGATCAGATCTTCAATGGGTCTTCTATCACTTCATATTCCTCAGATTTCAACACGATATACAACCGTGTATATCTGATGTTGATCTCCTCGGATTACACTGCTACCCCTAAGCTGTCGTATGCGCAGAAAGGTTTCACTCTGACTCGTGAGAGACTTGGTGAGATTGATGGTGTTAGTGACAATATCGGTATTTACGAGCTAGGCAAGTACATCGCTAAGACAGACATCATCACTCAGTTGAGAGTGATGCATGGCTACATCTCAAGTAAGCCCTGGCAGGATTCCACCAAGTCGTCTGTCGTTACTGCGCGTGGTTACGCGGCTAATATCGAAACTGCTGTTCTGTGTGTGATCGATACCATCCTTGATATCGCTCACGCTATTGATGGCATATCTACCTGCGTAGAACAGTCTGTGCCTGGAGATGATGATTTAGCCACTTTTGACCCTGAGAATAGCGAACTCTACATGGAGATTCCTGCGATATGACAGAGATCACTAAAAAGTTCCGTGTTCTTGAATACGGAAAATACAGAATCGCTATTAAGGTATCTGGTGGAAGCAGGTTGTCAGAAATCCTTTTAGGCGATGCTAAGATAGATTTTGGATTCGTTCGCTCTATCAGCGGAGGAGCCTTGTTCTTATCTGATATCATAACTGCTTCCAGAGGAAAAGAGATTTTCTTCAAGATTCTGTCCGACAGCGCGACATTTGCCGCATCTGAATTCAGAACATTCTTCAGAGCCATTGACACGAACATCAAGTTCCAGGACATAGTGGCCGAGCAGTATGAAATCCCTGATGATCCTGGTGGAGGTGGTGAAGAACCACCACCTGGACCTCCAGAACCACCTGAAGTCGACTACGGTCCGGATCTTACTCCGAGTTCCTGGTATGCGGGTTATACCAGGTACAACTTCTCTAGCAATACACTTGAAGTGACTATACCAAGTAACGGAGTGTATCAGTTAGCCATCGTTGTAGCTGAGCCGTATTTCGTTGAGAGCGCCACTGTAACAGGGGGTTCCCAGTGGAACCCTGATGCGAATACTGTGACGACTATACCTGGATTGACAACTAATGCCGCCCGGTATTACTACAACTCCAAGGACACTGTGGCAGATGAACTGTCTTTTGACTACGTCAAGAAGATAACCGTTCGCCTCAACACATCTGATCCTGATGCTCCTTATCGTGGATCTGCCATCATGCTCAGGCGCAAACGCGATCTTGATATCGCTGCAAAATATATCAACAGATTGGTAGCAGGTGAGCTTTCGAATAAGCAATACGTCGGCATGGACGGTGCTTCAATCGCTGAAAGTATCGGTGTATATGCTGAGTCTTCCTACAGATCGTTCCGACTTGTTGCAGCTAGAGCCGATGGCGTCATAAAGAGCGAGACCTCTGTTCCTGATAACACCACATTGAAAGTGTCAAGGTCAGGAGCATATGTTGCAAACACTCCGTACAACTTAAGTGCGTTGTCTTCTCCGATGTGGCCTGCAAAAGGAACTGAGAAGATACTAGCCAAAGCGATGAACTCAGCCGATGGTAATACTTATGACAGGTGGGTGTCCAAGGAATTAATACTTGGAGGATCTGAACCTGACATTAAGTACAACTATCCAACTTGCTGGATCCATCGCACTGGTTCAATAGCCAAGTACCAGATAGATCCGTCTACGGGTACAGCTAGCACTGGAGAAATTGTAAATCCAAAGACTGGGAAATCTGAAACAGTTAAGTTCCCCATTGGAGTCACTACGTCTTCGTATGTTTATGCGAAACTTGTTCCGTGTGGACGAGTTATAGCTAGCAGACGTGTCAAATTGACTAATAACTTCAATGTCACAGATAATCTTCAGGCTTGGAGAAACGCTACACCTCTAACGTTCTTGGATTCAGCGAGTGAAGAGCTGAAGAGAAACAGTAATGCTGTGCTTGTTGTTGAGATGATACAGAGCGCAAATAGCAGTAACTACGATTCTGCTACAAACACGTTCAAAGTTCAGAGTACAGGATACAAAGGACTCATATACGTGTCACCATTCGCCCCCGGCGAAGATGGCATCGACTATAGTTCGTTGGGTACTGCTTCTGAATATCAGAAGTATATCAAAAACAACCTAGTTAAGACAGCTGATGGCAAGAGATATGAGACTGTGTGGAGCCGCATCGACTATGCAGAACGCTATCACAGAATCTTTTTCAATGTCACAGGTGTAAACACATCCGGAGCAATTACTGATAGTACAACTTTAAGGAACACATGGTTTGTTCATAACGATGATCCAAGTCATGTGTACCACTTCATTTACATGAAGGACATATTTGGAACTGGATCTAAGTTTAACGCTAATGCAGCAAAGAGAATAATGGCATTTCCTGCCCCTGGTCAGGATATTTACATCTCCATACTCGATGCTACACCATCGCTCAGGCTTAGTTCTGGTAGTCTGCCCATTTCGATACCTGTGAGTGTGTAACAGACACTTGGATGCACTGGATGTGACCACATGGTCACATCCAGTGCATCTTCGTTTTCTTTTAAAGCTGGTAGTACAGAAGCCTACGTCTAACTTCAGGTGTAAGCAGACTGGCTCCCCTGAACTTCAGGAAAGTCTCCTCATACTTCTCACCGGCACTCTCAAACTTCTCCACTATCGACTTGATAGTGTTGATGTCCATACCTGTCTCCTGCTCGGCACGATCGATGTCAACGATCAGGTTAGTGTACAGCCACTCCTGAGTGGCATACAGCACCAAATCAGACAGTATCCTGACCGAGGAGTCACTCATGTTGTTGAATGTCTCATCGTAGTTGATACGACAGGTAAGCAACCAGTTCTGCCTTGTGTACTGTGAAGGAGTCAACTTGACCAGATCCCCAGACAGCAAGGTCACAACAGGGTGGTTCCTAGGAGTAGCCAGGGTCCAGGAGTTCAGAACCTGATCTACCTGGTCAACTAGCGAATAGCCGCCAGATGCAATGTCTGCATTAGCGATACCGCTTGACTGATAGGTCAGATAAGGGAACTGGACAGTAAGAACCTGACTGATAGACTTGCCATCTCTAGCCTCAGGAGGTACACGGTAAACTGTATTCGGACCGTCGTCTCCGGCATAGCCACCGTGGTCTCCAACCATGGATTCTAGCCAGGTAGGCTTAAGGACAATGGTCTTGACCTCACCAGACACAAGGTTGCAGTCCTTGAGAACCCTTTTGTTGATGATGTCCCTGCATAGGAACTCAGTGAGGTTGTTGTTGATGTGAAACTTCTTATTAGCCTTTATTATGCCGAGCTCGAGTACTTCAGGCGGTATTTTCGAGCAAACGGTCATAATGGCATGATCTAGCGGATAGTGCATCGCAACTTCCTTTCGTAATTAAAATTCATACGATGGCGTCGAATATGTAGATTATCAAGTCTCAAGCATATATCACTTACATGGCTTCGATGGAAGTTGCGGGTTCGAGTCCCGCCAGACGCATAAGCGTCTGTGGCTCAATGGTTAGAGCGCCGTCGATTCTTTTTTGTTAAAATAGACCCTTCCACGGTGTAGAGAAATCTACACCGTGGAGGATCCCAGTTCACGATATTTCGGCACAAGCATTAACGTCGTCAGGGACTATGATCCCTTCAGTATTCAGAGCTATGCAACTGCACTGGTGCATGCCAGTTTGCATGGCATAATGGTTGACCAATAGCATCTGTTTGATCACCCCTTTATCCATGAGATCGCTGAGCATGCACACTAATTTTGTGCGATGTTCTTCCGTCAATGGACCATCTATCTCATCTAGCCTTACAGCAAACTCTTCCAAAAATCCCCTCTCTATACAGAGAGCGAGTCTCATAGCCAGATCAACCATGGCCTTCTGGCCGTTGGACAACAGGCTAATATCCTTGGCTTCTGTGGAGTTCCTGAACATGACCTTGATGTTGAAGTCCAGATCGGACTCCTCATCCAGATACATAAGTTCAAGGTTGTAGAACCACACCTTACCAATGATCTTGTTCGCTTTAGCTATAAGTCTATTAATGAACCTTATCAGGTAGATACATGGCAACCCGTTCACAGGTGACAACCCGTCTGCCACTGCCTCGTAGTTGGCTTTAGCCACAGTCACGTTGTTGATGGTTGGAAGGATCTCGTCCTCCAGAATACTGGAGTACTTGTTTTGCTCCTGAAGAACCTTGCTTATAGTGAATAGTTCCTCGTTGATGTCGTTCTTGGCCTTAATGAGGTCATCGGCAACACCACGATAGAACTCTATCCAAGACTTGATCGTCTCAGACTTGACATAAGTGGTTATCTCACTCTGCAGCCCGAGCATCTCGCTGAAGTCTCTGGCTGTTTCGTTGATATCCTGACTTAGGTGACTTTCTCTTTTGCAAAGTTCCTCTAGACGTTCGATTTCCTTGATTCCCTGATTGAGCTTCTCTTCCCTATCGCGGATAGTGCTCTCGACTATCTCTGCAGATACCTGTATTTGTTTGGTAGATGCTAATGCCTGAAGTGTGTCCTGAATAGACTTCATCTCATCGCAGATCAAGTTCCTGCGAGTTACGAGCCTAGACTTTTCACAAGCTCGGATAAGTCGATTGACTATCTCGAAACACTTGTTGTTACACACATCTACAGGATCGTCTCCATTGAACGCTATGTGCTCAACACACATCTTGCGTATACCGTACACAGCTGTCGTTAAAGACTGGTGCAGTTTCTTCTGAGTCTCAAGAACAGGAGAAGCTTCAGAAACGAACTTCTCAAGTTCTGTTCTCTGAGTGATAAGTTGGTTCCTACGCTCAACCAACTCATTAATTCTCTTCTCTGCTGAGTCGATGTTGTCTTTGACGGCAGATCTGAGAGGACAAACTTGATGACAGTCCTTAGGATAAGGTCTACTTTGAAGTTTGTTCAACCTATCCCTAACAGAGATTATCTCACTGCTTATCTTGGACAACTCCTCACCGATAGACCCGTTGAGAGTCATGGTAGCATTATCCAACTTGGACTGTAGATTAGATATCTCTTCCCATGTGTTGAGCCTAACACCTTGTCCGTGCATCTCTTCACACCAGGTCTTAAGATAAGGGATAAGCTCAGCTTCGATTGCATCGATGTAGTTAGGATCAACAGTTACAGGAACTTCCTTGCCTATCAGCTCAGACACACTACTCAGGTCAGACTGAAGTTGTTTGTACCTCTTCTCGAGGTTGTCTTTCTCGTCGAACGACTTGCTCATCTCTCGACAAGCAATAAATGAGTTCAACTCATCTCTGATCGAACTTAACTGAGAAGTTAACACACTTATACGTTCCCTAGTTACACTGGCAACTACAGCGTGTTCATCTCCTATCTCCTCGATAGTCACAGGACCAGGATTGTCTTTGATCTTCTGCCTGATCCCGTAGATCATGTAGTTCCTAAGGATCTTCTTCTTGAGATTGATAACTTCATCCTTAAGACCAGCAAGTCTCTCAGGAGTCAGATCGGACTCTACATTGTTCGCAGAGTAGATCTTGATGTTCTCCTCGATCCTGAGAATGTCCTTATCTATCGTGTTGACAAAGTTAAGAGCATTCTCACGGAACCTATCGAGTCTAACCCTCTCATCAGCATCTATCAGAGAACTTCTCAATGTGGCTTCTCTGCTCTTGAGCAACTTGAGCTGGTTGCCACAAGCCCTTATCGACGAACATACCTTTTTGTAATAGTCGATTACGAATGACAAATCTCCAGGATATAACGAAGAGAACAGCGACCTTCTCTCAGCCTTGCTCATGTCACATATGCTGAAATCGCCAATAAGAAGATCATCTATCAACTTGGTTATACCAAAGTGCTCTTCAACCAGATCTTTCTGAGTCTCCGTTGTTCCAGATAGATTAAGCTCAACATCATCCACCTTGAACGAATGAGGAGATCCTGTATTGCTGAAGTCGCTGGTAAGTTCGTAGATCTTTCCATTGTGGGAAAGTACCTTGACTATCTTGCCTCCAGGTCCAAAGTCAGTCCTAACGCTAGGATAAGGAGTAAGTGCTCTCAACAGAGAACTCTTACCTGATCCGTTACCACCGAGAATAGCTACTGCATTTGCACACCTGGAGAAGTCAATGTCTACATGCTTGATTCCACTGTGAGTGAAAGGTATGTAGTTGTCGAGTGTTACTGATTTCCAGAACATTCGTTTTACCTCCAATTGTTATCTAGACGATGGCTAATTGATGTACGAAAAAATGTATTTCAACTTTGGTTAGATGTATATTACACGCATAGTCTAACCGAAACAAAACAGAAAGGAGTCCATGATGACTAAGGAAACTGCTGCTGTGCTGGTTAAAAAGTTTAAGGAATTCACGACCCGCAAACTGTGCGATTGCATAGAAGTACGCCATGAGGACGATTTCGACGAAATCATGTACATGGACAGCGTTAGCGCTATCCAGTACAAGCGCGTTGGACCTGAGAAACGGAATATGCTCGTAAACATTCCTCAGGTCAAGTTCTCTTATGAGCACATGATGAACGCGATTGACTCCAATGAGTCCAAGTTCACTATGTATTTCAACGGATTGTGGGACGAGGATAGTGATGAGTTTAAGCGCATATGCGATGAAGTCACCGCCCTTATCAACGAAGCCAAAATCACAGTCAAAGAGAGGCTTAATCTCTTCGACACGATTTATGTCGTGTTCGAGACGCAGAAGTAGGATAGCTGCAAATTGCAGCTGAAAGAGCCCCGCATCCAGCGGGGATTTCTTTTTTGTTTATTCCAGTACATCATCAGGCATATATTACGCTTATGGTTATTTACCAAGGAAGATGTCGATGCAACAATCAGATTTAATACTCCGGCTCATGGAAGTTGGAGACAAGCATCCGTATAAACGGATCAATCTCGGTACTCATAACGGTGAGTTCCATGCAGATGAACTACTGGCAACGGCTGTTCTTGTACATGAACTTAAACCGTTGGGTTACGATGTACACATCGTCAGGTCTCGAGATGTCGACTATCTCAACGAGACTTGCGCTGTTGTCTATGACGTTGGTGGAGGAAGATACGATCATCACGATCGAGAGAAGGTCTTCTACCCCAACGGAGTTCCCATGGCTGCCTGCGGTAAGATTCTCAACGATGTGATCATGTCTGGAGTAATGCTGGATAGTCTTAGGCACAGACTGTTCTACGCAGTCGAAGCCAACGACAACGGTTATCCTATACCGGACTACATCGAGACCTCTAAACTAGCTTTCGTCTCAGCATTCAATCCTACTTGGAAAGAGCCTAGGGATAATAAGGCTATGTTCACGAGGTTCATCAAGATACTCCCTGTAGTTCTGCAGATATACGAGCGTACGATTGAGCAGGTGAAAGCCGACATTCAGTCGTTCGATATCGTTGAGAAATCCGCCAAGATACTTGATGGGAAGTTCATCCTTCTCAAAAGGTACTGTTCGTTTTACTCGTATGCCCAGCTTCATCATGAAGTACTTGGAGCAATCTATCCTAGAGATGGTCAGTACCATGTTAGACTATCGCCTACCTTCAAGCGTAAATACGAAACCAAGATCAGGTTCCCTGAAGAGTGGGGCGGTAAGTCTGGACAGATCCTTAGGGATGTTAGCGGAATACCTGACGCATGCTTCTGTCATTCGTCTAGGTTCTTGTCTACGTTCGAAACAGAGAAGGGTGCCATCAAGGCATGTGAAATTTTAGTCGGAGGAATCAATGAGTGATGAAGAAGCTAAACAGACTCGCATAGCGCAGCTTGAAAAGCAGATATCCACTGCCAACGATTTCTACTGGAACAAGCAGGATCAAGGTCCAATCATCGATGACTTCACTTACGACAAACTAGTTGAGGAGTTGAAGGAACTCGATCCGGGCCATCCGCTTGTGACAAAGATCTCGGAGAAAACTAATGCTGGAGTTAAGGTTAAGCATGTTAAACCCATGCTGAGTCTTGACAAGGTGTATAGTTGGGAAGACTTGGTCAAGTGGTGTACCAAGGTTGCCAGGAGCGAGAACGAGATGTTCTGCTTCTCTCCAAAATACGACGGACTCAGTTTGGAGATCGTCAACGGAAGACTTATCACAAGAGGAGATGGCGAAGTCGGTAACGACATAACACATCTCGCTCCTTGGATAGACGTCCGTGTGTCGTTCAGCGGTGTAGATGCGATGATGAGTTCTGTAATTAGGTCAGAACATTGGATGAAAACTCGTCATGTAGGTGAACTCATTGTGTCGTTCCCCAGGTTCGAGAAACTCAAGAACTCCTATCCTGAGTTCGCAGAGTATAAGACACCTAGGAACCTAGCAGCGGGGTTCGCCAATCTGAGTCCTGGTAATTCCACTCTAAGCAACCTGATGTTTGCAGGAAGACATGTTCCTGTAGCAACTTGGGTTATGCATAGAGCTAAAGAGCTTACTCTGTCTCTGAAGTATATTGCTGCTTCTGAGCAAGGGATCATCAAGAAGCTTAGGAATTATCATAAACTTCCGTGTGACGGAATAGTCTGCAGACTACAGGATGATGAATACGGAGAGTCTCTCGGTGTGACTGCTCATCATCCTCACAGTGCAATTGCTCTGAAATTTAGGGATGACGAGTATCAGACAACTGTTAAGAAGATCGTCTGGCAGGTTGGCAATGAGGCAATAACTCCGGTTGCAGAGTTTGATCCTGTCGACATCGACGGGGTTAATGTGACTAGAGCAACTTGCCACAATGCCAAGTTCGTAGCCGACAACAATCTAGCACCAGGTTCCAGGATCAGCATCGTGAGAAGAGGTGGAGTTATACCGAAGATCGTCAAGGTCGAGAAGGACGACTCCCCGATTATCAAGTGCAGACTTCCTACCAAGTGTCCTGTCTGTGGGCAGGATGTTGTGTATGAGGAACCCGACATGATCTGTCTGAACCAGACTTGTCCTGGTAGATGCACGAGTAAGATCCTTAAAGGACTGGATGAACTTGGTATCAAGGGCATCGGTCCGAGCATGGTCGAACGGCTTGTACGTGAGCTACACATTGCTACGATCATAGACTTCTGCATGGAAGCTTGGGACAAAAGAATCCTTCTAGCCAAGGGATTCACAGCCCATGAGATCCATGTTCTGATGTCTGAGATTGAGCGAGCTGTCAATGTCGGACAGGAAGATGTCGCTATATTTGCGAGCCTCTGCATCCCTATGGCAAGCAGGTCGTTCGCAGAGAAGGTAATAAAATACCGTGGAGACATTATGTCTTTGATGGAATCCGATCCAGACGAGCTGTATGCGGATCTATGCAAGATTCCTGGTATAAATACCACAGCAGCCAGACATGTGACCGACTTCATCATTGAAGGAGGTGCTGAGTTGTTCGAGTCCTATTATAACCTGTTCGTCCATAAGAAACCTGCGGACATAGGTTCGAGGAAGAAGTATTGCTTCACTGGAGCATTGCCTAAACCTCGTAAGGAACTCGAGCAGTTCGTTATGGATGCCGGAGGCTATCCGACTGACAACATCAGGCAAGCCGACTATCTCGTCAGTGCTTCTCCTACATCTACGTCCACCAAGATGCTGTATGCTAGGAAGCACAACATACCAATCATCACATTCGAAGAGTTGAACGCTCAACTCTCCAAGTGAGATTCAGGTATACATTACGATCTTGCCCAACAGATAAACTGTTGGGCTGTTGTACAACAAAAGGAAACAAACATGGCAACTGAAATCAAGAAGCCTGTCGCTGAGGAGATCAAGTTCCTCGGTAAGAAGGCAACCAAGACGATCACCAAGGATGGTGTAGTCATCGACCTCCGCAAGGCGGAGTATGACTCTCTCCTCGAGGAGAAGGGTATCACTGATGAAGTCGTGAAGTCTGTCACGACGGGACTGCAGGAGATCTGCTCCGACGCGATTGTGGCTGCGAAGGACATCTCGATCAAGTCCAAGGGCCAGAACGTCCATGTCCGTCTCGGCAAGGGCAACCTCTCACAGGAGATCGACTTCATCGCCCGCCGCGAGACGAATCGCCGTAATCCTGCGACGAACGAGCCGATCCACAAGATCGAGTATGGCGTTGTCAAGGCGACGCTGAATCTCCCTTGGGGCAAGGCGATGAAGGGAGACGACGGCGTGCTCGTCTCTGTGGGTAAGGAGATGGATGACTTCTTCAACAAGAAGAAGTAAGTGTGAACCGCACGCAACAACGGGGTGTTGGTAGACTTAGTGTCTACCAGCATCCTACCATTATTTTTTAACGACCAGTCAATTTCTATGTAGACATTGCACTTCATCTTGTGTAGGTCTCTTCGGAGAGCAAGATGAAAAAATGTGTAATCAAAATCCTAGCGATTGACCCTGGATTGACCAATACAGGATGGACGCTTCTCGAGTACGACCCGTCTTCCGGCGACGTCGTTGTTTCAAAGATAGGCGAGTTCCACCCTGGTCCTTCAGCAGACAAGTCTGATCACAGAGAAGAGACTGAAAGATTCTCCAAGAGGACGATATCACTCGCTTTGCTCAGACAGATGCTCACAGACATCATGCTGGAGGAGAAGCCAGACTACATTGTGGTGGAAGACATCTTCTTCAATCCACAGCGTCCTATGGCACATGCCGCACTTGCGATGTGGCACTGCGTGACTCGCATGACTTGCTACGATGTACTCTGCAAGCCCATGGAGATCATCCAGACAAAGATCGCAAAACAGGAAATCACCGGTAACGGTGGCAATGGGAAATTGTCCGTCCAACAGTCCATACTTAGCAACCCGTCTATCAAGTTCAAGAACAAGACGGTTGAGATGCTTATGGATGAGCATAGCGCAGATGCAATAGCAGTCGGATATGCATTCTCTAAGCGCAGCAGGGAACGGATACTTCTCGAAGCAGGACTTCTTAAACACTCAAACAAGGAAAGCTAAAGATGGAACAGCAAGAGACACCATCCGAAGAACAGAAAGAGCCAGCAGCCCCTCAGTCTGCTGAACAGGAACAGGAATCCAAAGACGGCGAGATAGTCTGGGCTCCTCAGCGCAAACAGGTCAGCGATCTTCTTCAGAAGCTGATCGACATCCTCAAGCGTTACAACGGATACAAGTGTGTCTCTGTCTGTAAGCTAGACAAGTTCAATGACGATCCGAAGCAGGGTAAGGGAGTTACCTCTGCCCTTGCTCGCAGGTTGCTCGTTGGCTATCTCATGACTGGTCGTGGCAGTAAGGAGGAGTTCAACAAGAATTTCGTTGGAGCTCCTATTGCCTACGTCCAGGTTCACTGGGATATCCCGACTATGGCCGATGATGGTTGCTACGATGACATCGACATCAAGGGCAATCCAATCAAGACAATCTCTGCTGCCGAGTACATGCTCGTTGAGCCAGAGAAATTTGAGCCGTACGTCCTCATTAGGCAGGGGCCTGACAAGGTCGCCATGATCAAAGGCAACCCTTATCGAAAGATAACTAAGGAAGAAGCAAAAGCAATTGCCGAATCCTTGCAGGGTAAGCCTGAAGAACAAAAGTAATTTCCTGTCTCCATAACCCTCACACGTTCCGTTTCAGGACGTGTGAGGGTGTTTTTCTACATTTTGGTTCCATAATCTACCCTATTGTCTTAAGGAGAATAGCAATGTTCCTAGAGTCAATGAAAAACTTCTTCTTAGGAAGAAAAGGTGGCGAGGATTCACCTAAAGCGTTCGCTTGGGAAGAACTTCCAGAGAACTGTGGGATGTGCAAGGACAAAGTGTACACATGTGGTATCACAGGTCCAAGCTATCACTGCAGAAAGTGTCAGTTTCCAGGTGAACAGTGGGGAAGGTCTATTCCCGAGAACGAAGTTTACACTAAACGTCAAGAATGGTGTCCTAAACAGAAAGGCGCGGTGTTTGTATGCCATTGAGATGTTATGTTGATGTGGAGGACTGCCCTTAAATGAGTGTAGAACAGAAACCCAAGTACAAGACAGATCTGTACTTCATGCACGGAGAATACATCCGTGTAGACAAATCCACTGACGCTTATGTGGGGTTCCTGAAGAACATCGAAACTGGTCAGTCGGTGATGAAGATAGTAGACAACCCAGTTGTCAACATCTACGTCACTAAACCAGAGTACAGAATCTACACTAAGAAGAAAGAGTGGTCTCCCAAGTCGGAACTGGATGAGTATACAACAAGGTACCTCTTCCGAGGTGAAACAATTTGGAATGCGCTCAACCAGGATCCTGCTCAGCCTAGATGGCGATCCATGCCGTTCGTTAAACTGCGTGAGCAGATGTCGTCTCCGTATGTCTACGGAGCGGATATTGATTTCGGTGTGAGGATGAAGCACCGTCTTCAGCAACTCAACGGTGATCGTAAACCGATGTCCTACAACGTCGGGTTCCTTGATATTGAGACGGACGTCAATGGAACCAACCAGATCATCCTGATCACTTTCGTCAATGGAGATGGGAACACTTATGTCGGTGTACTCAAGGAGTTCTTCAGTAACGCGTTCATCCCGATAACAGAAGGCTCTCTCCAGTTAGGCACAGACTACTTCGTTAAAACCGAAGCACGTGTTGTATCTCTATTGGAAGTATTCGACGAGCATGTTCCGTATGGACAAGACATCGCAACTGTCAAGTCCATGCTCTCTCGTAAACTAGGCATCCATCAAGACAAGGTACTCATCTTTAAACGAGGTGAGCACACTGTCAAGGAAGTTGAAGACTTATGGACGAAGACTGTAGAGCCAACGTTCCACAATGCTTTAGACAAGAAGCCTAAAGCAGCTTACGAGAAGGCTCCTCCTATCCAGCTTCATGTCAAGATCTTGGATGATGAAGTCTCACTGATCAAGTGGATCTTCGACAACATCCACACTTGTCGTCCTGATTTCGTAACGATCTGGAACATTGCTTACGATATCCCCTACATCCTAGAACGTCTAACGTACAGGAACATCGATCCGTGTGATGTACTCTGCTCATCTGACATCCCAAAGAAATACCGAGTCTGCCGGTGGAAAGAGGATAAGACAGGTGAGCATATCACGGACAACTGGTCCTGGTTACATCTCACAGATTACACCAGGTACATTGATGCCATGTGCATGTACGGTCGCATACGTAAAGCCCAAACCAGAGAACCTTCCTACACGCTTAACGCGATAGGTGATAAGGAACTAGGTACAGGAAAGATGGAGTTCAATGAGAACGCCGACCACCACATCATGCAGCGTGAGCACAAGGTTGAATACACCGTGTACAACATCGTCGACGTTGTTCTGCTCCGTACACTGGAGTTAAAGAACAACGACATCCGTACTATGATGATGCTTATTGGTGACTCCATGCCAGAGGATTTCAACAAACAGTCTGTTATGTTGAAGAACTCGTTCTTTGTCTACCTTGATCCTGAAGGAGTACCTGGATCAGTAGGTGAACGTATGGATGATCCGTGGGACAAGTACATCTTCAACAAAGGTGGTCAAGTTCTATCGCCAGACTTGACTAAGGGAACAGGAGTCTCCATCTTGATAGATTCAGATGCCATCTCTTACGTCCACAAACTAGTGTGCGACATCGACGTGTCGAGCATGTACCCTTCTGAGATGAGTATGCTCAACTGTACCAGGGAAACCAAGTTGGCTACAATCTTGTACATTCTTCCAGCTAAAGATAGGAAAGCTCTAATCAAACCTGTTCCTACAACAATCGAACAGATTGATGCTATTCCAGAAGTTGCTGCAGGTCTTGCGATCTACAATAACGAGAGTCTAAAGGCTGAGAAACGTAAACAAGCGATGGCATTCATGTCTGAAAGAGTTCAGGATTTTCTGTACAGTTACATCTATCTCAAGTCCAATTCAGTCCAACTTGCTGAAAAGTATTTTGGACTACCTGGATATGCTGAGATGGACAGACTGATTGAACAACAATTGGCAGCTGCGGTCTGACGTAGTGCTCATTGAAATACACCGGTGCCATTCCCATCACTGGTGTTTGCTGCAGGTGAATGGGTTGTACCCTCTCCTTTCGTTAACACGCTACATCGACGAATCTAAGTTAGCTGACACCTGCGCCGGGGTTTACAGATATGTTCCTCGGTCATCTAACGGCGGCTTAGTGAGAAATCGTGAAAATCCGGTGCGTAAATCCGGTTATCCCTCTTTGACTCGTGTAGATGAGGAGTTATAAAACTCAGACAGATGTAAGATAGAATGATGAGCGTGCTACAGCGCACGGGCTGCAACGCCCTTCAGTTCTTACTTATGCTTCAACAGCCCCGAATTAGCTCTGATGAACCATTAGTAGTTAACTAATCGGCAAGTTCTGCCCCGATATGTGATAATCTGAATTCGGAATAGACGGGGATTTCCTCGTAGCCAGATAGATGGTCCAATCGGATACACGAGTCACTTTTTAAGGCATATGCCATACTTCATTTAGTATGGTTATCTTACCAATCACCCAATTAACTAGGAGGTATCATGAATTTCATAGGAGCGAATTCGAGTTATCACACCTCGAATATCGTTATTTTCGGAGCACCTTACGATGCAACAGCAAGTTTTCGTAATGGTGCTAAACTCGGTCCATCTTCCATAAGAGAAAAATCTTTCGGGATAGAAACATACTCCGTGTACCAGAACAAAGATCTTAATGATATTAAGGTACACGATGCCGGAGACTTAAAATTTATAGATGATTCTCAAGAAAAGATGGTGGATTTAGTAGAAATCACAACTTCTTCTATTCTTAACGATCGAAAGATACCAGTCCTAATAGGAGGCGAGCATCTTGTTACTCTTGGAGCAGTAAAAGCTGCATTTAAGAAATTTAGTGAGCTTAAGATAATACATCTAGATGCACATGCTGATCTTCGGGACAGTTATAACGGAGTAAAGTTGTCGCACGCTTGTATAATGAAAAGGTGTTATGATCTAGTAGGTGACAACCGAATATTTCAATTCGGTATAAGATCCGCCTCCAAAGATGAGTATCAGTTCATTGAAAGTAATAAGGTCAGCACAAACATGTTTACAGTAGATGCTGTAAAAAACTTATTACTTCCTGAGGGTACACCTGTATACTTGACAGTTGATATGGATGTACTAGATCCTGCAGAATTTCCAGGAACAGGAACACCTGAAGCTGGAGGTATAACTTTCAATAAGTTGCTGGAATCTGTAATGTGGATAATCAACAAGTTTAATGTCGTAGCAATAGACAATACAGAAATTGCCCCAAATTTGGATAAAACTGATAAATCCACGGTTCTTGCGTGCAAGTTCTTGAGAGAAGAACTTCTCTCGTTGCAAGTTAAATCTTTAGTGTAACCAGGATGGCTCTGTAGCACAATAGGACAGTGCAGCGGATTTCTAATCCGCTGGTTGCTGGTTCGAGTCCAGTCAGAGCCACCAATCAACTTGGAGAAGTGTCATGAATAAGAAGATAGTAGAATTTAGACTTGGGAATAAAGAGCATTTTGATAAGTTGAAATGCTTTTACTACGATGTATTCGCTAAGTCGTTTATTAGGGATGAAATCGGTAGTCTGCAAGCGTACATAGACCTATTAAAGAACTCTAGTGAAGATACTGGAATGTATAATTTATTCTTCACCGAAATTGATGATAAATTCGTAGCATGCTACATATTCTACCAATTCCCTAGTATCGAATGTACTGTTGCTGAATTTTCATGCGTAGATCCTTTGTATAGAGGACAAGGGTTGTCTACAGAACTTATGAGAGAGGCATGCTCTCGCAAAAAAGTCGGCGAATGGTTATTCTGTGAAGTTGAAGATGATAACCTGATAAACCAAAAGATTTGGAGCAAATTTGGATTCAAGTTGATACCAATTAACTATGCTCAACTCCCTCTTGGTCCGGATAGAAATGTAGTTGATAAGTTACTTTTATGCGTTAAACCTACATGCAGTAATGTATCATCTATTCCGTCGGAGATAGTTAAAAAATTTGTATGGTATTATTACAAGTATTCTCAGTTCTGTGACGACCCAGATAAGAATCCGCAATATTTAGAAATTTGCAAACAGTGCAATTCACATAAAGCTTTCAACTTACTAGAATTTGGCAACTGAAGAATTCGGGCGATTAACTCAGTTGGTAGAGCATGTCACTTTAATGGCAGGGTCACGGGTTCGAATCCCGTAGGTCCTACCACACCTTCACAGCTAAACAAGGAATAGTGGACGTTTCTCACATTGAGGTTAAAGTGGAGTATAAGTGTGGGACAAAGTGAGTTAGCACTGCGCTCACTTCATTGATGCTATAAGTTTCCTGTGTCAGGCTGAGGCAGCTCTACGCAGGAATTCCAACCTGAAGGAGCCTGTCGACAACAGAACTTCCATCATCTAAAAAGAAAACCTAACCAAACTACTAGGAGAAAACAAATGAAGAAATCAATCCTCAAGATCCACACGAGTGCTGACGTCAGCGTCGAGTACAGTGAACTGTGCGATGTCGATGCTATTCACATCGTCACGGTTGGTGACAAGGAGTTCTCTGTTAGCTACAGAGACTACGATGGTATCCCTGAACCGCAGATCATCCTCTTCGGTGATGATACCGATGAGATCATCTGCACTACCAAGAAACTCTCGAAGACCCAGAAGGCTAACGCGATCAAGACTGCGTTCATCAGCTACATGATGGCCAAGGGCAAACTCGCTATCGTCTAAGGAGACCTAGTCATGAGTGAAGAGAAGAACTACGTGTTCGCCGGTGTTGATTGCACCAAGATGATCAACGACTTCAAGAAGCGCATGGAAGAGGACGAGAAGTACCGTGAAAGGACCGCTGAGGAAATCAATGGTATCAAGCTCGAGTTCGAACTAATGTCTCCTAATGCCAAGCTTCCTTCCTATGCTCACGAAGGTGATGCTGGGATGGATGTGTACGCCATCGAGGATGTTAAGCTTCACAAGGGCATTCCTCAGCTTGTAAAGACTGGACTGCGTTGCAAGATTCCTGAAGGATTTGAAATTCAGGTCCGTCCTCGTTCAGGTTTAGCACTCAAAGGAGTTACAGTGTGGAACTCTCCTGGAACCATCGATTCCAAATATCGTGGTGAGATAGGAGTAATCCTTATGTATCTCAATAACGAGTGTGTTCAGCTAACTGAGAAACACTTGAGTACCACTGGAGAGATGATAGAAGTTGGTATTGGAGTTGCACCAAAGACCTATCATGAGATCAAAGCCGGTGACAAGATCGCTCAGCTAGTTCTCGCTCCTGTGTACAAGGCTTGGCCTGTCAAGGTTGACAAGGTTGATACTGACACTGACCGCGGAGAGGGCGGATTCGGCTCTACTGGAGTTTGATCTATGATCAGAGAAGTCAGTGGTGACATTCTCGAGAGTACAGCCCCGATCATCGTCGTTCCTGTCAACTGTAAAGGAGTGATGGGAAAAGGGCTTGCTCTTCAAGCCAAGAACAAATGGCCTGAGATGTTCAAGATCTACAAGTCCTTCTGCGAAGGAGCTTGTCCTAGCTATCCTGATGGTCTCGAACCTGGAGGGGTGGTCTGTATACAGCACGTACCCAACAAGTGCATTGCATGCTTAGCAACCAAGGATGATTGGAAGAACCCTTCTAAGCTCGAATGGGTTGAGAAAGGTCTCAAGGAACTTGTAGTTCTGAGCATGAAAATCAACCTCTGTCATATCGCTATTCCGAGAATCGGTTGCGGTCTTGGTGGACTTGATTGGTGCGATGTTAAGCCTATCGTGTATAGGGTATTTGAGAACACTCCTATCGCGGTGGATTTGTACACTGATGACTAAAGATTAAGGAGAAAATCATGGAATTTCCGTTTAAGTTCGGATCGATCGATCCGTACATGCAGACGCTTAGCGTCAAGAAACATGAGGATATTGTCAAGTCCGATGAGGAGAATGATGACCCTATCGTGATCGTCAATGTCCGTATCAACGGCCGTACTCATCACAACGTCGTGATCCCTGTTCCTAAGGATCATCGCCCGGCCGAAGGCATGAACTACAAATCCGTCAAGGAAGCGGCTTATCAGATCATCGGCGTGTACGGCGCCAAACTGAAGGAAGAAGGTGTCGGTGCTCACAAGCTCGATATCTCTTCTCTAAAGGTCGAGTCTCCGTGGGATGAGATCTCTAAGGATCACATTGCCCAGGAGTCTGACAAGATCCCTGCGGATGCACACAAGTTTGATTTCGATGTCTCTGTCTATGTTGACGGGAAGCTCTGGTTCCATGGATGGGAAGTCGTAGGATTCAGCGATGATGCAATTGACTTCGCGACTATGGTCGCGGTCGTGCAGAACGTCCTGAATAACATGAAGGAAGATACCGAGATAATGAAGTAGTGGTCGCAGAAGACCTCAAAACACTTGAGGTGTGTAATCCCCAACCCAAACCTCGAAAACAAGGTGAGTGAGATGGCCCGCCCCTTGTGGGCGGGTTATTTTTTTGAATGTTTGATCCAAGTTAATGTTAGGCATATATCACATATTTGCCCTAAACAATAACTCGAGTACTGCTGTAAAGCACTACTCTACTCAGGATTCTAATCATGAAACAAAATAAACCCAAGAAGAAGTCTCTGCTCTACAAGCTGAGAAGCTGGTGGGCCAAGAGGCAACATCTGCGCAAACGCCGTAAGGGTCTCATCCCTGAGGTGACTATGCGACATGATGGAAGGATGATCCTGTCAGACAAGGTGACCAAGATGTTCGGGATAACCGAATCGTCTTCAGTTGTCGTGTACTGCTCTGACAGTGATTGCACAGATCTCGCCATTGCTTTCTCAACCAAAGGAGACCATAAGGGATTCAAGGTTGCAGGTGGCAAGGATGGTCGCCCTTACTTCGTTCGACTTGATAAGTACTACTCCGCTAACAAAGTCATCCCTCCTCCAGAGGATACTGTGTGCGAGTTGATAGATCTCGAACAACAAGTAGACGGCTACGACATCTACCGTGTAATCGAAAAAGCGTCTATCAAGTAGGCGCTAAGGGAGAGCTGTCAGAAAAGGCATCTCTTCTTTTGCCTTAGCAACAAAAAAGAAAAAATCATAGGACCCCGGACACCCCTCAACAGGGTGTCCGGGGTCCTACTTGAATCACGGATCGTTGTTAACCAACTAGGTTAACAACTTAGCCGTTGTCCTCCGAGGAGGCTTCAACGATACCCGGGTAGTCCATGGAGACACGAGGATCGCCCAGACCCTCCACTTCGATCACGGCACCGACAACGTTAGTCGGAATCGTGCACTCACGGGTCGTCGAGAAGATACGGTTGTGAGCCGAGCTCGAATCCGCACCGAGCGTGATCGCACCAACCAGGGTACCCTGATCGTAGTTCGTCGAGAAGTTGAGAACCGACGCAGGGGCCGACTCGAACATCGGGACGAGCACGATACGGTTGACCATGCTGTTGAACGTGCAGGTGACAACCTCAAGCTTCGCACCGCAGTCGAGGTTGAGTACGAACTCAACGTCGCCCTGACCCTTGGCGTCAAGGTTGTCGAGGTGCGCGTGGATGTGGTGGCAGCTGAGGATCGCGCCGAGGATGAACGGGCTCGTGAGCATGCGGAACGTGACCTGGGAACCAGGAGCGAGCTGCTGCTGCAGGAGCGATGTCGTGAGGAGACCCGTCACGATCTTGTTCAGGCGAACCTTAACGAACTGCTTGATGTCACCCGTCGCATCCGCGCTGCGGATCGCGAGGAAGCCCGTACCAAAATCGAGCGAGTCGAAGTACGCGGTCTGGTGCACCATGTCGCCAGCGGCGTAGGCCGAAGCGATCTCAGCATTCGCCGCAGCGCCGTTGCCGAGCTGAAGACGCTGATCGTGAACGTTCCGGAGCGTCTCGGTGATGATGCGGACGTTGTTGCCGTCACGACCGATGTGCTCGACCTGAGCGAGACGCGCAGCCGCGTTCGTCGCGCCCTCCTGACCGATCGCAAAGTCGATGACGAAGTTGCGGCCAGCAGGAAGCTCGAAAGACATGTTGCGGCGGTTGATCTCGAGACGAATCGAGGTCTTACGCTTGTTGTCCTCGTTGTAACGCGCGTCGAGCGTGAAGCCGACGAACTTGAGGGTGAAGGAGTCAGCGAGATCCTTATCCTCCTGCGTCACGACATACGCAGGATCCGTGCTACGGACCGAGAGCTTACCGAAAGCCTGCGCCGAAGCGTTAGCCGTCTTGCGATCGACCTGAGCCTCGATGTGCGGACGGATGGCGAGGTACTTGCCAGAAGCAACCGTGAAGTCCGCCAGAAGCGCAGAAGCGTCTGTGGAACCGTACGCAGTCGAGCCCGCGTTGAGCGCCAGAGTGAAGCGGTCCA